TTCTTTCACAAAAATGTATGAATATGTTATAAATTTAGCTGATGCAAAATCCTATTTATACACATATTCAACAAAACATAGGATCTTCCGATGGGAAGATATCAATGTAAGCATTTTTATGTGAGTATTCCATAGATACTATGAATAAAACGTAGTGTCTTATATGTCCAAACAGAGAAAATGCCCCACGTGTGAGAAATCGCATTGTGGGGCTATTTTTATTCATAAAAAATTATGAATTACAAATAATAATCTATAATAAATATTTGATATCAATTACATGTTGTGATAAAATTATAATAATATTACTAATAATAGTGGAGGGGAAAATAATGAAAAAGAAAACATTTTTTATAATTATGGCAACATTGGTAATGAATAGCATAAGTACATCTGTATACGGAGTAACTGGCGGCATTAGTGTTAATGCAGTTGAAAAATCGCAACATAGAAGCGTGCAAGAAATTGATATTAACAGTGGTAATGATATCACATCAGAAGAATGTAATATTAATGATAAAAAAGATAATAGTATTCCAAATGAATTTACAGAATATACCAAGTTTATCGGCAGAGATGTATCAATATTAAATGTTGACACAAGCCAATGGAATTATCGTGATTTCTCGCATGATTTATGGGAAGGATCTCTTTATGGTCATAAAGGGATGATCTACGTTCGTTTAGGATGGGACGACAAAACAATCACGGATTTCATAATACAACTTAATACAAATGATGGAGAATACATTCAGGGCGAAGAATATACTAACATAAGTAATAAGCTAGAAGAAGTATTTGGAGCATCTTATTACATATGTGATGGAACAACTGAATTTTACGGAAATAACGATTATCAATTTAGACTTTGCAGAGGAAGTGGTTCAATTGGATGGAATGAAGAAAATAGAGAAAAATTTGATAATACCGAACCAAAAAATCCAGACGAAATAAATGTTGTAACAGAAACGCCAAAAGTCGCTCCGGCTATAGGAATGACTTCTGAAGAAGTGGAAAATTCAACATGGGGTAAACCATATGATATTAATAAAACCACTAATGAATATGGCACATCAGAGCAATGGGTGTATAAGTTTTTGAATAAACATAGATATATTTATTTCAAAGATGGAATTGTAACAACCATTCAAGAATAGAAGAGAAATATAATATTTGTCATTTTCCGACAAACAGATTATACCATTATATTAGTTTTATTAGATTTGTAAAAAGTTTCATTTAATGCGTAAAAAAATAAAGGGCAACAAGTTAATACTTGCGCCCTTTAAATTTATTTATACTTCATATCCCATATCTTCAAGATATTTTCTAACTTTATCTTTCAGTTTATTAGGTACATCATCAATAGTAATTTTCTCCAAAATAATTTCGCTTGCGTAAAGTCTTACTAACATAGCAGCTTCCTCCTTAAAAAATACATCCAACAAGAAAAATAAAAATGCTTTACGAATTTTCATCGTACTGCCTTTTCTAATTCTTTCTTTACTTCATTTTGCAGTTTCTTTGGGACATCCCCAAGTGTTATATCTCCGGCAAGAATTTTGTCGAGATACAATTTTACAATCATCCTCATATTTTTTACCTCCTGTTATTATGCAAACACCACATCAGCGATTTCCATAATGCACCCTTTTAACATTTCATTATCTTCGGTGAGTGTGGCATTTTTCTTCAACAAATATTCAATTTTTTCTTTGTCGCTCAGTTCCTGTGGTAATTCTTCTTCCTTTTTCGCATATTTAATCCAGTCAGAAAGATTATTACTAATTTCCTCTTTCAATCCACTTCTGTATGATAATTCAAATCTGTATGAATCATATTCATAAACCGTCATAGTGGCAAGACTATCGGTATTATCCATTTGAATATTTTCACGTTCAACTTCCTGGATATTTGTGTTGAGAATTACTTCGCACATTCCTGTTCCAGTTCTTTCGATTACAACCTCTTCCGGTCTGATATTGCTTTCCGTTCTCATTATTCCTAATAACTCCTTTTAAAATGTTTAGATCCACGTCTTTTATATATTTGTTATAAAAATGAAATGAATCTGTATGTTTAATAGCTCCCATATATGAAAGGCAACCAGCACACAACCTTGAACTTAATTGTTCTTTATTTTGTATGCGTTTGCGTGCCTTTTTAAATTTTCTTCGGATTCGCAAAGACGTAGCTCTACGGATTTCCGTGTGATCTCTATAGAATTTATATCCCATAAAATCAACAAATCTGCCTTTATGTATGGTTTTACCCATCCTGGCAGATTCCTTCTTATCAATATAATCAACTCTAAACACTTGCCAATTATCTTTTATTACCAATCCAAAAGAGGCACAGTATTCGTCAAGTTTCCTTTTGATTTTATGCAATTTCTTTTTATTGTTTCCAAATATACATCCATCATCCATGTAGAAAATACAATACTCTACACTTAACGTTTCTTTTAAGTAGTGGCAGATATAGCTTATTACAAAGTTACATAGCCATTGAGATGTAACACTACCGATAGGAAGCCCATCATCATATGAATATAATATAGTTTCCGCAAGCCATAAAACATTCTTATCACGAATCTTACTTCTTAATAGCTTCATCACAATGTCCGGTTGTATATGCTGATAGCATTTCTTAAAGTCAATTTTTAAGCAATACTTTGTATTTTTCTTATCATTTTGCAACCATCGTTCAACAAATTTCTTTCCATATGTGCCGCCGCGTTTTGGAATGCTAGCACACTGATGAACATAAATTTGTTTCATAAAAATATCTTGACATGCCAATACAAGTAGCCAATGATATATTTGCGAATACACACTTGTAGAAGCTATTTGCCTAATTTTGCGTGTATTTGCATCCATTCTTTCTGAAACTTTATATACATCAGGTTCACGATCCATTTGAATTATTGTTTGTTGAATGGATTTTGCAAGATGAGCACACTTTTCATCAGTTGTATTCCCATCGCACTTTCTTAAAATACGGCGAGTTTCAGTTCTATGCCATTTACCTTTAAATGCCATGTAAATAGCTTGTATAATCAAATGTATATCGGTTATATCTTTTGCTCGATATGTCCTCATACATATTATTTTCTTTCTCTTGTCTGAAAGGAATTGTGATATAAATATCTTACTAACCTCTCCTGCATCGACAATTTTTACCAAGCGGTAAGGCAAGCCTACTCAAAGGTAGGTAGATTGTGTACATAATTATCAAAATATTATGAGAAATACGCGCCCCGATATTAAACCAGGCATTACCAACGTCGTTGTTGCAATTCCAATACACCAAACCATCGTTCGTACCGTTATTCAGATTACCGCCAACGTAAGCAACACGCAAGCCGCCGAATACACAAAATCCCCATTTATAAATACCATTGATTATGCTATAATTTTTTGCCAAAACTTAACAGTTTATGGCAAATCAATTAACTCCTAATCAAATCCAAATGCAGATAGAACACCAGTTACTTTTTATTGTGTTCAGTATGAATAGGAGAATATCACCGTTTGTCGCAACAAAACATTACGTTATGCAATATTCAAACATTCTAAATACCTAATCACACGATTAAAATTCTGGATAAAAAAGACAAAGAAAAAGAAATTTTCTCCTTTGTAAAATATTTGTTTAAAATTTAAAAGAGTGATAGTAAAGGTAAAACCAATACTATCACCAAAAATTAGTCAGTTGCGACTCCTTATATAAAGTGGGGGTTGACCACCCCCATTCCCCCGTTTAGGCAGTATAAGAGAGACGCGCCCCGACAGCAAACCCGGCATTACCAACGTCGTAGTGGCAAGCCCAAGACACCAAACCACCGTACGTACCGTCACTCAGACGACCGCCAACGCAAGCAACACGCAAGCCGCCGTTCTGCCAATAGTAATCACAGAAGTATGTAGTGTTTGAACCACCAACAACAAAAGGTAAACGTACATATGGATGTGCTTTATCCCATCCTAATTCCTTAATCCATCCGTCAGTAGCAGCATTGACATATCCGACCTTTTCATAGTCAGATGTTATGGAGTCTGCGAATTTTGTAGGATCTTTACAAACATACGCTTGATGATCCTGAATTAATACGTCAGCCATTATAGCCCATTGATTTCCCCAAAGATCTTCCACGTATCTATAGCGCATCTGATATTTGCCGGATGAATTTGATACAGAGCTACCAGATGGAGTAAGCACTTTGTCAGTACCGCCAGAGAACCAACATCTTGAAGAGATAAAGTTTCCGACAGCAATATTTACAGCAGCACCATCAAATATAATAGCCTTATTGGAAGCATCATGTGTCTCAATTGCAGTAATTCTTCTATTGTTTGCAACTTCAGAACCGTTTTTCGTAGAACCAATTACAATAGTTTGACCAACGACATAGTTTCCGGCGACTGAATTTGAACAAATAAATTTGTTTCCATTAGTAGTTGCAACTGTGGCGAGATCATCAGCATTGTATCTCATAGTTGCAGCACCATACATAATATCTTGTGAGTTACGTGTTGCAAATTCTACATAAAACAGAAGTTCATTAATCTGTCTGTCTTTAGTAGTTTCAATGTGGAAATTAGTTCCAAGTTTTCTTGCAAGTGTTTTATATCCAGAATATGAAAGAGATAACATTATATCTTTTCCTGAAACAGAAACCGGGTTTCCAGAAGAGTCTTTGCTAATTCTGTAACATGGATAGTAATATGTTTGCATGATTGATTTATCAATATTAATAAATCTTTCAGGAATTTCATATCCATCTAAGTGTTGATCTGAAATCCATATCTCATAATAAGTATCTGTAAATACATATTTGTAATAGAATAAATGTCTTTCAGCATATACACTTCCGTTTGATCCATCAACAGCAAAATTAGGTTCTCCTTCAATTGCGGTTATAATAAAATCTTTTCCATCCCAATGACCATTTACTCTACGAGATTTCCAAGGCATGAGATAATCAAAATCATTATAAGCAGTTGCGGAATCAGTTCCAACATTTGCAACCAGTCCAACGGCATCACCAAGACGTTCGCCTTTTGGATTAGAACCGACACTGTAAAGTGGGAAACGTACTCCCCATTCTTTAGGGCGATTTGTATTAAGGACTTTTAACATAGACTCAATTTTGTTTGAACTATATGTAGTTCCAGCACCAGCCTTGCTATCGTTAATACCAATTTTCTCAGCAGTAACAGCTTCCGCAGCAGCGGCGGCATTATTAGCCCTTGTCGTAGCACTCTCAGCATTGGTTGATAAAAGTTGGATTTTATCTACTAAACCATCTGAAATCTCTTTTGTTTTTTCATATTCTGATACACATTTTGCTAATTCCGCTTTGGCAAGTGTTACCTGTTCAGATGCACTTGAAGAACTTGTACTAGCAGAAGCATTAAGTTCTTCTAATGTTTTTAACTTAAACACATATCCAAGTTTATTCCAGGGAGTTACCCCATCACCTAATTTCATATTAATATATCCATCGGTTGTTCTTTCAAGCGCAGGCTCATTAAGCGCAAGAATACGGTTACTACTTTCCCAATTGGCAGTAGTATCAGTCTTTAAAGTAATTGTAGATGTAGCCATAATCTACCGTTCCTCCTAATTTTTAATCTAAAGAACTGCCACCAGAAAAAGACAATAAATCTTCACTTGTGGCAGTGCCTCCATCAATAATTGTTAAAGTTTCTATAGTTGTTGCGTTTCCAGCTTGAATATAGATATTATATCCAGCTAATATTTCAGCAATTTTTTCATCTGGCACTTCTGATGATATATGATATCCACCACCAAAAATTCCACCAGATCCAAATATGCTGCAGTCTAAAATGTTCATATAATCACCGCCTTAGAACATATAGACGATATTGGCATCAACACTTGTTTTAAAAATTAATTCATATACATCAACCAATCCATAACCAAGTTCAAAAATCCCCGTTGATGGCATTACAAAATTCTCACCATTAATTGAGAACTCGGTTGCTTCCGGAGCTTGAATTGCCAATTTTTTTATTTCATCGAAATTTAATGTTGGATGCTTTTTCTTTTGTTCAGCTTTAAACTGTTCTACAAGATTTTTGTCAGCATCAACAGTTCCGACAAAAGAACTTAAAGAGACAAGTCCCATATCAATACCTCCTGTTAATCATCTATTGTTGTAGAATCACCAGATTCATATTTATAAGAATCAATGGTAAAAGCATTCCCGCCCATAATATTTTGCACATCAAAACTGTGAGCATCGCCTGCAGATACATTTAATGAAAGACCAATTTTTGCATTTTGGATTTCTTCAAGATATCTTTTAATTTCATTCAACATATTTTGTGTTTCAGAAATCAAATAGTTCTTAACCATTTCATCAATTTCACCTTTTGTTTCATTGATTGCGTTTTGAACAGCTATAATATCTTTTTCTATTTGTACGACATTTGCTTCAGAAGCTGAAACTTTTTGATAAGATGACTCCAAAGCATCTACAGTATTTTTAACTTTTTCAAGAGCATCAAGGCATTTTTGAATTGTCTCAGCAGAAGTTGTCTGTCTAGTTGATTCATTACTCTGTCTTGTATTTTCATTGCTAACTCTTGTTTTCTCTGCTGCTATACGTTTGTTTTCGCTATCATTTCTGACAGATTCGTTTGAACTTCGATTATTTTCAGCAGAAATACGTTCATTCTCACTTAACTTTCTAGCATTTTCATTTTCGATGCGTACAGACTCATTTGAAGATCGTGTCTCTTCTGATTTTTTTCGTGCATCTTCGTTTGATTTTCTGGCACTCTCATTTGTGTTTCTTTCTTTTTCAGCAGCAACACGGTTATCCTCATTTGAAGCTCTTGTTTTTTCTGCAGTTGATCGAGAGCTTTCAGCGGTTACTCTGGCAGTTTCATTTTTTTCTCTTGTACTCTCAGATGCGATGCGTTTATTTTCGCTATTTACTCTTGTGGATTCATTGTTCTGTCTAACTACTTCGTTAGTTGTAACAGTAGAATCTAATGATTTTACTTGAGCAATCAGTTCTGATAAAGTAACAACTTCAACATTATCTGAATAGAAATAGTCGTTCGGTTGCGGTTTAGGGCGTACAGGAATTTTTGTTATTTCTACTGATCTATTATTTGAGTAAAAATAAACAACAATTGTTTCGGCTTCTTTTAATAAAACATTTGGTATCTTTACATTGATAACGCCATCATCCAAGGTTGACTGTACACCCAAAGCCTTATCACTATTTTTATTACAAAAGTGTACTATGGGGGCGGTATTTGTGCTTATATTTACGCCCTCAAATGAAACTGTTTGGTCTACATCCCATTGCACTAAATATGTGATTTGTGTTCTAAAACTGTCATACATTATTGCGTCTAGCATTCAAACACCTCCTTCAATATTTAAGCATTATACCCCAAAATATCTTCAACAAATGTGTGATCCCTCATATGTTCTTCATAAGATTCTGTGATAATACGATACGCAATATCAACCTCACCATTTGTCAATTTGTTTTGTGCAATAATATCTTCGTATTCCTTGTATAAACGGAATATACGATTGAACTGTTCCTTTGTTACCTTGCTATCACGGTCAATTACTTTTGATGCAAACGAAATAATTGTACTTCTTTTACTTTCAATTAGCAGAGTGAGAGTATCTTCATTATTTCTATCAAGTTTTTTATTTAACTCTTTAATGCATCTATCATTTTCTTCCAAACATCTATTAACTTTTTCAATCCATTCATCACGTTTACCAATATTATCAGAACTGTAATGCTGGTTAAAATTATCAAGTGTTTGCTTTACATTTTCTAGTGCCGATGGCATCTGATGTAAAACTTCACGTTCTCTTTTTTTACGTGAAAAATATGCTTTTATGTTAAGATACTCTGGAACAACTTTTCCTTTCATATCAAGGAATCCACCAATAAGTTGCACACAAAAAAACACAATCACCATAGCAAGTGCAACTTTTGTTGGAACATTCAAATATTCTAAATAATCTAACATTTATGTTTCCTCTTTTCCGTAGTGGGAGAGCAGATCTCCCAAACTACGTTATACTATTTTTACATATGTTCCATCAGCACACTTTCCACAAACAAAGCCAATTACATCTTTATTCTTTGTGGCAGCATTATTGATGGCAATTTTATACCATGTTTCACCGTTGACCTTATATGTAGCAAGAATGCTTACACGATTTGTCTTTTTTAATTTCGGGTAAGAAACAATAGTAGGGTATTTTTTACCTGTAGAAGAATCTATTCCATACCATGAACGTACATTTAATTCATTTGCTGTGACTTCTCCTACAACACTTTTAGTTGAATGAGTAGTAGCAGTGGAACTATTCTTCTTTTTGAGTAATGAGTTAATTTTTTTCTGAGTATTTTCACCAACAATCCCATCTGCAGTCAGTTTATATTTCGTCTGAAATTTGATAACAGCATTGTATGTGGCAGTGCCAAATTCACCATCAACAGTTAATTTAGCTTTAATTAAGGTATTCAGATTCTTTTGTAATGTTTTTACTGCAGAACCATTACTACCCATTTTTAATATATTTGAAGTAGAAATACTTGACGTATTATTTCCTTCACTTTTTATTTCTTGTATCTTCGAATAATCAGGAGTGATAAACTTTGTTCCTGGTAAGTTACTGTTGAAATAAGTTTTCTTGCAAACTCCACCGCCATTTGCAATAATAGTTGATCCACCACTTGTATTTCCTTCGACTGTCCAGAATTGATCTCCTGAAACTTTTATTACAATTCCAGTGTGTGTGAAAACGCCATTGTGTTTAAAAATTACAATGTCACCCACTTTTGGATTTGCATTTAAAGTAAATAAATCTGCCATAGTAGGGCAATATACATATGGATAATGTTTAAGCAATTTTTGAGCCATAGCTTTTCCGAATGCTATAACAAACACCCAAGTAACAAAACAAGCACACCAAGGCTGTCCCTGATATGCTGGATAAATGTCGCGCCAATATTTAGTATAATTATTACTTCCAGCGTTCGCAGTTTTGTCATCAAGATTTGCATTTGTTGCTTTTTCTAAATAACCAACCTCTGCTAAAGCAATATTAATAACGGCGTTGATTGCTTTTGTTATCATATTAGTATTATTTCCTTTATCTGTAATATATTTTTTTAGAGACTCATAAACCATTTTCTGTCGTAATTTATAAGCTCCTACCTGATTTCCAGTGTCGGATTGACATGCCTTATAAACATTGTTTAATGTATATGGCTTTTGTGTCTTTGCAAGAATACGTTTGACTGCAGATAAACCGCCCTGATGTCTGAAATTTGCACACATCAAAAGTGCTTGTATATCTGTAACACCTAATGTAGAAACTTCGTCTACATATGCTTGCATTTGTTCATCAATTAATAAGTCCTGACATTTTATACCTGTTGCAGAACCAATGATTTTTTGAATACATTTTGCCTTGTCTGACGCTTTTTTGACTTTATATGTAGCCCAATTTTTTGTATCAAGATCAATGCCTATCCCGGCAGTATCTAATTTTTTGAATACTGTAGGATTTTTAGTACGGATCAGTTTTAATAATCGTTGAGCTTCCGTTGCATACCAAGCACCACCGCCAATGGTAATTGCATGTTCAATAGAAGAGTTTGCATAAGCTTCTGTGAAATCATCATAACGAACATTCCCGTATACTTGACCACCCGTTTCTACTGCATAAATAATCTTTCTGATTACTTCTTTTTGAGTAGCTGTAAGAATAACAGACATAAAAATACCTCCTATTCAAAAATAGGGCAGTGCATCAAAAGCACTACCCATTTATTAATCAATTATTTTGTTACTGTTTCAGTTGTAGAAGTAGTAATATTACTCTGTTCCCAGATTTTACGCAACTCTGGTAATGCAGAATCAATCAGCTCATCAATATATTTTACAAGTTCTTCCTGGTTGACAACTTTCTGTAAAACAGGATATTCTTTGTAAATTTCTTCAATTACCTGTGAACGCTTAATACTTCCAGCCTTAGACCATTCTGCATAATCTTTTTCCGCCTCTGTGATTTTTTGCAGAATGATATTTTTCAATTGATCCTTTGCAATTTCAATTTTTTCATCATCTGATTTCTTAAAATAATCACTGGCTTTATTTTTGATAACTACACATAAACCTATGATTACAATAATAGAAGTCCAGTTGTCATTTATCAGATTTAAAAAATTTTTAATTCCGTCTAAAATATTCATAATAAAAATCTCCTTTTATCCAACTGCACCATCAGAATCTTCTTCTGAACCACAAACAGAATTATCTTCTACGTTTCGCATTGCCATATCATAAACAATGCCACCGGAAGTATTTTCGGCTTTTGATTTGCTATAATATCCCCAAATAATCGGGGCTAAAGCGACAGGGATTCCAATAAGTGCATACATGGCACTTGTATCTGCCAATGTAATAATTGCATACTCACAGAAGAGTACAATTTGAAAACACATAATAATCATTCCAAGTAAAATAAACTTGGAGTATGACAGATTCAGTTTGTGCGGCTTTTTACGTTTGCTGCGAATGTTGCGTATGTTTTGTCGCATTTTCGCTTGCTGATTTTTATGCCGTTCAATCTGTATCTTTTTCTGATATTCCCTCTGTGTCATTATTTTGTTTATCTTCCTTGCAGAATAAATTAGTTAACTGTAGTAATTCTTTGACTGTTAATACGTCATATTTTCCGTTAGGATCTTCATAGTCGAAATCTTTACTATCAATTTTGTAAATTTGTATTTCAACTTCAATGTTAAGAAGCTCCTGAATTTCTTCTGTATATTCTTCCATGTGTTTATCATCTACTAACGGTACACCAATAGAAGTCATCACTAATTCATCGTCAAATTTTTTTACAAAGAAATCCTTGTAGCTTTCTAATATTTTTTTTAATGCCTGTTCATAGTAATTACATTCTTTCTGGAAATTGCTTGTGTTACGCATAATTGCATAGCTGATTTTTTGTGGAAGTTTCTTTTCAGAAATACTATTTAAAAAGTTTACAATGTTTACAATTTCAATATTCTTATACTTCATAATGTTTCCTTTCTATGATAAAAGAGAGCCACGTTCTACGCGACTCCCTGTAATGAATTAATTATTTGTTTCAGTTTCTTGATTTCACTTTCAAGTTCATCAATGCGGCGATGTGCTTTTTGCGTCATATGGGTATTTAAAGCAATAAATTCGTTATAAATAATTCCACATTCTATATCATAATCTGGAACAAATTTTTCACCTTCATACTCTTCTTTTTCAACTTTATATTCAATATATCCACCAAAATCCATAGATGATAAATGGTTATTATTTAAAGCCTCTAAAATCTGCTGTGCTTTTACACCTACATGATATCTTCCTGATTTTCCATTTTTGTACTTATAAGCAACAGTGTCAATATCCATATAAAAATCTTCATACAGTGAAAGAGATTTAAAATCCTTTTTTTGTCGAATATCTGATGTTATTGCCGATCCACTGGTGCTTTTTAATCTGCAAGAACTACCTCTTAAAATTGTATCATAACTGTTATCGCATAAAAACATTACATTAGAATTATTACAATACATTCCAGCTACAGCCGCACCACTTGTTGAATAACATTTATATCCATTCATATTTTTCATGAATAAATGAGAATTTACATTTCCACCATTTGATGCGTCTCCTGGATTACCTTTTTCGCCCTTTGGAAGTACAAAATTTAATTTTGCAGCATTACTTGTTCCAACATTTGTTACATCCGCATATGAACCACTTTGTACAGATCCGATTGTAATTGTAGCTGCTTTTCCTGGATCGCCTTTTTCGCCTTTTTCTCCGCCAGTAATCGACGTATATGTTTTTCCACCAATGTTGATGGATTTTGCGTAAACACAATCAAAACGATAATCGACTTTCCTACCATTTTCATCATATCCATAATAACCAAGATTTATTGCTCCATTAGAAGCCCTTGATATATCCGTAATATCCGGCTGATTATTATAAGACGTTGTAGACGTAGTTATTCTATATGGAAGCAAACACCATATAGGAGAATTAGATGTAGGAGATAAATCGCCAATACCTATAGCAAGTGTTCCGTTACTGTTTGGTAGTAATGTGTGATTATGACCATATCCGTTAAATGAAAAATAAGTTCCTGTAGAAGTACCATTTTTATCACTTGGATTCCATTTCATATTTCTATATGGAATAGTTCCGCCCTCAGTTTCGACCATAAGGTTTGCAGAATAATCGGCATAATTCTTGAGATACACAGATCCATAGAAATTTGCCTCTTTCCAGAAAATGCTCTGTCCTTCAACGGTAACATCATCTGCATACAAGAAAATACGCTTACTACTTTGAATGGTATTTTGATAAAGCATCATTCCAAATATATCACTGGGATCACTACTTTCCATATTGAGTCCGAATCCAATTTGTTTAGAACCAGCACCCCATGTAAACGCTTTGATTATTTTTTGAGAGTCAGATGGTTTTCCGCTCACGTCTGTATAATAAATAGAATAATCTTGTTTAGCGGTAATATTTAAGGCAACAATATCCCCTGTAATATCTGCATCAGTAGCAGTCAGTTTTCCACCAGTAGTAACCTGAAAAGAACTATTACAGCTTATTCCGTATTTAGGTGAAATATATACACCAGAACCGCCAAGTACATTCTGTCCCGACCAAAGAGAATAATTATCAATATTAAATCCGCCGATTTCACCAGAAGTCGCAACAATCTTTCCAGAAAACTCCCCTTCCTTTGCGATGAGCTTACCTTCACTTGTAATTTGTGCGGAAATTGTGCCACTTTTATTTGAAATAAGAAGCTGACCGCCTTTGATATTTGGGGCGATTACCCATTGGCTATCAATATAGGTACTCTTCAAAATACCATTTTTTATAGTATTGGCAGTAGTATCGTCAGTATACTTATTCTGTTTTGTCCAGTCTGTTTCGACATATGACTCACCGTCTTTTCTTGCAGTAGTACAAGTGAGAATATCTCCGGAACTGCCAACAAACCAAAGATCACCCTTATTGTATGGTGGTTTAGGCTGTGCGGTAAATATCTGACATTTGCTATCAATTTTGCCCCACACTTCATCCGGAACAGTGCCAGCAACAGGACTCCAACCAGCTCCATTGTACATAAATGTTTCATTGGTGGCGGTATCATACCACAAATCACCGATATGTTTCTTCTTATCATCTGCGGTTTTCCATGCAGTTGAAGGATCTGTCTCCTGTCTGAATGTCTCAATCTTACCATCAATCTGATCCTGGATATTTCCAATATCAGTAGTGTAGGTATTATTGATAAAGTCAGTAAGACTTGAATCATCGGTGTATTTGTTTCTCTTTTCCCAGTCAGTAGAATCAAAATTTCCAGTGGTTCTTGCCTTTACACAAGTCATGATATCAGAAGTTTTACTGTTAAACCACAAGTCACCTACTGCATAAGGCGGCTTCGGCTGCGCAACAAAAATCTGCGCTTTACCGTCAATCTTATCGAATACGGAATCCGGAGGGTTAGTTTTAGTTTCTTCCCAACCTTTTGCACCATAGATATATGTTTTCTGATTCTTTGTATCATACCACAAATCACCGATATGTTTCTTCTTATCATCTGCGGTTTTCCATGCAGTTGAAGGATCTGTCTCCTGATACCAGGTGTCGGCTTTTTCATCAATCTGACCTTTTACTGTCTCTAATGTTTCCGCATATTCACCCTTAATAAAGGAAGTTAATGAGGAATCATCTGTATATTTATTACGTTTTTCCCAGTCAGAAGCTACATAATCGCCACTGTCTCTTTCCTTTACACAGGTCATAATATCAGAAGTCTTACTATCGAACCAAAGATCTCCCACATTATAAGGTGGAACAGGCTGAGAAATAAAGATTTGTGCTTTTCCATCAATTTTATCAAAGACATCATCTGGTGGCGTAGTCTTGGTAAGCTCCCATGATTCTCCAGTGAAAATATATGTTTTCTGGTCATTTATATTATACCAAAGATCTCCCTTGTGTCTGGCTTTTAACTCATCAGTAGTCCAGTCTACAGAAGGATCGCCGGATTGATACCATGTTTCAGCCTTTTTATCATCCTGGCTTAAAAGATAATTATATTTCTCATTAAGTGTGTCATTCAAAGTCTTGAATAACTTACTCATAGAATTGGATTTTCCATCTTTGTCAGTGCCAATTACATTGTCCCATGAGATAGAAGCTCCACCACCAAGAACAATATTTCCGTTATCGTCTATATAAAGCTGGCGTTCATAGGTTATGTTTCCTTCATCATCTGTTATTTCTTTTTTAATGGTGAACACATTTTTGTTATATGTGTTGGTGGTTACTATAATTCCGTTTTTGTCCATTTCAATAGACTTTTCTTCATTGTAGATTCCCACTTGTGATGAGAGGATAAGATTGCCTACAAGGGTATCAGCTATTATGCCGTAACCTTCTTTATATGCTTTATCTTTTGGATCAAAATAATAAAACTGACCTACACCAGCCTTGGCGGTTTTCCAACCGTCATTTGTTATATATAGACCATGATTTATTATTTTTAACTGGCATGGATTATAGTCATTCAAGATATCGTTAAATTCCCGGCATAATAAACCATGTTCATCCCATGTAATATCCTGATTATCGGCACTGCTTACAATCTTGGTGTTTGTCATATCCAGACCTTTCAAGATCATGTCAGACATTTTCTTTGAGAAATTTGAGTTCATGTCGGATTGTCGCACAATACTTCCATATGAAGTCGCCATATTAGAAGCTTGATCCAAGATACTCTTTATATCAGATGCGATATCTTTCGCTGAAATAACATCAGAAAATGTAACATCAATATTTTGAGACGAAGCAAAATCAATAGTATACTCAATAATTCTTAATTGGTAGATCTCGTCGTCAATCTGTATTGTGATCCAGTTACCGTTTTTAAATGAGTTTACAATTGGTGCAAATTCGCGCATTCTCAGGAAGTTTTTTAACGTACCAGTGATAGAGTGCTGCAAAGTAGCAGATTTATACAGTTCTTTTGTCGCAACATTGATAAAATCAAATGCGTTCTGAAAGAGTTCTGTATTGTCCAAACCATCAGAGATGTAATTGTCATTTGAGTATTCATCCATTCTGAGAAATGCACAAAATTCTTTATTTAGTTCATCTCCGATAAATTTTTGGAAATTCAAAGTATCTTGAACGTCGCCTATGATTCTTTCAATTTCTATTTGCACACCATCCTGTATTAATTCGTTCTGGTTGTTGTATTTTCCTTCAACAGTATATACTTCATCTTCACGAACTAAGATTTCATCCTGAATGGCATTAAGTTTGTTGTAATACGGGACATATAAGCTGTCGTATATCGCCTTTGCATTAATAGCATTGGAAGTAGTAGCAGTGGAAGAGTCCGAAGCTACCCCTTGTTGTACCATTATGTCAATACAGGACTGGCAGCATTTCTGAAATGTATTCAGGCTGTCAAGGCAGTATTTCTTAAGTTCTGATTTGAAAACAGTTAAATCTTGTTTGAAAAGTCCTACGATATCATAATAATTATCATCACTCTTATTGAGTATCTTTTCGATTCTCTGTCTTACATATTCTTCATAATTTTCATTGATACCAATTGAAACAGGAGAAGAAGTGTAAGTATCATCTTCATCAGAATAACTTTTAAGGTTGAATTTTCCTCTCCAAACATCATTTGAAAGAGTTGTTTCTGTTACTGTAATTTTAAAAGAACCCTTGACAATAGATTGTGCAAGAGAAATCATGATATTATTTGCAGTTGAAACAGACAGATTCTTTAATGATGTTGTGGCGGCACTTGATGGAAGATTTTCCATAAGATATTCACCTTGAGATTTTGCGCTATTGTCCGGCTTTGTGATATTTGGCATCAGCTTATTTTTAAGGAACTGAACCATATCAATTGTATCGAAATATGTCTGCATCAATTTTGGATAGCCAGTAATAGGAGATTCAATCTTTTTTAAAGAATCATCATATTTAATATACTTTGTGACAATGGCATTGTAGTTATTTACAAAAGAAGAATCTATATCGAAATTATGTGTTTTCTGATATTCTTCGTATAACTTATCATATGCAGATAATTTTTCCTGTAATTGTTCGGACATATCTGAACGTACCGCATCACTGAAATAATAAATATAATCACTACCATTCGGATTACAGGAACGAACGGCAGCAGTCATTAAATCATCTCCGGCAGTAAGTTTAAAACAGTTCTTCACAGAATCGACATCAGTAGTATAAGTGACTTCCTCTACTAAGTTATCCCTTGAAATGAATACGTTCGTATATTCACCATATCCGTTTGTCACATTTGTGCTTCCGCATTTTGGACATTTATCTACGAATGTATCTCTATGTCCACAGTCTTTACAGTTAGCTTCAAGATCGTACACAGAAATTGTTCTTTCTGGTTTTCCATTGGCATCGCTGCCACAACCAAAGACAAAAAGACAATTCAATTCTTCTGCAACTTCTTTCAGTGCATCATATATTGACTTCTTATCAAAAGTAAAAGTCCTCTGAATATTCATCAGACTTATATCAATGTGGGCGAATCTGTAATGCGGGGCTTTCTCAGTAAGCCTGTTTACTAATGAAGCCTCCGGATGATCTGGATTATAAAATGTTGTTGGGATTTTATAATCATCTCTGGAAATATCTGTTTCTGTATTGATCTCAATATTATAAAGCATTATCTGAGATAATTCAGCTTCGCCTAAAGATTTACCAGTTACCTTTTTTATATCTTCGTTTTCTTCGTCAATTTCTACATATGTTTCAAACCACATATCCCACTCAGGAATCCACATCAGTTTGAAATCTTTTATGTCATTCCAACATCTTAAAGTGTTTCTGTTTAATTCCTTATGAGCATTGAAAGAAAATTCAGAATAACTATTCATAGCATGTTTTGTAACAATATCAGTGACGTTAGTAATATTACTAATTTTATCGCCATTTTTTGTAGCCAAAACAAAAGTTATATCCTCTACATTACCAGAGGTATCAAAATTTAATTTATGTACGTTCATTTAAAGTCCTACCCCTTTCACGATTGGATAATATTCAAGTACAATATCACAAGAAAAATTTACAGTAACTATATTCCTTCTATTCTTGTATGTATTGGCGATACGAAAGAATACAAAATTAAAGTCATTATATATTTTGTGTGATGGAAGAGAAGTGTGTATGTTTAAGTTTTCATCAAATGTAATGACTTCTCCGGATTTACAATTTTTAATAACAGTTGTTCGATTTTCTACAGAGTTATGTATTTTCAAATCTCCATCATTTTTACAGGTGATTTGTAGATGTGGATAAATGTAACCAATATCATCCGACTCATCTATAAGCGTAAACGAACCCTGTCTATTAAATTTTTTTCGTAAAACCTTACGATTTTGTGTCGCATACGGAGCTTCCATCTGAAAAGATAACTCAAATCCGACAACTTCTGTGTTTAAAGTAATCGCACTTATGTTAAAGCTTCCGTTAAAAACGATTGTACCAAAATCATCTGTAAATATTTTTAATTCATGGTAGCCATCGTTTCTGTTCAGCCATCTGTATACTTTTCGCTGTTCTTCAATGGTAAAATACATTTCACTATCATTGAATACAGATGGATTTTTGCATATCTGAAAGGTGAAATTAGCAGCATCATCATAGCCCGAATTTATAAGAGAAAATTTCTTACCATTCCTTATTGATACAGTGTCAAAATTAATGGCTGAACCATATTCAATAGTATCTGTTCCACCATCGTCAAATGAACAAACCATAAAGCTGTAATCGCTTGCAAGCACTCCATCATATTCAAAATCTGTTGTTTTCATTATTTCACCACCTAGTATTATTTTATTTCATAAGTAATCGGACAATCTTATATCTAAGACCTCCACCATATATTGCCTTAATGGATATTTTTCGCATTTCCTTCATTTCATCAATCAATGCGTGATAATCGTCGGAAAGTTTATTGGTTTCTTCCATTAACTCATTCCACAATTTCATTTTTTGTTTAAAATCAATGACTTCATCAGGATCAGTTGTGCCATTTTGGGAAATATGAGATTTCAATATTTTAATCTCTTCTTCTAAAGTGGCAATTTGCTTTTCTTGATTCTGAATTTTTCGCATTTTCCATTCATCATTTTTTCGCATTATTTCACCTTTTTATATAAAAGGAGCTACATGTTAAAACATATAGCTCCAATTAACTTACTTTCTAAATTTGTATTTTGATACAGAACTTTTTCCTGACATTCTATCAACGGTCATAGTTCTTATCAACTGTTCAAACTTTCTATCATTAATCATTTCGTTCATAAACTGCTTAGAGTCCACCACATTAGGCAAATCGAATGTAATATTATCGAAGTTATTTACAGTGTTAGAACCTACACCCATTGAAGAAATAGGAGAGGAAAGCCCATCGTCAATAGTTCCATTGATAAATCCAGACGGATCATTCATCATATCCCAGAGATTCTTTGTCGCATCAGCATCAAGAACCATGTCACCACGTTCAAACGGTGTGACAATAGCACCATCCCTTTTGCGGATAAGAGACTCTGTTCCAAGTTCCTGAGTCCAACCATATTGGTCACTTGGAATACTCTTTGATCCAGAAGCATAGCCTTTCAACTGACTGAGCTTTACCCATCCAAGTTGCGTCTTGCCATCAGCGGAATCAATTGCATATGGATATTTAGAACCTTTATTAATACGTGTGATCTTAACCTTTTTACCAAGATAATAGTTGCCAGTTGCACCAGTACCATCAGAAGCGGCATGATATACGCCAGAAACAAATGTAACTTTATCACCTACTTCGGCTTTATTATTACCTGTCTTTGTTCCATTGGTCTTGTTTGGCTTTTTCTTTGGTTCATCAGGATCAACCAATACAGCGTCTTTAACAGAATCCTTATCACTAACTTTTGGTGGATCTGGTGTAGGATTTCCTTCTGCAACATTATTTTTATTAGGTTTTTGCTTTACTTCTTCGAGTTCGCCAACAACAGGATCTGCAGTTTCTTCTTGCACTTTTTGAACTAATTTCCCAGCCATAGAATCAATGGCGTTAATCATTTCTTGCTGTCTCTTGTAAATGTCATCAATTGCAGAACTAACTCCAGTCATAGTGGAAGAGAAGTTACTATCATATGCGGCGATTACGCCATTCACGTCATTTGTAGCATTCCATACATTCTGCATTTCAGTAGACAGATCATAACCAACACTTGCGGCTTCTGTTCTCAGTGTATCTGAAATTTGAGATGCATTACTGTTTATTTCTGAGATCATATCGGAAAGCAAACCATCAATATTATCCAGTCGCTTATTAAGAATTTCTTCATACTCATTTTTAAGATTATCAAGTAATTCCTTCTGATCCGAAATAAATTTCTCATACTGTGTATCTTCTAAGTCCTCTTGTGCATCTTTAAGACTATTTTTTAACTCTTGCAGTTTAGCTTTATTTTCTTCTGAGTTATCGCCCTGTAATGAAGCAAGCTGTTTCTGAAGAGATGCGATTTCCTCTGTCTTTTCACGAATTTTCTTCTGATAATCATAGAGGTCTTTCTGTGCCTGGATTGCATCCAAATACTTGTCTATCAAGTCTTGAAGAGAATCTAACTCATTTTCGATACCATCTTTAATCAGATCCTTCATGGCATCTTTTTCATTCTCAGCAGAAAGAATAGATTTTTGCTGTGCATCTACCAGCTCATTTTTACGATCAATGAGTTTCTGGTTATACGGATCTTTTGCAAGTTCCTCACTGATTCGCAGCATTTCTTCCTTATACTTATCAGCTTGTGCCATGTAGGTATTATAATTAACACCATGTAATCCAAGAGTGGCAAGTCCCTGTTCAGTCATCTTACCATCATCATCGAACATATCTTTGTGACTCATAAGGTCAATTAGGAAATCTGACTCACTGGTGATTCTACTGATAGAATCCTGTAATTGGTCAAACTGTTCCCATTTGAGGTCACGAATAGAAGCTTGCAGTTCAAAAACTTTATTTTCAGCTTCGGCAAGGCTATTTGCCACTTGGTCAACAGAATCTTTCATTTCGTAATATTCTTGAGTGCCTTTTGTAATGTCTCCATTCTGTACGGCAGCTTCAAAATTACGTTTCATTGCCTTATATTTCTCAGAGAGATTATCGACAATAGATTGTTCCTGTTCAATCTGTGCTTCATAGAATTTTGTACTCAAGTTATACCCTTGTGTCTGCATTCTATCCATATATGTTTCAATCATGGAACTTCTGTTTTCCCATTGAGACATAAATGAATCATAGTAAGCGGCAATATTATCAAGTTTCTTTTTGGCATTCTCTACGATTGACTGTGCGTATTCGGCTTCAGCATTAGCCGCTTCTTTTGTAGCATCAGCCAAAGCATCCTCTTGAATTTTAAGCTTCTTACTCAAATCAGTCGCATTGGCAACCTTTTTATTATAAGCCTCAATTTTTTTCAAAACTTTAGGATCAGAGATGCCGGAAGTGCTTACTTTCTTTCCAGCTTCGAGTGCCGCTTTTTGCTTTTTAGTCAATTTGGAAGTAACTGATTTGTCGGAAAGCAGTTTCTTCTGTGCTGATTTTTTACTTGTATTGGCAGAGTTAGAATTTTTCAGCGCATCATTATAGTTTTTATTTACCTGTTTCAAGGCTGACTGACGCTGTTTGTTCTGTTCTTTAAGATTTCTTGTTTCCTGTGTAAGAAGCATATTTTGATAAACATAAGCTTTCTTACCATTTGTAGTAGCAAGAATCTGTTGCTCTTTTGTAGAACCTGAATATGCTTTATTCTTAGTATCTTTCGCAGTATTCAGCTTTTTCAACGCCTTTTCGTCTGCTTTTTTGGCTTTATCATATTCTTTCTGTGCTTCGTTCTTTTCTTTTGCATCCGTATTATATTTCTTGGCTTTAGCTTTCAAGGTACTTGTCATACCAGACGTACTGACTGTTTTCCCAGCTTTTACTTTAGATGCAATAGTATTTCCCTGTTTCAGAGATTTATTATATGATTTAGCATATTTCAGTGCTTCGCCTTTTAAGCCTTTTGTGCTAATTGACTTCCCTTCACGAATCGCACGTGCTATTGTATTATATGTTGCATTATCTGTTGTAGATTTCGCAGCTTTTTTCAATTTTTTCGCGATAGAAGAGGTCTGTTTCTTATTCGCATTAATAAGATTTGTGCCAGTTTTCTCAACATCAGTTGTTGCAGATTTTAAATTCTTGCTTGCTTTTGAACGTGTTGACTTTGTTTTGTTTCTGGCAGTCGTAGCCTTGTCCAAATTTTTCTGAGCATTTGCAAGTGTCGGATTATCTTTTTTAATCTGATCCTGTAAATGACCAAGAGTAGATCCACCACCAGAGATAGCACCATAAACATTATCTAATGATTCATATTTAGATTTTAATTTGTCGATTGCTTTCTCAGCTTTTTCAATCGGCATATTCGCCAGAGTATCATATAATTCAAGCAGCTTATTATTTAATTCTTGAATTGTATTTTTACATTCAATGGCAGACTCATAATAACTCTGGAAGTCTTTGATATTTTCTGACAGTTTCTTTCCGGAATCTGTAGAAGTATCAATATCCTCGATTTTAAGCGCACCATTTTTTACTAACTTTTTATATTCTTCGCTAAGTCCAACAGAATTAGCTTTATTCATATAAGTATCATATGCTTCTTGATTTGCAGTAAGCTGCTTATCAATAATCTTCATCTGTTTCTTTAACACAGCAGTTTTAAAGGCAGAAGATACGTAGTCAGTAATTTGGTTTGCTGCATATTCAAAAGTGTTTGCAAGTCTGTCTAACTTGATTTTTACGAAATCAATTGTACTCTTAGATTCTTTTGCTGATTTTGTGTTAGAATCTGTAGCGGATGTGTTTGCATTTACCGAGTTAGTGTTAGCCCTGTATGCGGCGGTGCTGCCACCACTTGAAGATGAACCACTTGAAGATGAACCACTTGAACCCTTATAGGTTGTATTTCCACTTGCAATATTAGCTTGCTTTATTGGAATATGTCCAGTAACCATTGCTGTTCCAGTTACATTTGACATTCCTTTTGCACGACTATTTACAAATCCACGCTCTAAAAGTGATTCTGATTGTAAATGATTAAATACAATGCTTCCGGCTGGAATATAAGTAAATTCCGCACCATTATCACCTACGGTATGCCATGTACCACTTCCAGGATCAACAACAATTTCTCTTCCAAGTTCTCCGACTAATGTAAGTCCACCTGTCTTTGTTCCCCAGTTTCCTTGTGCATTGGCATGACCAACCAAGTGAGGAAGATGAGCTGTCCCGTCTGCATGAGCTGTTCCGTTTGCTCCACCTGATCCCTTAGATGGCGCATTTGCATTTATCCAATTCACATGACCAGTAGCGGTAAAACTTGTCTTTACATTCGTTGTATTATTTGTCCAATTTACTGTTCCGTTAGAGGTATGCATCTGTGCAGCCCAAGAATCAACTTTTCCTGTTTCATTATCCCAGTTTACAGTACCTTTGGATTTCTTTTCTTCAGCAGCATAAGCGTCTACTAATGAAGAATCAACGCCAGCTTCAACCATCATCTTCGGAGTCAATGCTTCGATTGATGCGGTAATTGTAGCTTCTGATTCTCCATTGATACCAAGTGTAGCTTTAATTTCCGGTGAAAGTCCATTAATTTCGCTTACTAAACTATCTACCTGTCCTTGTGCTTCCGACGTATCTGCACCAACTGCAGCTTGTGCCTCTACATTATTAGTAGCATCTTTGAACTGTTGGAGTAATGACAGTGCATTTCCAAGTTCACCATCTACCTGTGATGCATCTACCGACATAACAGCAGGAGCTTCAAGCATTTGCTTCTGAGCGACGCAATACTGAATTACAGCATTTGCATCATCCACCTGTGAAGAATCAACATCCAATGTACTCTTATAGTTCTGCATTTCAGAGATAGTGTTTTCAAGTGTAGAAATCTTATCTTCTGTACTATCTATATCGGAAACATCAATTTGAATATTAAGATCTTCGTTTCCCTCTAATTCTTCGATTCTTCCTTTTGCTTCTCCGGCAGCCATGCCAAGATCGCCCAGAGTTTTAATAGATTCATCCGCCCAGTCAAATTCTGCGCCAAATTCTTCCATTTCTCCGAACATTGCCTGTACCATTGGAAGTGAGAGATTTAATCCTTCTGCGAAATCTTCCATAGTACGTTGTCCGGCAACTTTGTAATCGCCACTTGCTTCGTCGAGTTCCATCAATCCGGCTTTAGTAGCTTTTGCACAAAACTCTGCAACGTCTAATCCTGTTCGATTTCCTTCGGAATCGTGATTAAAATAGTGTTCAATACTATCTATATAAGAAGAAACTGCTTCTGCATCTTGACTGTCTATTTTGTCTGGAATGAGAAATTCAACAGCGGCTTTGTATGATTCTTTGCCAATTCTTCCATAATCATCTGATTCTGTGTTTTGTGTTACATCCTCAATATGAGAAAGTGCGCCCATAGCGTCGTCAAACATATCACCAGATTCAGAACCATTTTGTTTGTTAAGCCAGTTCTGATAAGCACCTGTAGCCTCTCTTAATGACGCAGACAGTAAATCCAGTTGATTACATTGACTTACAATTGCATCATTATCACTTAAAAGGGCATTAATACTATTTTGAATGCTTTGCGCCTCTGTGCTTTTTGCATCAGATAAACCACGTAATTTATCTTGGAGTTGCTCAATCTGAGCGATATTCTCCATATACTGAGATTGCTTTTCAAGCTTCTGATTTTCGTTTGTCTGAATTGCTTCTTCAGCTTTCGCCTTTTGAAGTTCCTGTACTTTTTCAGCATTTAACTGTAAAACACCGTTATTGTATTCCAGAGCAGAGGTATAATCTTTTAATTCGTCTGAATTAAAATCATCTATGGAAATAGATTTACCAGTTGATTGTGATGTGAGAACAGACGTAGCTTTTTGAATACTAGCAATTGTAGTTGATGTAGATTGAGTAAGTGTATCAATGGCATTTGTCGTATCGTCTACACTAGACTGCACATCGTTTTGCGCATCGCAAATCGCCTGTTTCCACTGATCTACAGACCAACCATCAGTATCTTGAGAATTTTTGATGGAGTACATTATTTCAATTTCATCGTTTGACAGTCCATCAATAAATGAATCCCAGTCATCCTTTATTTTTTTACTGTAGTCACCATCAATTTCAATATCTTCAATATCTTTGAGCTGATTACGGATTTCGTCAAGGTTCATTACTCCGGCTTCAGAATTAATCTGATTTACCAAATCCTCTACTTTAAATCCGGAAGCTTCTACGGCAGACGCTAACTCTGGATATTTATTTTTTACATCGTCAACAGTTATTCCAACATTGTTAGTAGCTTTCGCTAAATCTACAAGCTCTAATTTAGCTTTGGACATATCGCTATCATCGAATATCTTATCAAATTGAAGCTGATTCCATTCATTTTCGTCAACTTGTTTCCAAGCATATTCAATGGTATCTGTAATATCTTTTAAAGCTTTATTTTCACTTACTGTTCGCTGTCCCACTGGGATTTCTTCCAAGTTTGCTTTATACTCTTGAAGTTTCCCAATTTGTGTCATAATAGAATCTTCTGCTTCGGAAGCCATTTCATCGTAATACTCTTTAGCATCAGTTTTATTTTCATTAAATGCTTTTTGGCTCTCCTGACGATATTCCTTTAATCCGGCAATAAGTTGTGGAATATCTTTTTCATCGCCAAGATAATATTCTTCGTTATCATTGGCAAACATAGCGGCAACTTCTTTAGCTTTAGTAACCGCATCGTCATTTACTTTTCCATATCCAGCATAATTCTTTTCATACGCATTGTATGAATCCTTTGCCGCCTGTTTTGCAGTACGTTCAACTTCTTTTTCTTTTAACTTTTGCTGTACTCTCAGTTCTTCGGTGGCAGCTCTTAAATCTTCTAATTGACCTTGTTCTACAAAAGTCAAACCACCCTTTGAAGTTAATGCATCCATTTTGGATTGTGTTTCTTCAAGCTCTTGATTTACACTTTCCAAATCATTTTTAGCATTAGAATATGCTTCAACAGAACTTTCCATTCTTTCATTAGCTCTGTCTCCGGCAGTAAATACTGCATGTAAAGCAACAGCCAAAGCAGAAATGCCAGCAGTAGCAGCAACCAGTGGAAGAATAGTTCCACTTAAAGAACTAAGACCTATACTTAATGCTTCAAGTGGTTGTGCGCCAAAAGTAAGTGCAGTTCCCATATTCCTGAATGCTGTCGATAAAGCAATTGGAATTTCCTTAAATGCAGATGCAGCTTTTGAGATGTTGCCAATCCATTTGACATCTCTAAGCGCATACATTATAGAGTTAAATGTTTTCGCTCCTTCTATTCCCTTAATAGCAGAAACAATACTCTTTATACCTGCGATTAAACCACCACTAATGGCAACGGTCTTAAACAAACCAAGCTTTTCGGTAAGTTTATCAACAACTTCAAGCACACTTGTAAGACCGTCAACAAAAGATTTCATATCATCTCTTTGGAAGAGATTCTGTGCAATACCAACACCAGTTTCTTTTAAAGCATTAAGCTTATATTCAAGAGACTGTTTGATGGTATTCATTTCTTTGTCAGCATCTCCAGCAGAATGTGTCATGTTATCCATTGCTTTACGAGCTGCATCAAAGTTCTTAATAGTTGCGGCTACAATTTGTCCCTGTCGCTTTCCGGCTAACGTCTCAAGAAGCTGTGCTTGCTGTTTGTCTGTTAGTTCGTCGTATATTTCACTGATTTCTTCAAGTAACTGATATGTTGACTTGTATTCAGTCTTAGTTTCATCTGTAAAAAGACTAATTCCACCAGGAGTAGAGGCAGTTTTTGTAAGATCTGCAATTTTACCATTTAATACTTCTACATCATTTGTGTAAGATTCTGTCTCTTCGTCATAGCCGCGTATTCTCATGGAAATTGTCTTGAAAGCAGTTCCTACAGAATCAGGATCTTGGGTGATCTCAACAGCGGCAGTTTCCAATGCAATTGTTTCTTCCAGAGAGTTGTTAGCCTCTGCCATAGCAGAAGATGATCTTGTAAGCATATTTACAATGTCAGCATTAGATGTGGCGGCAGTATTACCAATAATATTGATTTTTGACATTACGCCATCAAGTACGTCATCAACATCTACGTCATATGCTTTCATAATAGATACTAAGCCATCAGTAGCGGTATCTACATCCATTCCTGGAGAAATAGCAGCAAACTGTGAGGAAAGTTTCGCCATTGACTCTGCAGCATCCTTGCTAGAATAACCAAGACGTGACCATGCAGAAGCCTGATTAATAATTTCTTCAGTGGAAACACCCATTTCTTTTGCAATTCCATTTGCGTTAGAATAGAATGATTCCAAATCCGTATTATTCATCGTTGTAGTTTTCTTCAAATCTACAAGAGCAGTATCAAGATTATATACAGAATTTACAGCATTTTTTATACTTCTAATCCCTGTACTTATCATGTAGCTCATGCCAAAAAGCGGACTTAATTTAGTAACATTTCCGACAAGTTGGCTAATTACTGAATTTCCTAAATTTCCAGAAGCAGCAGCGGCAGATTGTATCTCTTTAAATTGATTTGAAATAACACTTAATTGAGTCCCATTTTGTACAGACTGTAATTGAGCTTGAAGGACTTGAAGCTGAGTGCCGTAAACTTTTGCAGCCTTAGTATTACGGTTCATCCAAGTTTCAATCTGATTTCCAAGTACAGCCTTTCCAGTTAAAAGTTGTTGAGTAGCAGCAGCAGAGGCGGCTTCGGCTTTTGCCTTTTTATACGCTGTACTTAATCTATTGACTTCCTGAGTAATTCGTTCAAATTCTTTCTGTTGATTCTCAAGTCCCTTAATATTTTTAATACCAGCCAAGTCAGTTTTTAACTTTGCAAGAGCAGTAGATTCCTGACTTACAGAACCTTTTAATTTAACAAAATTTGAATCAAGAGTTGCAATACTGGCAGATAATTTAGAAGCATCTGCATCAGTGAACATTTGTTTAACAGATTGTGCAACAGTTTGGCTTGCCTGTCGAACCTTTCCAGTAGCAGAATCAAATTCTTGAAGAACACTTACAGCACGTCCCATTTGGTCTATACCATCAACACGTACATTAAGATTTTTACCATTCATCTTAGTAGTAACTTTTGTTACTTCAAGATCTAAGCTCTGTAAGTTTTTAGTAATTGTATCAATAGAAGTAGTATTAAAATTCATCGAACCTAATGTACGTTTCAAATTAGCAATTTGTGTTGCTGTATTTTGTACATTGATTTTTCCTAAACTACTATTGATTGAGTTTGCCAGATTAGTACCGGCAGATTGTCCGACACTTTGAAATTGGGATTTTATCTGACTAATTAAATTATTTATATTTACGTTTCCGGTATTTAAGTCAACATCTACTTTTACCTTGCGATCCTTTAGGAAAGCGTTCATTTTTCCTTCAGCTTGAGCCATATCAAGCTGTGCCGTAATTTTAGCTAAAAAATCTGACACAATACCACCTCCTAAGTTCTCGCAAAGTACATGCTTAACGCATCATCGGTATCAGATTTAATTTTTTCAAATGATCTCGCCCAAAATCCTGGCTTACCTTTTACACCAGCAGAACCACTTTCTGCGGCTTGGAATATTTCAGGCGTTGTAAAATAACTTGGAAATCCTCTTGAAGTAAAGTCTGGGTTTGGGACGTTATATGAAATTCCTTGATCCAACCATACAGTGAACTCAACTGACCGACCGCCACGACTTGCCCCGTTTGCGCGTACACTGTTTCCAAGATTTCCAGTTCGTTTATATATTGTAGGAGAGCCTTGAGAGTAGAATGATTGAACCTCAGTTTTCGTGTCTTGCTCTGATTTGCTTCTAGCAACACTCATAGCAGTATATATTTCATCCATTATCATTTTCTCAAGTTCCGCCATACTACTCGCAATCTTCATTTGTGCGCTCCTTTATTTCAATTAACTTATATAAAAATTAAATATCAGAAATTGATCCTGATTTTCCTTCAACCATACCATTTTTATTAAAGTATTTTGCGAAGTCATCAGAAGCATCAAGATCTGAATATATTCCAATCATTTCTACAGAGTTCCATTGGAAATACTCTTTAATTACATGATCTGGGATATTATATTTTTTCATCTTAGTAGTGAGATAATGTCTCATACAGTGCCAATAAAAATCAACACCAAGTTCTTTTGAAAATATGTTAGCCCAACTATCTAAGGTGCTAACTTTCATCTGTTCATAAGAACCATCAGAACATTTATGTACAAATATCCATTCACTTTCAATTCCAAGTTTTTTCCGTTCTTCTAACCAAAGGTCAAGATATTTCTTGAAATCATATAAAACATATTTATTAATCTGCTTACCATTTTTTCCATGACCTTTTGTTTTAATTTTGGGTGTTTTATACAGCGCACCCTCAATACATACATTACTTGGGTTAAAATATTCCACTTTAAAACGAAGTAATTCTGATTTCCTTGCGCCACTCATAGCAGCCAACGCAAAAGCACAAGCCTGTTGATAACGTCCCTCAGATACTAATTTTTCCAAGAATTTATCAACATCTTCATCTGGTAAAATAGTCTTGTCTCTAACAGCTTCATTAGATGGCGACTCTATCTTTCCTATAATTGATCGGAAATTTTCGAACTCATCATCCTCATCCTGAAGAATATCTTCTATATAATTAGACATACTGCTTATTGTAGATTTTACACGACGTATTCTTTTGGGACTCCATCCCCATTCATTAAGTGCATGTCCTTGAAATCTCGTTAATTCTCTTTTTTTAATATCTATAAAAAATTTATTATTGTTATACTCAAGATTCCAACAAAAGAAAATTTCCAAGTCATTACGATATCCATTTATCGTGGATTGCGCACGTCCAACAGATGACAGATATTCCAAAAAGTCGGAACACAATTCTTTGTTTTTCGGATTTATTCTTTTGATTGATTCTTGGGTTGTGATTTGATTGTATACGGTTTTTCTTGGCATAATTTACTTACCCCTTTCGCCTAAAAAATAGAAGAGGGCAGCAAAATACCCTCTTCTTCTATTTTGATTCGATATCAGATTTTTTCTTTTCAAATTCCAGAATATTACTAATGACCTCATTTTTTGGCATAGATGCCATTTCTGCAATTTTGCCAATATTTTCTGCAACTGCATTAACATCCAATCCCTCGAACATATCACCGTATTTATTAACTATTAAAGTGAGCGCATCAAGCAATCCATCAATAGAGGATTTATTTACTATTCGCTGTTTTACAAATTCGATTTCTTGGCTTGCTGCCTTAATAATAGAATCCATACCAAATATATTGCTTCTTAAAACTCCAACAATATTAGAATCAGTTATAAGTTCAGAACTTAAAACAAAAGATTCCGGTAATTTTATATCAGTCAATTCGTCAATAACAGAAACCGCAAAAAAATAATCAAATAGAATAGGGCAGTAACCATTTACATCATTGATTACACCATTTACAATATCTCCAACAATTTTCATCTGCTGAGTCAATGTAGGTTTTTTTACATAATTAAAAGGTATCTCTTCACCTTTATAATTATAAAAATATTCGTTCGTATACTTCATAATTACACCTCTTTGCTTTCCAGACCTACAGTCATATACTGATAATTATTTTCTAAAAATTTACGGCTTCTATCCTGGAGTGTTTTTGATACACTACAAATTCTTTTATTTTTTTCTTTTCCTACGGTAAATGTGCAAGTATGACATACACACGCATTTGTACCTTCAATCCATTTCATAGTTTTCTTACATTTTGGACACGCAAGAATTTTTTCCATAATTTCTACTGCTTTTGTTTTATTTTTCATGGATTTATCTTTTTCTTCTACACCAAACAGAGTGGTAATTTCTTTCATATTCATAGTCGAATTTCTCCTTTTTATACCTGTGTGCATAAGCACATCATTACTTTTTATTATTTCGTGTATCAAAATTTGCGTTAAAAAATGATACCCATTGAAAAAGTAAAAACGTAAGTTGGTTTTGATCTTTTCAATGAGTATCATACGCAAGTGCAACACTATCAAAAATGCTACACTTGCTAATCTTCATAGAATTTACAATGCATCATATCTTGGTTATGTGGAATATAACGAGATTTATCAGGACAAAACCTTTGACATAAGCAAAGGCGTTGTGAATTTAGTTGATTTTTCTCACACATGCAAAAGATCATATCTTTTCCAGTTCGTTCATTAAATTGAATATAAGCAAATTTACACATAAGTTATGCTAATTCCAATTTATAGTTTGAAGTTTTAGATCTTCCAGAAACCTTTACACGAACAGATTTACCAGGATCTTTTGTCACATTCTTAAATTCATACCCAAAACCATCAACAGAAACAATAGCTGTCTGTGTTCTTGCATTGTATACCAAAACATCACATTCTTTATATTGTGACTGCTTTGACTTATTTACTGATTTTGTTTCAACTTTTTCTTTTACTTTTTCATTTATATTTTTTTCTTCCATATTAATCACCCCAGTATTATTAAAATAGGGTGGAGTTTCCCCCACCCCTTTTATGGAATTATTTTACTATAGTGATTTGAACGGAATCTTCCAAACCGTTATAAGTAGCTTTTACAGTAGCAGTACCAGCCGTTGTTCCTGCTGTCACTTTACCAGTTTTTGCATCAACAGTTGTTCCAGTGGCTTCTCCCGGAGTTACACTAAATGTTACCTTTGAAACATCAAGTTCAATAGGTGCATAAAGAGAACTGATAATACCTTCAACGGTAAGGTTCATTGTACCGCCAGTTTTTAAAGAAGTAGCTGGTGCAACAATTACGATATCAGATACCGCAATTTCAGCATCATCGTTATCCTTCTCTGTGATATATGCATATACAGATCCACCATCAGAACATTTGTCGCCTTCAACTGCAAGTGCGCTACCAGAAAGTTTTGTAGAAACTACACCATCTGGTGTGAAGGAGATATCAAAGTTACCATCAAGTGAATACGCCGGAATAACAATTTCAACAGTACCTACTTTACCTTTCTTACTGTTATGTTTGTCTGCCTGAAGAACAAGCTTTCCAACATAAGGTGTAGATTCTGCATCAATAGTAATACGTCTTGACATTGTATTGTACTGATATGTGGCACGTACCTTTTCGGTTGTAAGTCCATAAGCAGTAAGATCAATAGTAGATCCATCTGGATCAACTTCTACAAAAGTTCCGTTCGGTAATTCGACACCAACTTTTGCTTTTTCAATCGGGGCATTTTCAAGAGTTCCAATACCTGCTACAAGTGTTACACACTCATTAAGGCTATAGAAGTCTTTGATACCTTTGGAAATCTGAGAACCACTCTGAAGAGCTAAGTATTCAAGTTTCCAGTCAGCAGCTTCAAGTTCTGCTGTGAGTTCACGACCATATTTGTAAGAGAATACTTTTTGATTGCCCTTACCAGCATTTACAGCCTGTTCCTGCATAGATACAGAGATAGATGAACTCAAGTTAGTTGTACCTGTACAAGCAAGAACGTCATTAATATAAAATGCGAAATCCGCTACAGATACGACAAATTCCTTTCCTTTTGTATTCATATTAAATCCTCCATATAGAATAAAAAGCCAATACCTAACCCGAAATCATTTTTTGAAGTGATTGGGTATCAGTCTTGACCTCTTTATATTTATCGTTTATTTCAATATCAGACATCCAGTATTCAACGGGTTCTTTAAGTTTAACCATTCCACTTGTTTCAGCGGTTTTCATAACGTTAAATACATCACGTTTACTGATACGTTTAACATATCTCCAGAATTTACGAATTGATAGTTTTTTTACATCTTCTTCTTTTATTCCCATTCCTAAACATACGGAATCAACATAATCTTCTAATGTAGAAGTATCTTTTCCAGATGTGGCATTTTGAGCTTTTAATAGAGCTTCTTCCGTATCTCTATTAATAAATTCATCAATGTCAAAATCAATTCCATTCTGTAAAATAATAATTCGCCGGATATCATCAAATTGCTCCGGTGTTATTTCAATACCATTTATCATAAATCCGCCTCGAATCGAATTTATTTTTACTTCCTGATCCTTGAAAACAAGTTTCAGTAGATCAAATGCGAAAGAGTAGTATTTAGGAAGTAATGGCATATCAAATTCTTTCGCTAATTCAACATTATCGTAACTATAGAACAAAAAATCTAAATAAGACATTTTAATAATATTTTTCACAGGAAAAATACTATTTTTTCTTACGATAATGCTAGATTTCAATATACTAAAAATCAGTATATCTTCCATTAAAATAGGATATAGAATCAAATCTTTGGTGTAATAATAAGGTGAGCTAAACAAAAGGTTTCCATACAAATTTTCAACGGTGAACTGCATAAGACTCCTTATATGCACTAAATGTCAGAACACGATATGGATATTCATAATAAAGCACATCTTCATTATTAGATTCCAGTTTTAATTCTCCTATCCATTCTGTGTCCATTCCAGACAGTGATTTTTTTATTTCTTCGCCAATAACATCAATTACCGTACCAGATTTATATTTTTTGGTTTTGTAGCTCTGAACCTTTTTTACCATTTCTTTTTCATGACAGATTACGTAAATAACAACATTTATAGTTTCCAAATAAACATTCGTGTTTCTTACGTGATTAACCTTAAAGCATATAAAAGGAGCAGTATCTGTTACTGTTTTAGGGTTTTGTAAGAATGGGAATATCCTTTTAAAAAGCAATCCGCCACCACAATCTATGTAATCTTTATCTAACAAGTAGATAATTTCATTATTTTCTAAAATAGTATTAATCACCTTAGATTTAAAAGAATTTACATCAAAATCATCCATGAAAATCCTCCCTACCATAAGGCAATAATTTTAACTTTTATTGAAGCATAAATTTCGCCCTTATCTGAAATTACATTTAGGGTAAAATCTTTTCCAACAAGATTTTGATTGTTTTTTACAATAATCTTTATCTTGTTATTTTGATATACTAAGATCAGATTCTCAGAATCAAAATCATTATCAGAAATTTTCCAAGAAAATTCTGTTTCCACATTTTCGTCTGATTCATTTTTAAAAACTGCGCTAAATTCCCCAAAAGATGACAGTGCGATTTCGTCTGATTCATAATCTATTCTGCATTTTAAATCTTCAGCTACAGTTTTTTGTTCATAATAATCGGCAATCATCAAATCAGCATTGTCCCTATCTTCATCATACACAGTTTGCGTCAATGAAAGATTTAGTAATTTTATATTTTTATTATTACCAGTGATTCCATCATATTTTGTAAGTTTAAATACTAATGGTGTGGTATCAGATATTTCTAAAATAAATCTCATTCCGTCATGTAATTTTCGAGTATGATTATCCATAGGAATCATTAGATGATATTGTTTATCAAATTTCACGATTAGATTTCCAAGATAAGTACCAGAACTATATCTTGTGATATCTTCGCACCAATACCAATAATCGAAAATCTCTTTTGTTTCAACATCCTGCCAACGCAAATGATTTAAGCATATTTTTAAAATAGCTTTTTCATAAAATTTGTTATTGCTTGGTTCAGATACAATAATCCATATGTCGCCATCAAATCGTACATATGCAAATCGTTGCAGTGTTCCAATAGGAACTAAAATCTGTCGATCCTCAGTTTTAATTTGTGTATCAGAAGTAACACTTTGAATGATTGCTTTACCTGGTACAATAAGTGAAAAATCACTATTTATAAACTCTACATTATCGCACAACATTGTAGTATCAAGCATTTCCTGAAACCCTTGTTGAGCATATGAGAAAAATTCGTCCCCTTCAAATCCACCATTATAAATAGGTGGCTCATTCATTAAATACCACTCAGCAGACAATAGAAACACCTCCTACACTAACGCAGCGGGTTTTTGTTTCACACTGATATATGCAATTTTTTCATTAACAGCGTCGGCTTCGGCTTTTGTGTATTTCTTAGTGTCACCAGTTCCATTGAGACTGATATCTTTACCAATGACATTGTTAAGCTGGTTGACACGTCTTACTTCTTGCTCCATATAATACGATTTCATTATTTCGGCTAATGTTATTATGATACTGTACTTTAAACGACCATCTGCTTCGAAAGAATCTGAATTTTGTGATGGTCTTATAAATTCCTGAATCATAGGATCATATCCCAGACTCTCAATATCAAGCTCAAATTGTCCAAGTGCGTTTTTAAACCACTGTTCAATCAGTGAATCAGAAAGTTTATATTTGCATTTAATAATTGATTCAAATGCAGAAACAACTTCTTTATATTGCGTCATAACGCACCTCCATGTGTTTCATTTATGACAACTTAATGCCGGAAATTTTTTCAATTGCAGCAAGCTTATATGATGGTGCATCATCAATATTCACATCTGGATATAATGCGTGATTTGTACACATAATAGCAATCATCCTTTTTTCTGAATTAGTAACAACCAGCTCAGAAAGTCTCTGATTAAACAGTGGCTTAGATTCTATTGCTAATAATTCATTGACTGCTTCAGATGTAAGCTGAACAGGGTTCGTCGGCTCACCGAATACATATTCTCTAACAAGAGAATCTACAATCTGCAGCGAAGCATGTCCCCCTAATCCATCTATACCACAAAACAACTCATTTCCATTATTTACCTGATCTTCAATTTCGGATAATTTAAACATAGTTTTTTGGCTTGGATTAATAATTATGCCCTTTGTTACTTGTTCAACATTTCCGTCTCTAGGAATAAAACTTAATTCCCAGGCGCGAAGATTTCTTACTTCAACACGATCTGACGGTTTTAAGTCATCAACAGTACGTGTTTTAGCGGCTTTTGTAGTTGTCTTTCTTGTTCTTGCAGTTTTTTTCTCTGTAATAGGCTCTGCAACTACGTTGTCTTTTTCCATGACTTTCTCCTTATGAATAATGGTGGACAGTATTTAACCATCCACCATAAATTAATTTATTTATATTATCTTTGTAATTAAGCGTCTTTCGCCATCATACCAATTTCGAACTCACGACCCTTAGTAACATCTGCACCGATTTCCATATCAAAACGAGTCTTAACTGTACCTGTTTCAATATCTGTACCCTGCATTGTAGTAATACCACCACGTCTGAAGATATTCAGTGGAGATTTATTACCAGCAGCAGTAAAGTAGAGTTCGTCGTCTGCGTAATATGTCTCAAATCCAGATTTGTCAGCAAGCGGTTTGGTGTAGTTGTAAGGATTTGCAAGCTCAACGAGTGTAGATCCTTTGTAGAAACCATTAAGACCAGCTTTTGCGATTTCATCAACCTGAGCAGGAGAGTAGAACGGAATCTTTGCATCGCCTACAGTTTTGTAACCATTCCAGTCACAAATTGCTGAAAGAATACCGTAGTCACCAAGAATAGCAACTTTACCCATCTTACGTATTTTTGCTACCATGCTGTCAACCTGTGCCTGAGTAGGAGCGTTTCCAGAATATGTAGCATAGTTCTTCACATATTTTGTGTTGTTTGCAAGGGAATTTTTCATAATTCCAAGAACATAAGCAACAGCTTTATTATTCATATCAATCTGAACCTGAGCTGCTTCTTCTGCAACAGAACCATCAAAGTTACCGGAAGCAAGTTCACGATAGTCGATAGCCATACCAGCAGAAATAGTTCTTGTCATTACTGGGTATTCCATCCAGTTACGTCCAGCAAAACTTACATCAGAATTAGCAGCCTGCAGACGGGCATCAATGTTTTCGTAGTTGTAAGTTTTTACTTTCGGCTGTTCATGGTATGCCAGTTCGTGATAATTTCCAAGGAAATCAAACACTTTCATAGCCTCAAGCAATTTTGGTTCAATCATAAATTTTACGATTGTATTGATTTCTGCTCTAGCTTTCATATCACCGTTTTGTGCGGCATTACCCAGAGATACAAGCTTCTTTGCAACTGCGTCTTTCTGTTTTCCGAATCTATCAGCATCAGTTCCAGCGAAAAGAGCAGAACAGATTTCTACCATCTGTCTAAATTTAACTTCATCTTTAATGGTAACACTATCTTTAGATGTGTTAGACATTTCAATAGAAGTATTTAATTCTAAAATGTTTTTACCCATTATTAGTTCCTCCATTTATTTGTCTTAACTAGGCAATAACAACAACTGCTGCCAGACCTTCGGCATTATAAGTTGTCTTTTCGATTACCTGAAGATATTCTTTATAGTCGGCTACACCTGTTGCTTTTGGAACAACTTTGAGTTTTCCGTCTGTATCAGCAACAAGGTAATCACCCTCCGCAATACTTGCGTATGTGCCAGTAACCTGATCCATGTCCATATCAAGAACCCTGTCTTTCAGTGAAGCGAGAGTGAAGAGACGTGGATTTTCACCGATTTCAATAGTGAAATCATTCGGTTCAAGAATTTCTGGCTTGTCAATTGTATTCATTACAATAGCAAGTCCTTCCTCTTTACCAGTTGTAGGAAGGGCAGCTTTCTTTGTCGCAACATCATAGGTTACTACATTACCGTTTTTCAGAATTACATCTGCTGTGCAGAAACCAATGTTTACGGCATTTTTATATGTACCAATTTCTCTGAATTTTAACATTATTAGTTCCTCCATTTATTTATATTATCTTATGCGAAGCAATCATCAAAATCTTCGATTGATGAATCATTCTTATGAATAGGATCTACCGCAGATATGATTCCATCAAATTCGTCTTTTATTGAGTTGATTTCAGAATTTTGAGTTTTCTGATCTTCACGCATTTTTCTATAAGAAGCAGCTTCAATTTTTGTTGTAATTGAATTAATTTCTACTGAGAAAGGATCTTCATTGAAAGCATTAATCTCAGCTTCAGCATACTTCTTTTCTTCATCTGTAAAAGAAGAGAGTGCCTGATTAAGCTCTGCAACTTTTCTTTCTTTCTTCATAGTATTAAGTTCTGCATCTTTTTCAGCAATTACAGAATTAAGTTCGTCCGCTTTGTTTTTTGCCTCTTCGTCCTTTTTTTCGACTTCTGCATTTGCCTCTTCGCATTTTTTATTTAATTCTTCGATTTCCTTGTCTTTTTCCTCAATAGTAGCATTAAGCTCTGTAACCTTAGAATTTAATTCAGCCACTTTAGATTCAAGATTGGAAACCTGTTCATTTACTTCAACATTTCTGGTGTCTTTAAAAGCATTAATTATATCTGTTTTAAAACCAGAAAGTGCTTTATTCAGTTCTTCATTCATTTCGACATCCTCCAAATTATTTTTGAATTGATTGAGTTCAATCAATATTGCCGATGGATCTGAAGGCTTTATGGATAGAATGCAATATCCACTATAATCGTAAATCATAGGAATACGTCCCTGTTCTTTCCAACCACCGTCATAAATTATTTCGCCATCATTGTCTTTTGTGCCAACAAATTCGACACTGCCGCGAAGTTTCTTTCCATTTGCGAGCTGATCTTCAATCCATTTTACGAATTTCGGATATCTTCCTTCATTGATATATCCAGTAGCGCATAAACATCTATGTATTTCACCATCTATTTCAACATCTTCGATACTCCAATCTTCAAATGAACCTACTTGGACAGAATCCTCAAATACTGGCATATTTTTTATATGTCCAGTCAGTCCATGTCCATAAGGCACATCTTTATCGTCATCAAGAAACTCAGCACATAATGGCATACCTTTTACACTATCCGCATTATCGCGGGTGTACTGCTCCAAGTAAGTTATACCGTTCCTGTTCCAGTGAGTTCTATCTGGATAAATCTCATGCAACGCAAATTTAACTTTTCTTCGACCATTTGGATTGGTGGCTTGCGAAATTTCTAAGATTCTTTCTTGAATTTCCATTTTATTTACCACCTTTGTGTTTATTTATTTCAATAAAAAAAGAACACCAAGTAAGTGTCCCATTTAAAGAATAACTATTTTTATTTAAACTATATCTTTAGGTGTGTTTTTATCTAACATACCCTTGACAGATACAAAGTCATTTTTAAATTCTTCTGTCTCTGCAAAAATGAAGATAGATGCATCTGGGTTTTCCTTTTTTGGCTTAATGTCATATATAGGATGTCCCATTTTCAACAATCTTCTTGCAATTCCAGGAACAAAAACAGACTTGTATTTAATAGTAGTTGTTCCTACCATCTACACATAATCTTCCTTTCTCATTCTGTACTTGGTTTAGGGTTGGAATTAGAACCAGAAGATTTTGATTGTATTGTATTTTCATTCGTTGGATTATCTACCGGAGTTCTTCCACCTTTATCTCCGGATTCATTATCTTTTCCACTCATAGTATATGATGTAGCATGAACAGGATATTTGTTTTCCATATCTGTTTCAAGTTCATAATCAAGCAATGAAACATATGCATCAGCGTCAAACCCTGTTGCACTAATCCATGCCAACAAAGAACCTTTACCATTTGAGTATAAGTCTTTCATATATTGTACTTGCTTATCTCTGTTAGAAAATGTAGTAGGGAGAATATAGCAATCTACAACACATGACGGATCTTTAATAACATTCGCATTTATACATTTATTGAGTTCAGACATAAAGTTTTCAATCCATGTATAAACATGACTGGCAACCAACTCAAGATTGAGTGATGCCGTTGCATAATTTCCTTTTGTATTACCGTCAAGACTGGCAGAACTTATACCTAAATCTGCCGGAACATTATTTTTTATAGATGCTTCATTTTTTTCATCAAAAATTCCAATGTCAACTTCCATTTTGTCAAGTTTTGTCCCGCTGGCAAGAGAAAAGAATGATATACCAGATTGACTCTTACGATTAATTACAGCATCTTTTACCTTTTCATGTTGATCTCTTTGTTGATCTTTTGATAAAGACGATGTTCCTTTTTCTTTTCCTTCCGGAAATGTCATATATACAATTTGATTATTTATATTATCCAACACAGTACGTTTGGTGTTTATAAAATACTCAGCATATAATATGTCATCAAATGCAGTTACTGCCATAGGAACTCCCCACGGCTGATTAATTGCAGCATTTACTTTGGTAATAATTGTCTTTGTATCATCCAACACAAGCCAAGGGGTATTAATATTATGATTATCATATTTCTGCCAGCCATCACGAATTTCTTTTGGCATAGCTTGTAACCTGGCTTTTCTTTCTTTTTCTGTAAATTGTTGGAAATACCTCAGATCAAAAACACAACGATATCGGTTGCTTATCCTACCACAAATCCTACACCAATCTACCGGAAGTGTAATAATGGAAACATCTAATCCTAATTCGTTAATCTCCACAATATTTGCAATATCATAATCAGATAAGAATTTAGCATTATTGACTGGGCGTTTCCCAGTTTCAAAATAGAAGAATGCAGTACCGTCATTCGCATTCTTCATCAAATTATCTCTTATATGCTGCTTATAATTTATTTTGTCCAACACAGACAACATTTTAAGACGGTTACTTTCAAAATTTCTAGGGCGTTGTTGTTTATTTCTTCGACTTTTGCATACAATTACTTTATCAAGTGTATGCATAGAACATATATAGTTTACAGCAGCTTTAACACTTCCATTGGTGTTGTACGCCCACCATGCTAAATTTCTTAATTCCTTATTATAGTATTGCGGATTTTTCGCATATTCACGAATTTCCCTAATACTGTTAGGAGATGAATCAAGATAATCACCCAACACAGAATATACATATGGAAGAGTAGTATTATACGCAAAAGCATTAGTTTCTACATTATTGTTTGTAGATTTTTTTTGTACGTAATTCTTTCTTCGTTTACCATTTGACTTATTGCCATTTTTAATGGTCATATTGTTCTGTTCTGGCAATTTCCAATACCTCCTATCAATTTATAAAGGTTGCAAATCCATATTCGTCCTCAATATTACGCATGTCTCTTTCAAGTTCATTTGCAATATGGTTAGCATAGGAGATAGCAGAGTATCTATCCTTTCTCATTCCGGACGCTTCCATAACCTTTATTTTTCCATCTGTTTGAGTATAATCAAGATTTATCATCTCATTAATCATAGCAGTTGTTTGATAAAAAGGTTCTTGGAACAGAACTTGTTCTTCAACCAATAAGTTTTGATAAGCTTTACTTCTGTTCAATATATCAGTTGCATCAACCTCATTAATAAGAAGTCTTAACTTACCACGTTTTATACAGTCTCTAAGATATACTGCAGCTTCAGAATTGAATTTTGCAGTAGCTTTTACACTGTATATAATTTCAGGAGCATCAGGTTCTTTACACCTTTCTGCCATTCCCTTGTCATTAATACATGTCCATGCCGGGTACACAGTATTACGGTCATCGTCAACCTGTTCAATAACAAGATTGTCATATACACCGATTCCGACACCATTTGTATCAACAATTATATAGTCACATTCAAAATCATCAAATAATCTTCTGGCTTTTAAAGCCTGATCGAAAGTATGTCCTCCATCTAGTGTTGTGACATACACTACATTTCGAATATACTGATTATTTGTTGCTGGAATAAGTTGCATAACTACGAAACAGGTAGCATCATTTTTTGATCCACCCTGAGTTGCAATATCCATCGCAAGCAAACGGATTTCTCCGTTTTTCTTTGGTTCAAATTTATATTTAGAATCATTCAGAAAAGCATAATAAGGTTTTGGATAAATTGCCCTTTGAATTTTTCTGATTCTGTCAATAGATTCAAAACTATAGAAAGCCTTTTCGGAACTTCCAAAGAATAAGGAATCCATTTCCATTGACCAAGCAATACTATCGAAGTCGTCCTCTTGCATCTCTTCACGAATCTGTTCTTCTGGGTAATATCCCTCAGATACAGGAAGTTGATACGGGAATCCAACCACCATATAGCTTTCACCTTTAATCATGGAATTAAAGAATGCTTTAAATTTAGCCCATGACCAATGATACTTATAGTATGCACTACTAAGATAAATCTCTTTATTTGGTTCTTTTGGATATTTCTTTTTATTCTCTTTGACCTTATCACTGTATTCTGGACGATCATAAAATCCAGGTCTACGCTGTCCGGCTTTGAACTTTCTTAATACCTTATCCAAAACGCCTTTATCAATCATACGGAACTCATCCATAATGATTATATTCGCTCTGGCAGAACGGGCAGAATCACTTGCCGTTACGACTTTAATGATAGATCCATTTTTCCAATGTATAAAACCCTCTGCTGGCGAAGTATTTACCTTGGCTATTTCATTCCTAAGATTAGGAGATTTCGGCATGAACTCTTCAACAATTTTATTCAAAACGTTGATGGACTGTCCACGTTGTCCCGCTGCGATACATACTTGCACACCCGGATAGAGAGTACAATACGCACATAAAAATGCAGCAACAATCATAGATTTACCCATGCCTCGACTCGCAATAGTCATAAAATATGTAAATCTGAACATAAATGTAATCATTACTTGCTGAAATGGACGAATCCATTCCATACCAAAGTAATCAATTAAGAATCTTACTGGATTTGCTCTATAATAAGCAGTCCATACATCCAGACCATCCATAATTTTTTTATATTTAGAGTCTTTTAATGAAGTTTCGGGTTGAGCCATTTACTCACCGCTACCATTAATAATGTAATTAAATACATCTTCGTCGTCGGCCTCTTCCAATTCTGGAATTTCAACCCTGTATTTTGCCATTTCTTCTTCATAAAGAGAAGAGTAGCGATTATTTATTTTTAGCATCTTACATAAATGCCCCAAAAAGTATACTGTAATGTATCTCACGATACCATCTACATCTTCCCATTCAGGTCTGCATTTTTGTATAGGACGTTCATTCTCAAACATTTTAATCATAACACCAATTGGTTTTTCACCATTTTTATCGTTTGCATCTTCTTGAAGTGGTTGAAGGTTTGCAGACTTCATAGTATCCTGATAAGTTTTCATCAGCTTAGTATAAAGATCTACGGAATTGTCCTTTAATGCTAAATTCATTTGTAATTTGATGATACAAAGTTCTCTTACAAGCGTTTCTCTTGTTTTTCCATCAACAACAACTCTTGACTTCCAATCATCAAACATATCATTCAATATAGAATATTCTTCAGGTGAAAATCCAAATCCCCACACACTAACAGCTTTTTTTAATTGTATAGAATCCATTTCTCCATAATCCATAGTATCGTCCATAGAGTCTATAGTATTTTGTTTCGATTCTAACAATGTATCGCTATATGTTTTTCCAATATGAGGTTTTAATTGGATTTTGCTAATATATACAGAAATTCTACTTCGATCTTCACTGATTTTCTTTGAAGCAGCAAGCGCACTTTCATTAAAATAAAAATCAAATAATTGACATATTCGTTCAATCGCACGTTCTTCATTTCCACCAAAAAATTCTGTATACTGTGTAAAAAGATTATCTACACAATTTTTACAAGTATTAAGGTAGCCATCAGTGCCAGCATAAATAGGAGATTTAGATGGAGAGAAGTTTCCCTTTCTCCGTTTGTAGGACTTACCACAAGTTTGACAAATATACTCTTCACGACCATCTGAAACAGCTTCAATCTTTCCAATTTTAGCATCAGCATTCAATGACATTTCAGAAGCCAGTGATTTTTTCACAATCTGCGCTTTCGTTTGTCCCATATAAAAACTCCTTTTCCGCATATAAGCGGTAGTAGATGATGTGGGATTCGAACCCACAATGTTTTTCAACACATGATCCTTAGTCATGCCTGTCTACCAATTGCAGCAATCATCCATAAAAAAATAAGCAATAAAAAAGCACATAGAAAAATACTATGTGCTACATGCCTGGTAAGAGAGTCGAACTCTTACGGTTTCCCACCAGGGTTTGAATCTGGCGTGTCTACCAATTCCACCAACCAGGCAAAAATATTAAAATATGCGTGGAGGGACTTGAACCCTCACATCATTAAGATAATAGAGCTTAAATCTATTGCGCCTTCCAATTACGCCACACGCACTTAATTGAAAATGTCAGAATCGAACTGCTCCGCATGATCCCAAATCATGTATGCTACCATTACACCACATTCTCAATAAAAGCTGGCAAAGGGACTCGAACCCTTAACCTACTGATTACAGGTCAGTTGCGCTACCAATTGCGCCATGCCAGCAAAATAGTAAACACGGATTTGAAGATTCTGCATTTATCTCACCGTTAAGACCACATTTACTATATAACAGAACTGGGGTAGCTGGATTCGAACCAGCGAATGCAGCAGTCAAAGTGCTGTGCCTTACCGCTTGGCGATGCCCCAATAAACTGCCCCAGTAGGACTCGAACCTACGACACACTGGTTAACAGCCAGTCGTTCTACCACTGAACTATAGGGCATAAAAGCTGATAATAGCTGTGCCATAATCAGATTTCCTGTCTGCACATGGCAGATGGAGAAAAATACAAGTCGCTGAATTAAATTAAAATATCCACAAAAACATCATAACAGTATAGTAAAATATATAAACCCATTTTTTAATAAAATTTGCTGTATGCGACTTTATCTAGGCTCAATAATATATCAATAGTTTTATCGGCGGAATTAAAACATTTTGATTTGTAAAATAAGTATTTGATTTCATTTTTACTTGTATAATTTGCTGTATGAGCCACTAGACACGAAACTTTGATTTTATTTGTACACTTTTCAATAAACTTAAATCAGATAAGTTTGCTGCATGTGTCTAAACGGATGGGGTGAGATTCGGACTCACGATACACGAATTAACATGTATACCGGATTAGCAATCCGGCGCATTAAACCAACTCTGCCACCCATCCAGGAGCGAAGAGGGTGGGATTCGAACCCACGAACCGCCATCACTGACGGTTGCCAGTTTTCAGGACTGGTGCAATAATCCATCTCTGCCACCTCTCCAAAAAATAAACACCCATACTTGGAATCGAACCAAGATCATAGCTTTAGAAGAGCCATGTTCTCTCCATTGAACTATACGGGTAAACAGACATAATAGGAATCGAACCTATATCGCACGATTCGTAGTCGTGAACTCTATCCATTAAGCTATATGTCCATGATTATGTTGTATTCACCATTTTATATATACCTCATACGCCTTTCCATAAGGGCTTTATTAGATTAAGTGGGAAGTAGTGGAGTCGAACCACTTACACTTAGGGCTTCAACCTAATGCTCTACCAGTTGAACTAACTTCCCAAAGTGGGGGAGGTAGGACTCGAACCTACGATGTTTCTTTGTCACGGTTTTACAGACCGCTACCCTCGCCACTGGGTTACTCCCCCTAAACAGACGCATAAGGAATCGAACCCTAATCCTCTGATCTGGAGTCAGATGTTTTACCATTATACCATACGCCCTTAAATAGCTTTTACTCGGATTAACTACAACCAAGTGACACATACTGTAATCACTAATGTTTTATTCTCGGTCAAAACACTAAAAAACGTTTTAAGCAACCTGCAGTGTTACTATAAAACGATACATACGGGAATCGAACCCGTCTCGCCACCTTGAAAGGGTGGTAACTTAGCCAATCGTCCAATGTATCATAAAACGATCTAACAGGGAATCGAACCCTGATAACCGGAGAGACAGTCCGGCACATTAGCCATTATGCTATTAGACCAAATAACTAGACACTATATTTTTCTTATGCCAGAATTAAATTATAATAAATTTGCTGCTTGTGTCTCTAAGCACAAATTGGTTCTATTATTAGCAGTAATATCCAATAAAATTGCTGTATGTGCTTAAAAGAGCATAACTGGATTTGAACCAGCGATCATGGTGTTGCAGACCATTGCATTACCAGACTGTGCTATATGCTCAACATATGTAAATGATAGAACCGAAATATGAATTTAACAATTTTAAATTCTTTCAGCCCTACCACCTACTTCTTTTGCAAAAATAATATGACAATACATAAATAAGGCAAATTGCGGATAGGAGATTCGAACTCCTGACCTTCTGCTTATGAGGCAGACGAGCTTCCACTGCTCTAATCCGCATAAATATTTATTTTGTTTATCTTTCGATAAGTGGTAGGAAGTCATGAATTATGTTCACAACTTCCATTTCATATATCTCTTGTTTACAAATATAATATATCATAAAAAGTGAAATTTGTCAATAGTAAATTATTATTTTGTTTAACTTATTTCTGAATTACACACTTTTACAGGAGTATTGCTTTTGACCACGTTGCGCAATATATATCCTGGGATTCCGTATTGACAAATCGTAAATTTTGCATCGTTCTCAAAAGGACGATCATATTTATCATTCCATGATGACTGAATATATAATTCGCCATCATATAAAATAAGCACATAGTCGTCCCTACAAGCTGGATCAATTGCAGAAGATGATATATCAACAGAAGCTATCGTAATATCAGAATACTTTTCGTTTGATATTATATGACGAAATGCCGATAAGATAAATCTTGAATCACCATACAATTTAACAGAATCGTATTCATCATGTGGTAATGTTGAAGCTAAAAAAAAGTCATTTATAATTTCTTCGATGCTATTATAATCTACATATTCGATGTCTATTTTTGGTTTACGTGTCTTAATTGAGTACAAAGGTGTGTTCATCTACCTTACCTTTTCCTTTTTCAAAAATAACAAAAGAGGCAGTGGCATCAGAGGTTTTTCGTATAGACATAGAATAATCGTCCACACCAATTATAGAGCCTACACCAATAGTCCCACGTCGTACACCACAATTATTAAACATAGAGTGGTGTGCATGACCAGCAACCAAATAGTCAATTTTAACATCGTATATGTCTGAATAGTCTTTTATAGCAGTTTGAAGGTTTTTAACTTCCCCATGAATCCCCATAACATTATATCCGGCAATTTCTGTGAAAATAAGTCCGGATTTATTTTCAATATATTTAAAATTTGGATTATTCTCATTGATTATGCGAATAATCGCTCCTGTAACCATTTCGATATTATCATGAAGATGTTCGCCTTTTCTTCCATCAAGTAGCCTAAGTTCTCCATGATTTCCACATGTTTGATAATATTCAATAGTAAATTCTTCAGATAAAGAGCGTAGCCATTTTCCCATATATTCTCCGAAAATAACTGCACTTTTTGTAACTCCATATCTGAGAGTCCAGAGCTGTGAATTTCTGAGAAATCCATCAAGCGCATCTCCAAGATTGAATATTTTAAAGCCTGTTAAATTTTCTTTATGAGCATAATCAACAACCTCATTATAAAGTGTTTCCATTCTCATAAAAAAGATATCAGGACTATATGCATTAATAATTCTGTTGTCAAGACCATAAATTTTGAAATCCTTTCCAAAATGACAGTCTGCAATATTTAATAAACCAAATCGTGATGTATGAAATCCGCCAATTTTCTGAGGCGGATCTATTTTATTTAGATTTTCTTTGATGGCAGCAATAACTTTTTCTTCAAACAATTCGTCCCTGGCATCTTCACGAAGCCAACGATTATATTCAAGCTTTTCAGTGTGAAGCTTTGCACGTTCTTTAATGAGCTGCCGTTTCTTTTCATCAAGTTCATTTATATAACTTTCTGCATCATCACAGTTTTGGCTCTGTAATTTTTCCTTAAAATACTGCATTACTCTATAACCGGAGAAATCGGTTACATTCGCAGCTTTTCGTAAACTATCCCTATGACAGTCTAAATTTAAAAGCTTGACAATATCTTCCCAGTCCAAATCATCAGGCTTTTCTTCAACCTTAATAGAGATCAATCTAAGACCATATTCGTAATCAGTCTCACTTTCTAGCTTTTTATATTGCGGGTTCATTGTATCTCCTTTTTGATTTTTGACTGTTACACGGACAATAAAAAAGAGATAAAAGAACTCTTTTATCTCTCTTTCCATAAATTATCAACATATTATAAAATATGCTGTAATATCGTTGGTTATCGTGTTACAGAAGATAATTTGCATTTAAAAACAAAAATTATTTTTGATTTCTTAATAGTTTTTGATATTCACGTTGATAATTTTTCTTATATTTTTGTTGGCATTTATCGCATCTTACTTTTTTACGATTTGTTGCTATCACACTAAACTCTTCACCACAATCAATGCAAATTCCATTTCTCATAGCTTTTGAATCTTTTTTTATGTAACCCCTATGCTTATAACAATAAAAAGCATCACATTTTTTATTCTGCTTAAATAATTTTCCACAATATTTACATTTTCCAATTTTTACACCAGACAATTTTTCATAATACAAATCCAAATGTTCATAGTCTACGATATATTCTATGATATCCTCATCTGATATATCTACGAACTTTATATACCATGAACATAATCTGCTATCAGAAATATCAAAAAGCCCTAGTCGGTTAATGCAACCAAGAAAGAAATCCTTTTCACTTTGATTGGCATATTTTACTTTGGCTGCTTTCTGTATCTCAGATTTCGTCATTCTCACATAAAAGACGGTGTTAGCATCTATTGATTTATCATTTTCTACGGATGTACTGAAATATTTATAATACTTTGCGTCAACCAACATGATAAATAACATTTTTCGATAATTCTCATTCGGAACACTCATAATCGAGTTCCACTCTCTTTGAGTGATCGGCAATGGGTGTGGCAGCTTTAACTTATATTTACACGAATACTCCAGAGCAAAGTCTATATCCTGGTATTTTGTTGTATAGTTAAAATCAAGGCACGCCCTTTCACAGAACGCACGTAGTTCACACTCAATAGACTGATTATAACTTCTTAATTGATCTTCGGTAATATTCTCATAATCAATACCGGACTCAATAGCTTTTTTATATTTCAAATACTTGGTATACATAAATAAATCTGTTTTGGTATACCCATTTTTAAACGATTGTGATTCTTCCATCTCCTTAGTGGCAGATAATTCATCAAAATAAATCATACATTTACCTCCATAACCTTATATGTCTTACCTAAGTAGTAAATATCTCCATCATCTGACGGAACAGGCAGCAGGGCAGGAGTGGTGGAATTTGCTTCTATGTTCTTAATAATCTGATTCCCAAATATTTCCCAACAAAAATCTTTTGTTCTGCTTGGATGCATCTCATAACAAACATATATTGCAAGATCACACTGGTATTCTAAGGATGCGGATATTTTATCTGATATGCCTAATCGTATTTCTTTAATTGTATCATTTAACAAATTAACTGCAGAACTAGAATCTTCAAAACCATTATTTCTTTTTAGCTGAAACGCTTTTTTGGCATTTTTGTATTCTAAGTAAAACTCATTCATTAGTTCTATATCAGATTCACAAAAATTCGGGTTTTTCCCACTTTTCATAATTTCCAGTGCGGTATCATGTGTCCGTCTGCAACGGCTTGTAATCTCAGAAAGATTTTTCTCCATATGGTGACATATCTTGTTCATACGCCCATTATAATCAATAAGTGGGATATATTTTAAATAATTGTTATACTTAAAGTCTTTTTCTGCACACGATAAATCCGAATCCGATAATTCCAATAACTCATCCAATGACCGGAAGAATTTCATTTCACAATAGTCGTTCTTCTTTTTGCGATAATTTATATATTTAGCATTTTCTTTTGGATATAGATATCTAAAGAAATACGGTTTTCTATCTGCAACAATAGAATTTATAAATTCAATAATATCTAAATTATCTTGTGATGCTTTTACTTTTTTCGTCCAATGTTTCGGCATTGGTTCTATTTTGATTCCTTTTGCTTTATCAATAGAATCTCCCTGACATTTACGAATCAATTTTAGTCTTTCAAGTATTTCAGAAACTTCCATCATTTTCTCAGGATTATCTTCATACAAAGATAATAATTCATAAAAAGCAGTAGAAATATTCGTTATAGAACCAATTTCACTGTTGAATGACTGAATATCTGCAAGATATAATTCTTCTTCTTTGATATATTCCTTATCTACCGTTGATTTTGTATAAGTGATAGGCAAATTATCATATCTACATCTAAGGAATACAGGATTATCAGTAGTGGCAACAATATCACCGTCGAAATCAGAATCGGCATGGATTATACAATCGCATCCCCAAACATTATATACAATTCCACTTGTCAAATATTTAAACCACTTTTCTGTTAATTCATTGTTTTTCAAATTCAGTTTATTTACTTCTGATCTCCAAGTTAGCGGGGATCTCATAGCAACTACTTCAGTTTTTCCTTTTTGATTCCAAAAATGAGAGTAATGTTCAAACTCTTTGAGTGCGCCTGTTACTTCCTGACCAAAAGCATGTTGCATAAATGCGTACATATCCGGAATCATAACACTGAAATTACCGTCTAATATCAATTTCCCAAGATATGACTCACGGATTTTCTTATTTACGCTCATAATGATAGTGTTCTTTATATACTCTTCATTTATCATATTTGGATTTAAAATAAGAGCTTTCGCAACATTATCACTTGTAAGATTCAGAATATCATTATAATCAATATCCGGATTTTCAAGCATACGACCAAGAAGAAAGAGAAGAGTATGGTTTACGTCACCGCCGCAAATTCCACTTAACCAATCTATTGTTGGTTGGCATAATTCTGCAACATCACTATCTTTTCTTAAATCAATAGCCTGGCAAAATTGGTAATTTGATCTGAAATATGTATCATCCTTTTTAGGTGTAACTTTTGTTACGCCCCACAAAATTCCATTTTCTTCACAAAGTCTATGATAATCTTCAATAGAATCATAGGCGTTATATAATTTAAACTGGGATTTTGTTAAAATCATATCCATATCTTCAACTTTTTGTTCAACTCCATACAGATCTTTCTGGAAGATAATTCCTAATTCCCTGGCATATTGTTTGAAGTCCACAACGAATACCATTCCTTTAACATAGGCACACCTGATACAAAAAGCAGATGGGATATAATCAAGTTCTAATGCGTCCGCCACCCGTTTTGCAAATTCCACTGATACAGCACCACAACCATCAAATAAATTAAACATGAGAGAAATTGTCCGTTCATCGACACGCTCATTATTTGAAAGTTTATGTTTTTCTGTTGGTGGGATTTTTGAAATCCAGTCAACCCGTTTTTCCATTTCTATTTCGCAATCGTTGATAAGCAGCACATTAGGCTTCGGAATCAGGTATGTTGAAGAAGATGAAAGTGCAAAGTAAGCGTTATATTTATTTTTTGTAATTTTTACACTTTTCGCGCCACAACGCAATCTCTTTTTTAACTCTTCCTCATAATCCTCACGAACAAGTATTACGGTATTCACTCTTGCCTGTCCAGCAGAGCACATCAAACGCACATACTTCTTATTATTGATATACAACCCATTTTTAATTATTTTCTTATAATGTGCCACATCGTCAATAACAACAGAGATATATTCCGGAATAAATAGCATCTTATCAATATTGGTATTTATGATAGATATTTGTTTTTTAACTGAATCCGTAAATGGGAGTTTTTTTAATTCTTTTTTTTGCTCATACAATAAGTTTAAAGCTTCCGGATCATATCGTATGATATCTGGATTACGTTCATATCTGATTGATCGTATACTTCTAAGTGCTTGATTGTCTCCCAGAGCAATAAGTTCACCATTGTTTCGAATTTCTCTAATATGCGCTCCAGTATTTCCGAGAAGTCTTTTTAAGTGATAGTCGAATTTCTCCAAACGATTCGAAGAAATTTTCATTATGTAAAATTGTTGTAGCTTTTTCACTAAGTTCCTCCATTAATGTGAGCCTAAAAATTCAACGATTTTTTTGACTCTCCATTTTTCAAGCTCATATGCAGAAGAAAAACTTGGAATTTCAGACATATTAACATTCATTCCAAAATCGTCAAATAATTTAACTGTTTCTTTTAGATCTGCTGCTGTGGGCTTTTCTTTTCTTGCCTTTTCTTTATGTTGAATAGAACTTTTCTGAGCTTCAATGCTGTCAAAAATTCTGTCTTGATAATTCATTGTCATAGTTACCTTTCATTTTTATTTCCAAACAAAATATATTCCGTCACTATAATATACATCAATATCTGGAATGAATTTTATTATTTCAATTAACTGTTCCTGTGTAAAAACATATCCTTTTCGATTTTTATATATTTGTTTTAATGCATCATTTACCACATCACGAAATCCCCTGCCATACAATTTGGATTTTTTCATATATTTTTTACCATCTTGATATGGCACTATATTAGATCGCAGCTCCGGAAGAATATGCTCATGAAAATGTTGTTTAAATTCTAAGTCTGCGACTTTTGTAGAATATGGTTTTACTGTATTTTGATCAACACCACTGGATGTCAATTTATGATAATGCGGAGGAAGCCAAAAGCACCCTAACACATCGGTACTTGTTTTTATCAATACTATTAAATCTCCTAATTATTTTATTTCGTTTATCTGTAAAACATTAAAACAACAATGGCTAAATCCTCCAAAAAGCCATTGCCGATTTAATCCAATATTTATTTTCTCATCTTACATGTTTATTATATAGCATTTTCTTAACTATGTCAAGTGGAAATTATTATTTTGTTTAACTTTTATAACAACCAGCAAAGAAAAAAGAAAAGTGGCATTATTATATAATATATATTTATATATAAATATTAATATATATATATATAATAAAAAGAATAATATATATAAATATTAATATAATTGGCTATACGTTAGTATAGACAATTATACACGACAATTTTTAAGAACATTTTTTCACCGGATTTTTGCACTTTGATTCCAGATCATTGATCTTGGAGTGAAGCTATTTTAAATGAGTTCGGTAGATTATCCAGGTTGAAAGCCGTAAAACGCCGATAAATAAAGGATTTCTTTTTTCTTTTGCTGGTTGGTAATGGTATTGTGAAGTCTTGGAAAATGCCAGAAAATCTATAATTTTTTGAAAACTCGGTAAAACGCCGATAAATAAAGGATTATAAAGGATTTTAACCTAGATTATGTGGGATTTTATTATATATTTAAAATGCTGTAAATACGATGGTTGTCGTGTTGCTTCGAGGTGTTGTTCGAGGTTGGTTTTGAGGTGTGAGAGTGATAGTGACCTCGATAGCCGTGGCAAGACGGTAGAACGCTGTATATTATGTAAACTATCCCCCGGTATCAATGGATCACCTGGAATCGTTGGAAAATACGATGGTTGTCGGAAAATTCTGAATGTTACTTAATGAACTTAAGTAACATTCGACAGCCTGGGGCAGAAAATCCCCCGGATATTACTCGGTTTCGGAATCGGGGGAGGGTGACTGACAGATGGAATCCCGGCAGCATGGCGGTGAAGGTGTTCGGTATGATTTTGGAAAATAGAGATTTACGGTAAAATGTTTCCCCTTTTCCCTTTTTCCTTTCTTTCCCTCTTTCTTTTCCTCTTATTATCACTTTTTCCCTTCTTTCCTTTTCCAGTCTGTCAAGATCCTGAGATTATCAATCCTCTGGAGGGTGGCGGAAATCTGTAGAAAATAAATTTCAGTATAAGAACATAAAACAAGGGCAAGAAAAACACTCATAAAAAGTATGGGCGAAATATCCGCACAAATTTATTTTCCTATTATATGTCTGCACATGCACACGTTATTATGTGGCAAGAAAACACCGGATCACAAGCGAAACAAAAAAAGATAAAAGAAATAATAAAAAACTATTGACAAACAGAAAACAGTGTTATATGATTCAATCATCAACAGAGATAAACTAAATAAAAAAACAATAAACATAACTTTGAAATAAGAAAAATGGAGGATCAAAAAATGAGAAAGTGGTTAAATGTAGAATTAAACAACGTGGAAAGCGAAGCATTTAGAGGTGCGCTGAAAGCTAATAAAATTAAATATGAGGCTAGTAACTGTGGTTATGGTCTTACTCATTTTGAGGTATTCGTTAATACTTCTGAAATTGATATCTTAGAGGGTGTACTTAGTACATTATAAGATAATATAAATAAATAATACAATCAGCCTGGGAACTGCGATTTCCAGGCTTTTATATTGATCTGAAATAAAGTAAAACAAAATAAAGAAAACACTTGACAACTGGAAAAATGCGTGTTAATATAGCAACAAGATAAACGAAATAAAAAGACACAAGTTAAAAATGGAGGGAAAAACATATGAAATATTTTAGAGAATGCAAGAACCTGGAAGAACTGAGAAAAGAGTATAAAAAGCTTGTAAAAGCAAATCATCCGGATAACGGCGGATCTGCTGAAGAAATCAAGATCATCAATGTCGAGTATGAACAAGCTATGAAAAACCTGAAGAATGCAGACACGACAGAGAATGAGTGGAAATATGATCCGGAAAAAGATGAACTTTTCCGTGATGCTTTAAATAAAATAATCAACCTTGATGCGGTTATGATTGAAATAATCGGTTGCTGGATCTGGGTAACAGGTAACACCTACGGCGCAAAAGACGTGCTGAAGGCTGCGGGTTTTAAGTGGTGTAATAACAAAAAAGCTTGGAGTTGGCACGCTGGGGAAAGATATTACAAAAAGAGTAAACGTAAATTATCAATGGATGAACTGCGAAACCTTTACGGCAGTGAAGATGTCACACCTCATAGAAATGATAGAATAGCATAAAGCAAAAAGGGATCTGGAAAGATCCTTTTTTTATTTGAGATAAAAGAAATAAATATAAATATAAAATATACTTGACAATCAATAATCATGATGATATAATGCAAATATAAACAAGAGACACAACTAATAAAGTGGAGGGAAAAAGATGAGAATATCATATAAAGGAAGAAGCAAAGACTATGATTATAGAGTCGCTGAAGTAACTTTCAACGATGAAAACAAAAAAGAACAGACTATAGTTGATAGAGCTATATTCTTTCTGGAGAGAATAAAAGGATATAGAATTGACGTGCCAGTTCCGGGATATGCAATCTGTGAAGTAGAGGATATGGACGAATTTAAAATGTTTTCTAAAGATTGGCGCGAAGCAGTCAAAATGATAAAAGACTGCATGAAATACGGATTTTAAAAAGATAAAAAATCTGTTGACAAGATAAACGAAATAAAGTATAATACAAATATGAAAAGCAAAGACACAACTTTAAATAGGTTATTGAATAGGGGGAAACAAAATGGCTATACTGAAAGATAGATATTTTTTTATAAATGATATCGCTACAACTGTAGTGGTTGAGTTTGTAAAAACCCAAAAGGAAATTTTTGGATGGCTCGATGATCTTGTTGATAACCTTCCTTATGATTGGTTTTCAACCGATGATACGTTTTGCATCCTGTATAAAGATGGTACAGAGGATCGTATTGATACAGATTATGACGGTCATAAAATTAAAAAGAAAAATATAGCCAGCATCGTATACAGTAACGATTGCAGCTATGTTGTATACGGACATTTTGAAATGAACGACTGCGGCGTTGTTTATCCGGCATTCACAGAAAAAGTGGATACGGAAAATATCACGGAAATTAATCATTATATTCAGTAAAAAGTTCTTGACAGATACACTAAATAATGATAATATAAATTTAACAAAACAAAGACACAACTTAGGAGGGTAAACATGAAAAAGTTTGAGATTGGAAAAAGATACTATGAAAGTGGTATCACATATGAAATCATAAAAAAGACTGCGAAAACAGTCACATATAAAGCAATTCAGCACGCCGGAAAAAGTAACGAAAGAGTGTTGGAGCAGAAAACAGCAAAACTGCAGATCTGGGGCGAAAAAGAGGTCTTTTGTGTACGTAGTCGCACAATAGAGGCAGCATGAAAAAATTAAATAAGTGCTTGACAGATAAAAGAAATAATAGTATAATACAAACATAAATAGAAAGAGACACAACTTAAAAGAAAGAGGTAAAACCATGACAAATTCCAGACTTAAAGCAATGTTTTCTTTAAAAAGCAAGATCACTGTTTACATTCCAGCAACAGTAAACATTAATGAAACAATTGATAATACAGAGTTCGTAAATAAAGCTGCAACTCTTCTTTCTGAGTGTTTCGGTGGCGCAACATCAACTGAAGCTCTTGGTTACTGGGTATCAGATACCGCCGGACTTGTAAAAGAAAATACTACGATGGTATTTGCATATGCCGGAGAGGATGACTTAAAAAAGAATCTTGACAATGTTATTGATTTCTGTCAGGATCTTAAAACAGAAATGAAACAGGACGCTGTAGCACTTGAGTTAAACGGTGAAATGTTTTTTATTTAAAATGATAAACGAAATAAATAGTGGCGGTATTTATGCAATATGAGCCGCCGCATTTACAGGAGGGGGACGAAATGAGCGAATTAATTGAGAAAATGCTTCAGGAGTTTGACAGCGGGAACATGGATGCAGTAAATCAGATTTTGGATCAGATCGACGAAATGGAAGGTTACAAATCAACTTATAAATGGAGGGAATAGTTATGGATGATATGGAAGTTGCAAGATATTCCTGTGATATTAGAAAAGTTCTGGAAAATATGACCGACAAAGAACAATTTGAGAACCTTGTAAGAAATGTTGTTGCATATGCAATATCAAACAACAATTGTAAAACAAACTGGATTGCACAGGAGTTATTACAAGATGTTATTGAGGATGAGTTAATAGCGGAAATCTTCAATGAATAACATATTAAAAAATTTAACATAAAAGCCGAAACGGGCGTTTTGCCCGTCATGCCGGAAATGGTTTCCCGGTGTCTGATGATGGCAGACTGTTATCAGTGTTCAAGCGAGAAATAAAAGAAGCAAGAAAACAATATTGACAGATAGAGGAGGAAAACAAGATGAAAGTCAGTTCATTAATGTTTATTCAGCAGTTACTTGAGACAGAGGTGGAAAAAGAAAAGAAAGCTGTAGAGAAAGTTAAAACTCTTTTAGCAGAAAAAGAGGATGCGGCTGGAGTACAGTGGAATACACCGGATAATAAAGTAGACGATAATATCCGATTTCTTAGATCCGCAAAAGCCACTCACAGAGAAAATCTTTCAAAGGTTGAGGCGGTGTTAGAGGATTTTAAAGGTTTTGTATATGAAAATGTCGTTAAAACAGAATACAAGACAGAAAATAAAGCTGTTGAATGTGCAGGAAGTATCAAAGAAGGTCAGTGCTTTATTTTAAAACATGCCTTTACTGGCGGCAGATGTAAAGGATAGGAAAAGATTGGAACTAAAAATTGAGGATATGGGAGGAAAAACATCATGTTAAAAAGAGTATTAGCAACAGTATTATCTGCAGTAATGGCAATTACACCAGCAACAGCAATTCAGGCAAAAGCACATAAGAGTCATTTATATCCTGCTGCCGGAATTGTAAGAGCAACATACAAGAAAAGCAGTGTTGTATCTGTAAAGTTCAAAAATGGCGTTATATTTGAGTTTTACGCCGAAGATGTGAAAGACTGGCGCAAAGGTGATTTATGCGCTATGATTATCAACAATAACGGCACAAAAGCCATTTACGACGACATGGTTATTGATGCGGTAAATATGGATCAGGAATAGAGGGAGGAGAAAGAGCATGGCAAAAATTACAAAAGATCAGGTAAACAAGATAAATGCAAAGTGTAAAAATGGTTTTACGCTGAGTCTTTACGCTGCAGTAATACACGGTGAAAAGTGGCTTGAAAAAGATATTCAGCTTGATGATTCAGGCGTATTATACCGGATCACATTAAGATTTAAAGAAAAATATGAGAGATTTGGCACAATTGGAGTTTATCCGGTTCTTGATATCGAAAAATACGTTCCTTGCAAAACAGAAGGGATGTATCAGGTTTTAGATGTGAGATCTGAAAAGCTGGGCGAAATTGTAAACCGACGCAGCATGAAAGTTTTACAAGATCTTACTGCAGATTATCCGGACGAAAAACTTATTTCGTTAATTCGTGAGGTGATCGCAGCATGATGACGTTATTTCTTTTGTGTTTGACTCTATTAATTGCATTTTGGGAAAATGCAGACACTACCAGAAAAAAGAAGGAAAACGACAAAACAGCCGACGAGAGCATGAGATCATTTCATGAAACTATGAATAAGCTGCATGAGATTCACAAAAAAGACTACAGAAAGCTTTAAATGGCGTTTTAAGCAATAATAAAGATAAAAGTAATAAAATGTATAAGTAATGATATAAAACTCGTTAAAATCGAAAATACGGCGTTATAAGGATATTTAGGAGGAATTAACCATATGAATAAAACAGTTATCAAGATTATGGCGGCATTGGCAATTGTTACAACATTGTTTTCCGGTTTTCCGGTACAGGCGGCAAATTACCAGAGAGCCGCAGCAGTAGAAAGAAAAATCAAGCGTGAATATAAGCATATCCGCATTTTAGAGGGCGATAATTCACCGGAGTTTTGGAAGAAAATAGAGAGCAGAGAAGGCAATGCTTTTTACTATGTCGAAAAGGTCACAGGAGTAGTTAAAAACGCCGAAACCGGCGAAGGTGAAGCAACATGTGGGTATATCAATTATAAGCGTGTAAAGGGCGTTAAAACTGGCAGCAAGGTGGTTTCTTGGTTCGTGTATAGTCGGGACAGTAACGCTTTTGATGATATCATAGCAAGGTATGATGTTGTTGAGAAATAGAATGTATCATTTTGAGATCCTGGGAAACCGGGATCTTTTTATGCAACAGATAAAATAAATAAAAAAGATAAAATATGTATTGACAGTTAAACGGAATAATGATATTATATATACATAAACAAAAGACACAACTTTATAATGAGGGAGGACATAATATGTTTAAAGTATTATTGATAGACGAAGTGAACGGAAATTGTTACAAAAGATTTGAGTGTGAAGATCTTTTCACTTGTGAGGTTTTCGTGGATCACAAAAAATATGATGCGCCAAAAGATTGTCATTATGAAATTGCGAGTGATCTGGCAGATGACCTGGACGAAGAGATCAACAGCTTATATGTTGAAGCTGAAATGATTCCGGAAGAGGAATTAAAAGACGAAGTAAGTAGCATGATCTCTAAAATTTTGGAAGCATATGATAATAAACAGATTATAGAGAGCGAAAAAGATAAATTAATAAATATGCTGCATTAAAACATTCCAATGAATATACTCCAGAATGTGATTTCATTGAATTAAAGGAAATTTTTGAGAACGATACATGGTTTAGTGATAATCCAGATGTGATTGAAATAGAAGAAAGGATGGATATAAATGCTTAATGCAACTAATTGGAAAGAATTAAAGAAACAATTGAAACAGATACAAGGTAAGGCTGTATTTAAGTTGGAACGTGTTAATAGTATGAATGACGGAACGTTCTATAGAGTATTACACCAGGTAAAACCACATGAATTAGTTTTCTTTGATGGAAAGCAACAAGTGTATTTACAAGTGAATACAGAAACAGAAAATAAAATTGTATACTTTGAAAATGGTTTTAGAATTGGAAACTGCACTTATATATTAGATAGAATTATGGAGGTATAACCATGAACGCTGTCCAAGAAGAATGGGAGAAAATGAGAATTGCATATCAAAATAGGTACGCAAAAATGTGTAAAAAGATAAAGAAAAATGAATTTAATACCGATAATCACGGAGCTTTACTTGAAATGAGCTATGTTTTGATTGCTGTGTTTGGATTGACGGATAAACAGGTACAAGAAATTGAAAGAAATGACGGATTTACAAATGCAGATGTAAAACAATGAAATGATGATTTCAGCGAGGGAAATATTATGACAAGAGAAAAAGCAGAAAATATTGTGAATGATTTCTTTAAAGAAATGAACCCTACATTTTGGAACGGTAAAGGAAATAAGCCACAGACATTCAAAGAACAGATATGGGAATTTGACTTAACAGATAATATTTCTTTAGAAATTACCTTTGCACAAGATGGCAATGAGTGGAATCATTATTGTGATCTGGTATATACGTTTAGCGGAGAATCATTCGATATGTTAAGCGGATATGGAATTGATTCACCATTGAATTTAGTAGATACGATTATGGATTTATGTAAAGAATATTAAAGAGGTGCGAATTATGGCTATTAAATTAGAAGAACATACACATGGAACACTGAATTAGAATTATGGCACGTTTACGACTATGATTTTACACAAGACAATTATGTATATGGGAAATTTGCTATATATAATGGTATTGTGAAATTAAAAGCATTGTAATATAATTAATAATATAAAGATCAGAACGTAATGGAGGGATAGAACATGAAAAAATATGATCTGGTAAAAAGAACAGCGGAATTTAACTACAAAAACAGAAAGAACATTGAAGAAGGATGCACAGCGTTAGATCCTTCCCCTGAATACATAAAAACGTTTGACGATCTGGAAGAGGCTAAAAAGGAACTTGCAAAACGCAAGACAAGCGTCAGCAAGTTTGAAAACCACAATATGACGTTTTACTCAGTTGAGGAATATGTGATTGAGGAAAACGAGTTCGAGTTTGACGAGGACGAAAACGAGTTTGTACAGACGGACTTCATGGACACCTTGGAAACAACCCCGATGAAAATTGAAGTAGTCGAGATCCCGAGTTATAAAAGAATAGCTGTTTGCTCCAGTCTGGAAGACGCGGAAAAAGCAGCGAACAATTACGAGGGAGATGGCGAAACTTATATAATGATTTAACAAAAATCACATGGAATGTGAAAGAGGTTTAGAGCATATGGATATAGTAATGAGAAAAGGAACGGAAAAGAAAGTCTTTTGGGACTTTGAGGATGGTGAATATCGAGATATAACAAACGGTTTGGGAACTGTCTATTCGGCAGAAGAATTTAATAAACTGTATAATAAGTCCTTGAATAGAAATATTCGAGGACTTTTGTAATTAGCAGGGGGGACAAATAGCCTAGCAGAGTATATTTATAATATTAGATAAAATAAATAAAAAAATATTAAATAAAAGTATTGACAGTTAAAAGAAATAATGATAATATAAATATACAAACAGAGGACACAACTTAAAAAGTGGGAGGTACGACATGAATAACTATAAAGGATTTTATAAAGTAGGAGAAAGTAATGGCGGCGTAGAAGTCGCAACATTTTTCAATCCGGAAACAAAAGAGTCATTTTCCAAAATTGTCTGGGATATCGACGATGATAGACTCCTGGAGGATGACGAAATCCAGATCTTGCGTTTTCTCACAATTGATAACGATGCGGTCATTGCATGGAAGCATTTCAATAATCTTTTCGTCGTAGGCGATAATGTAGAGGTTATCAAAGGGCGAAAAATTCCAAAAGGAACAATTTTAAAAGTGTTCTGGATCGGTGAAAGAGACACATATAAAACGAGAACACTTAAAAGACAGGGCTGCAGATGGGCGAATGAAACAGAAACAGTCGCTGGATGCTACAATAAAAATGGAGAAAAAGTTTGGATCAAAACAGACTATTGTAAATATGTAGCTTAAAATAAATCCTTTTCGGTTGGTGGTTAAACCGAAAATACTTGATAATGAAAAAAGAAATAAATATTGACCATAATCAATATTAATGATATTATAGGAGGACAAAATAATGAATAAAAACTGGTTAGAGCTTATCGAAAAGAAATACGACGAAATCATCAATGTAGGCGAAAAAGCCTACAAAGACGCACTTGAAAATCAGCATTTACGTTTTATCGTTGAAATGGACGAAAACGGCAATGTTTACAGTTGGTATGATGTTGCTGGTGGCAATTCATTTCATGCATCTACATACAATGGGGGATCAATAGAGCTTTTTGAGTTCTGTATGGAATACTGGGAGAATAACCCAGCAGACGAAACAGTTGAGGAAAAGTTAAGAGAAAAAGGATTGTATAATTTATACCTGGAAGAAAGAGAGCTTCAGGATGCCGAAGATTATGACACTGCAGAGTTTATTCTTTCAAATTCGTCAAACGAGCAGCTTCAGGAATGTCTTGAGGAGTGCCGGAAAGACGAGCTTGAATTTATGGCGGATGAATACGCTAGATCTGAAAGCATAAACAAATTAGATGCTTTAAAAGAACAATTGTCTTGTTTACATGAATAATCAGGGGTGCGAAGATGAAAGTAAGTTTTATTGGTTTTGGTGGTTATACAGAATATCCTTGCTATGAGGACGAAAAAGGGAAATTGTACTTTGACATAAATGATGGGCGTAATGGTTTAGCACTTTATACAGGCGCATATCGTGACAAATACGGCGACATTGATGGAGAGCCTTGTTATTATGTAAAAGATAATATTGAATGTGAAAATCCTTTTGTTAGAAGTCCTAGAGAGCGTGATTATATGTTGCTTAGTAGACTGCAGATGGATTGTGGTTATTATATTAATCGTTCAGGATGCAGCAAAAATAGTTTGTGGTCTGATATTGATACAATCTTGAATGAAATGGAAAAAATTTTAAATTCATTTTCTAAAGATGAAAAACCGGAATGGTTAACGGATCAGCAGTTTACAGAATTAAAAAACAAAGTAAGAGAGGTGCAGCAGGAATATGAAAAGAAAAACGTATAACAATGTTCTAAAAGCTGGAAAGTTGATCCAGAAAAAGGGATATGAAGAAAAAGAAGCTTTAGAGCTTGCGGTACAAAAGTTTGACGAATTGGCAAGTCTTAAAAATGGCATGTCAGTAGAATGGTTGATTGATAAAATGGCAACCAAAACAGAAAGCGAAGGTGAAAGCATAAAGTTATCAGAATCAGACAAGAATTATTTTAAAAAGCGTGGATATCTTGACCAGGATATTCCACAAATTGAAAGAGCTATTGAAGTAATGCAGTATGAAAATGAAAATGACAAGAAAGTATCAACAAAATACGTTCTTGATAATATGGATCGTGAAACCTGGTTATCTGGTATCGGGCGTGCAGCTTTTCATTGGAGTGCAGCAAGAGAGACAAGGGACGGTAAAACAATCTTTTTTGATGCAAGTAAATTGTTTAAATAGTGGATGAAAACCATAGAAATGGCACGCTTAAAGCATTTGGGAGGGAGTTTTAAAATGATAAATATTAAATATCATCAAAATGGCTAGGTCGTGAATATGGTGTAGATCATACATTAACAGATAATTTGAATAAGGTAAGGACGATTTAAAACTTGTTAGAAGCATCAACAAAACAGAACAGAAATGGTTAAAATTGGCATTATAGGAAGGGCAATATTATGACATATGCGGAATTTTTAAAAGATATTGATAAGTATGTTGGATATGTAGTGGAATTTAAAACCCGCTTTAAATCTAACGGTAAAATCTTCACATCACAGCGTTATGTGTGGGATAATAAAGAATTTGGTGCATTAAAACCGGATTCGCTGATAGAAGTGTTAAGTGTAAAAATTTTATACAAAAAAGAAACTAAAAGAACAGAATCAGGTATTAACTATTAAGAGAGGTGTGAAATTATGAAATCAAAAAGAACAGATGTAGCCCACGTTAGAGAGTATTCAATCCCGGTGGAGGGCAAGTATTACTATAATGTGCAAGTGTGTCAGGCTCTAAACAATGGTAACGACGTAACTTACGTTACATGTGGCAAATTATGCAAGACAAAAGAAGAGGTCAGAGACTTCCTTAAATCTGCAATGAAGTATTATACAGATATTATACATATTAACGCTTAAATAGTGCAAAAGAAAAACAAAATAAACTAAATATAGAAATAAGCTACGGTTGTGGATCTGTAATGGTCTGTCAATCGTGGCTTTCTTAAGTGTGTGCATTTAAGGACATGGACACAGTAACCATGTAAAATAATCTGTGGTCTAGCACTGACCGATATACAAAAAGAGTGTAAAACTTGTGGCTGGCAAGGTTAAATAATTAAGTGGCGGTTATCCGGTGTGGGATAAGGTCATCAGCTCTGGGCGGATATAGAGCTTACAAGCCTTATACTAATGATACACTGAAACCATCCGAAAGGACATAGGTGTGTATTATCCCCCTGTCTAGGGGGAAACTATGTCCAACTGAGCCAAACCGAAGAACATGTTACACAGGTTCAGAAGGTTGTCAACAGTTTAAAGTAATAATTATTTGGAATAATGTGATAGTATAAGTATAGTTCTTCCGGATCTGGTTTATATGGTACTGGATGTTATATAAATATGTATTAATAGTAATGATGCAGCTATGATCTGGTATGAGGATTCATTTTGTCCCCCTAAAAGAAAATATATAAGATAAAAGAAATAATAAATAACTATTGACATATGCGTATATATATCGTATAATAAGACCATAAAGAAAGACACAACTTAAAAGAAATAACATAATCTAACAGAAAGGTGGATGAAACAAAATGAAATCGCCATACGATCAAAGGACTGGTAAAACAAGAGACAGAATACGTGGAAATAGAAAGAGCTATTATCCGAATAAACATTATCGGTCAGCAGAAGGTAATTTTTATTATTATATAAATACAAAAGGTTATTATCATGTGCTTAGACCGTGTAAAGTTTCATATGGTGGGGAATTTAGTCATTATGAAATAAATGACTATTTGTTACAAGTCGATGACACATTAAAACTTGCAAAAGATTATGGATGTTATAAGACAAGAGAAGAAGCAATTTCAGAATTAGAAAAGAATTTAGCAGAAGATAATTAAGGAGGATTTAATTATGTCAAGTAGAACAAATTATTATGATTTTAGAGATGCAAAGGTTTTAATTGCAATGGAACTGTCAAAAAGAGGTTGGGAAATCTTCGGATTCAAACCTGACGAATCAGATTCTATGACAGATTACTGGAGTCCGGCAGACTGGGACGGAATCGCAACGAAAAACGGTTATGTTGTTGTGATTGACTGTTCTGATTATATCGTTGGAAGTCGAAGCGGTAAAAAAGATTACCGTAGAAGTAGCAGCACAGAAGAGATCGAGCTTACTATTGAGATTCAGCAGAAGATTAAGAAGCTGAAAGAGATTAGACAGGATCGTGGTGCAAGTCCGGCAGAAGAAGCAACAGCCAAAGAGAAAATAGAAAAGCTGCTTGCTAAAGATAAAGAAAATAAAGATAATAATACATCTATAACAGTATATTATCCTACATTTCAGGCAAATCCGCCGCGTATGAGCTGGCACGTCGAAAAAGACGGTGTTATCATCGCGAAAGGAAATGGCGTGGCAAAATTCTCAAGACTTCAATATTTCGATAAAGAAGAGGCAGAGAAATCACTGGAGAAATACGAAAAAGGATCATATCTCTATGAAGAAGCAGAAAAGAAACTGAAGTTATACAAGAACTTCCTTACATTCATAAACAAAATTGATACTGCTGCCGGATCAATGCTTGCAAAAGACGGTAAAGGTTTTGTATATGAAAACGTTGTTGAAACAAAATATAAAACTGAAAATAAAGCTGTAGAGTGTGCCGGAAGCTTTAAAGAAGGTCAGTGTTTCATAGTAAAAAGATTCTTAACTGGTGGAGTTTATAAAGGTTACGTTTATAGAATACATGAAAATGATTCATACTTTACAGCTTACAGACTTGACAAAAAGCTGAAGAAAGAACTCACCGGAAGAGCTAATCCAAGTAACAGCTTCGGTTATATGAGCGGGAGATATCTGGAAAGAATTAAGAAGTTTTTTGATGAAGGTATTCTTGCATATTGCGAGATCCAGGAAGTGAAAACCCCGTATGAGGTTACTAAATGTGTTAAAAAGGCAATTTGATAAAAGAAATAATTATAAGGAGGAAAGGTGGGATTGATTTCCCACCACATAAAAAAATCGTGAAAAGAGAATCTGCAAGTAAATTATTCTATATCTGTTCTGCTGGTTGTGGGATTTTAGCATTTTTGTTTGTTTGGTTTTGCGCCGGATCTTCGGACTATTGGACATTAGTAGAACAAACAGAAGTTCCTGGAAACCTTGATACAAAATATGTAATTATGGCAGCTATTTTCACTTTAGCGTCAATTTCTTTTTACACGATAGGCAATAGAATCAAATACTATTTACCAGTCGTTAAATCACCTAGACGAATCTATTATGACGATTCAATCTTAGAAGAAATAAATAACAACAGACGGTTTGAAATGCAGGTATGCGATTTTATAAATATGTTCCAGAATGGCGTATATGGCGATTTAAGCGCACAGAATGAGAAAGCTAATAAAAAGTATAGGGAAGCCGGGAAAGGGCGTTTAATTGGTAAATATTATTCTACGCAAGGTATTGTTAAGATCATTACTAACACAGATCAGACAAAAATGGAAGTAACATTTTTAAACACTATTTACAAGGTAGCATAGGAGGTAAACATGAGAACAACTAAAAAGGAAAGAAAAGAAAACGCAAACAAGTTTTATAATAGCTTTATTGGTGGAAATTGTAAGAATGCGGCGATTGTTGTAAAAAGATTTGATAGCAGTAGTAATCCTAATATCAATAGATGTCAGTTTACATCGGCATTCATGGGAAACCCATTAGTTATTGCGGAATCAGTTATTGGAATAACCGGATGTTTCATTGAATTGCTTGAGAATATAAAGCCAGGAGTGCAGAAAATGTATTATGACGATGGTTTTAATGATTGGTTAGAAAAGACCTATAATTTCAGGATTACATACAAAGATGGTTTAGTCTTTATGTTAGAGAGGAAATAGGATCAATGTATTTGGGGAAATATAAGGGGCTTCCGATTTACTGGAAGAGTGCAAATGAGAAATGTATCATTGTATATGAGCAGTTCGCATTTACAAGAAAGTACAAATTGTACCTAAATGGAAACTATACAGACTCAAGCGATTCCATGAGTGGATTAGTAATAATCGCAAAACAAAGTTATTTTTATAGGAGGTAAAACAAACAATGGAAGAATATGCAGTACATAGAACGACTACAGGAAAAGTATTTGAACTTACAGATTTAAAAGGAAACCCGCTTAAATACGATGATTACAAAGGCAATTTCACCAGGAAGCATTTACGAATGTTAGAGCCAGGGCAGACATTGAGATCCGCCACACTTGGGATTATGTTAAAACGAGTGCAGTAATCTTGTACTTGGATCACTCACAAAAATATATTATAATAAAAATACGGAGGTATTTACTATGAAAAAGTCAACTATTCCTTATAGCTTAATGCAGCTCAAAAAAATGTATGAAAAGTCACATGTATTAGATTTTGATTGCCCTATTCAGAGACGTTATGGAATGTGGGATGATTGGAGAAAAAGTCTGCTGCCACATTCTATGTTGGTTGGGTTTGTTATTCCACCATTTTATATGATTAAAGAGAATAAGGGTTCAAAAGATTCCAGGAACAGACCTGTATCTAATTATTCTTGTATTGACGGTCAGCATAGATTGAGAACGATGTTTGATTTTATGAATGATGAATTTGCATTACATGAACAGACTCCGGATGTTGATATAGATGGTGATATCTACCAGATTGCCGGATTAAGATATTCTGAACTCCCAGAAGAACTGCAGGCGGCTATCAGTTCATATAATTTCACAATTTATAATCTGGAAGAATGTACAGATGAAGAAATTGAAGAAATGTTTTACCGACTTAATAACGGATCTGGATTAAGCAAAACTCAGATTGCAAATGTTAAGTTAGGTATGAAGCTGGCTAAATTTGTAAAAGAGATGGTCAATAGAAAGTTCTTTACAGAGGTTTGTCATTTCACTGGCGCACAGTATCGAAGAGCAGCAGACGAAAAGACATTTATACAGTCAATGATGCTGTTGGACGTAAAAGATGGTGATTATGAACTTACATCTATCTCAGAAGGGTGTGTTATAAGCTATGCAGAATCTTTACATGATAACTATTCAGATGCAAAATGTGAAAGATTAGAGAAGATCATGGACTATCTGGAAGAAGGGTTTGACGGTAAAGAGAAGTTTATGAAGGTAATTAATATCCCGATGTTTATTTATATGGCTGATGAAGCTATTAATTCCGGAATTACTCCAAGTGAATATTATAGCTGGTTTGAACAGTTCGCCGGAAAGTACAGCCCGGATTGCAAATATGCAGAGAATTGTGGCACTGGATCAATCAAGAAAGACAAGGTAAATGGCAGAATTGAAGTTTTAAAAGAGGACTTTGGACAGTATTTTGCTGAAGAATTGAAACTTGTAAATAATGAAGAGGAATAGAACAATTTGGATGGGTGGCGTATCGTTTTGATGGTGCGCCACTGAATAGATGTAAAAAACAAATATAGGTGAGGTTAAAATATGACAAGTGATATGGTATTAAATAATTTAAGACAACTTATCGGAAATGAATTTGACGAAGATGACATCATTTGTGCATTTGAAGATTATGAAGTTGATGGAGAAAGTTCTGTATATGTTGGAGACAGCGACAATATCGGCTACGATAAAATTGCATATATAGAAGGAGATACCGTTCAATTTTTATTTGAACTAAATTCAGAAAATATCATTGAAGATGTATGGATGGAGTAGGAATGGATGAATATATTCGCTATAATGGTAGTCGTATCAAAAACATACGAGGGCAGCACTTTGGACATTTAATTCCACAGAAAATTGTAGGAGTTAAAAATAAATATGCCATATGGGAATGTTTGTGTGATTTATGCGGTGGTACAAGACAGGTTTCCGTAAAGTTATTAAAGGGTGGCAGCGCAACAATGTGCGAAAAATGTATCAAAGAAAAAAGAAGAGAATTATTGAATAAAAATTGTTATAATGCAGATGCAATTGCGTTTAAAGACCTTACTAGGAAACAGTTTGGATTTTGGACAGTTTTGAAAAAAGGCGAATATAAAAATAACACTCAGATGTGGGTGTGTAAGTGCAAGTGCGGAACAATCAAAGAAGTTTCTCCATATCATCTTATATATGGTAAGAGTGTAAGTTGTGGATGCTCTGCGTCTTATAATCTGATCGGAAAACGGATAGGTATGCTGAAAGTAACGGGAATTACGAAAGAAAATGGGCTGTCTTGTATTTGTCAATGTGATTGTGGTAACACGATAACATGTACTGCATCTGATCTTGAGTGGAAACGCTCATGCGGATGTGCTGATGATATAGAAAAGGAAAAACATACTAAAGCATCAATTGTTTTAAATGGTCAAAAAATGAGAAAAGATAATACATCAGGAGTTAACGGAGTGCATAGAGCTAACGGGAAATGGGGAGCTGCAATTACATTCCAAAAACAATCGTATTGGCTTGGCACTTATGACACTATAGAAGATGCTGCGAGTGCCAGGAAAGAAGCAGAACGACATTTATATGGTGATTTTTTGGAATGGTATATTACATCATATAGAAACAGAAGCAGATGAAAGAATAGTTTTATGGAGCGAAAATATGAATAAATGGATTGTTGCAAGAATAAATTCTTTGAAAGAAGATTTATCTAAGAAACAGGAATACTTCAAAATAAATATACAAAACATGGATTCTCCCACATATGAGGATAATACAATTAATGATTTGCTGGTAATGAAAAAGCTGAAAACGGAAATTGAGCAGCTTGAATTGTTATTGCAACTGAATGGAATTTTTGCACAAGATAATACTATGGAAAATTTATTGAGAGAAGTCGGAAATTTGCAAAGCAACTTTCAAACATTATGTAGAAGTAATAAAGTAAGTAAAAGAGCAATATGTAATTTAGTAATTCCATTTAGAGACAAATATAATCTTACTGATTTACAGGCATTACAAATAGCAAGAAATGAGTTATCCGTAGCGGAAATTGCAGATTTATTATTGTAAAATGACGGTTTTAAAGAGGTGATATAATGGAAATAATCATTGTTACAGGTCAACGAAATGGAAATTTATATCTTGCAGGAAATTATGAACATGTAAAGTATTTTCCAGAACAGAGCACATTACATCCTTATAAACTATCTGAAAAAATTTTGAAATTATGTGATACGTATTTTAAAGCAAATGAAGATTTGATTATAACCACATACTCTGAAATTGTATTAGATTCTGTCAGGTTATGGGGAGCAAGAACCGGACACTGTGATATTTTGAAATGTATTAACTGCATGGATAATGGAGAAATCCGCACATCTGGATTTAATGAATACGGAGAGATGGATGTTTGGGAGAACGGAATATTTGACATTAAAAAAGTTATCCTAAAAGAATTGCTTGATATTAAAAGAGGGAAAATGAATAGTTGAAAAATCCTTTCATTTAAAAAATTGGAGGTAATAATATGAAGGTACTTGGAAGTTTTGTAGATTGTGTTTACGAGTCACATTTGTATAAAGAGGATGTTGGAGATATTAAAACAAAACTTATAAGTAGATTGCCAGATAAAAGAATCTGTGAAATGGCAAGTGTACTTATAATCGACACAAAATATGATGCATATGTTGTAAAAATACGTAGACCTGAAGTGAATAGTAGGGGATGTGTTGATATAGAAAAAACTCATAAGAAAATTTACGAAACTGATTTTATCGAAATTTTAAAGAGAGATTATGAAGGATTAAATTGGAAAGAAGTTGCTAAAAAAACTGATGAATTAATGAAGCCAGGATCGTTTGTTATTTTTAAAATAGATATTGATGTAGATACATTAATTGAATGAAAAATTGCTTTTATACAGGAGGTGAAGTTTTGTTATCTGAAGAACAGATGAAGATCATAGGACATTGGGTGAAAATTATTAGCAAAACAAGCTCACACAAAAACGATTATGGTGTAGTTACTGGGGTTACAAAGAATAAAGAATGGTTGAAGGTACGATTATCAGATTCAACTATAAGAATAGCGTTTGGTTCAGTGGTGCAGATTAATTAAATAAAAGAATGATTTCAGGGAAGGAATTACATATGTATACAAGTTACATTGATTATGCTCCTAAAGGTAGTATTTATTTGGGGCAATATAAAAAATTAAATGATGCTTGGAAAGCGTGTGCTGAAGCATTGGAACTTTTAAAGAATGTGGATGTTATTTATAGACCAATTATTTTGGAGAACAATAAAAATTAGACTTTTATAAGAAGAATAAGATCATATGATTGTAGATCGAAGTTTCAGAAAAATAGAAAATGGAGAAGGGAGTATATAGAGGTATATCATGAATAATTTAAAGAATGTATCTATGGAAGAATTATTTGAAGTTCTGGCATGTGGCAAAGAACCACTAAAAGGTATCACTTTGCTGGAATATATGGAAGAATGGAATAACCGAGTTAAAAAAGATGGTGGTTATGAAGTTATTGTTGAATAAGAATAGTTAAAAAGTTATACAAGATAAATGCAATAAAAATATTGATATTTCATATGTAATGTTGTATAATAAAGTAGAAAATAAAATGGAGATATAAAATAATGGATTTAAAAGTTGGACGTAATATATTGGATATAAATGAAAAGGATATAATCTTGGATAACGGTGCTTGTTATCAGATCATTACAAAAGAAGCAGGAAAACTGTGGGAAACGTATTCTCCAATAATGAGCAAGAAGCTTTTTGATAGACTGAATAGATGTGGGGCAGTTTATACTAATGAAATGCTCAAGAAAAAAGCTTTTGAAAAGTATCATACTAACAGTTGCACATTTTGGGCTTTTAATATTGAAAAGCTGGAAGAATTTTTGAAATAATGTATTTGGTGGTGGTTTATATAAGACTGCCGCCAGAAAAACAAAATAAGATAAAAGAAATAATAAAAATGTGTTGACAAGACACAACTTATAATATATAATAAGAGTATAGAAAACGAAGGGAGATTTAAAAATGAGTATGTATCAGTTGGCAAATAACAATTCATTTTTAGGATTTACAGATAACAGAACAGCTTTACAGGCTGGAAAGATTGAAAAATGCCTGTCTAAAGCGTTCAGATATAATGGTGTTGTAATGGAACGTCGGGATAAAATGCTTCAGGATTTAAGAAATGGTAAAGAACCGAAGATTGCAGAAGAAACTGTAAACGGGAAAACAAAGAAATCCTATAGAGTATATTCCACAATCAAAGACGGTGAGTTTGCCGGAACAAGAGTTTTCAGTGAGATTACCAAAACAGAATATGATTTCTGTATGTATCTCATTAAAAATGATCTTGTTTCAGAAGAACGTGTAAATGCTTATATCGAAGAAGAGAAACAGAGAAAAGAAGAAAAAGAAGTTGCAGAACGACAGGCAGAAGAAGCAGCCAGAGAAGAAGAGGAAAAACAGGCTGCAGAACTTGCAGAATTTGAAACCTGGGCGAAATCTATGGCAGAAATGTATTCCGGAACTTCTAATGCAAGCACTATGGAAAAGATTTTTATTGATAAATTGGGTGAATTTAAGAACCCTATTGGGGCGTTTAAACTCCTGGTATATATTGATAATATCGACAGTCATCCATTGTGTAGAGAGAAATTAAAAGAACGTTTGTATACAGGCAATAAAGCAAGCAGAAAGACATTTGAGTGTGTCACCGGATTAAAGCTGCCTAAGAATAACAGAGACACCGTAGAATTTATAGATAATCTGCATAAATCCGATTACTGCAACAAGGTTGATTATAAAGTAAAAGATAAAACAGAAGTTAAATCAAATAATGAAAGCGAACTGAAAGAGTTTTATATTCTGGAAGTAGATAAGGAACATAAGCGAAAAGAATATAAAAAGGTTTTTGGAGAAAGGATTGTTAAAAAAGGATTTGCTTGTTTTATCCACGAACTAAAAGACAAAACCTTTGCAATTTCTTCTATTGAATGTGGTGTGAGATTAGCAACCGGAAAGACAAAAGCCGAAGCAGTTAAAAATCTTAAGCGGGAAATCAGTAGATTTGGCGATGTAGAATTAAGACAAAAGATACAGGAAATTGTTAATTTATATGGGGCAAGCCCGTTATACAATTTGCTATAGTAAAAATAAATAAAGATAAGGAGATAATAAAATGAGTTTAGCTGGCAAATTTGGGAATTTTGAAATCAAGAAAACAGACAGAATTAGCAAAGAGGATCAGGAATGGTTGTCTCGTAGAGAGAAAATGTATAAACGTGCGTTAATGATACAGAAAAGCGTGTATGACATTTACAAATCAGAGGATGAAACATACACAGAAGAAGATAGAAAAGAATTTTCTAGTTTTACAGTTAGTGATTTTGGAGTTCCTAAACGAGTTAGCCAGATTCAGGATTCTTATATCAGTGGAATTTTCTCTTATTTTTCAAGAAAGTATCATGTGGAGTTGAAAAATGAGTTTGAACATTACGACTATAATCGAGAGCTTTATCGTTATTCGAATAAAGAGCCTGTAAAAGATTTGGTAATTGATGAAATTGACTATCATACTGTACTGGATAAGATTTTCGATCAGTTGGGCGGTTTGAGTTTTCAGGAAAAATCTATGAAAGAAGTAAAAGATGCATTAAAGGATAAATGTTATTTAGAGGGCAGAGATCAGTGGAAGATAAAAATAAGTGGAAAGAAACTTATATATACAGGTGGATCTTGTTGTAAGAGTAGATATTCCGACGAATATGAGTTCAATAGTACCGCATGGCTGAGAGCTTTTCTTGATGCACTTGCATGTAATATGTACGAAGAAAAAATATGTATTCACCCATTGAATAGATTGTACGACAGTTATTATGTAAGATTAGATGATGATGATTTTCAGAATGGTTTTTCAGCACCGTCAGTTGGTGTTGAGCATATCAAATTCTACAAGAATGGAAGAGTTGACATTACTTTCCAGAGTGGCGAATTTTGTCGGAATTTTGCAAGAGAATGGTGTGGATATACATTAGTTTAGGAGTATTAACAAAACAATGAATGAGAGTGGAAAATTTGTAAGTAAACAGCGTAGTAACTTCAGTATGGTTGGAAATACAATTTTAAGAGATGATAGAATGAGTTTAAAAGCAAAAGGATTATACGCTCTTATACAATCATATATAACAACACCTAATTTTACATTATATAAAGGATTTTTAGAAAATAAATGTAAAGAGGGGAAAAAGGCTTTTGATGCAGGATGGAAAGAACTAAAAAAATCAGGTTATCTTATTCAACACAAGAAAAAGGGTGAAAACAGTAAGTTTTATTATGAATATGAACTTGTTGAAGATCCATTTTTTAATAATGTTGGCTATATTTATATAATGAAAAATATGGGAAAATTTAAGATTGGAAAAGCGTCATTAAAAGCTACGAGATTAGGTGAATATACACATCTTCCAGAAGAGCCGAAGTATTTTTTGTTTAGATGTGTAACTGATAATAAAATGGTAGAATCACATTTACACAAAATGTTTGCAGAAAAACGATTGAGAGACGGAAAATGTGAGTGGTTTGAACTTAATGATGAAGATATTATGTTAGCAAAACAGTTTACAGAACAATACGAATGCGAATGTCCATTCGATATAAAACCACATTTTAACATTGAGGAAGTGCAGATATGAAATATAATTATTCAAATGAAACTATACCGCAAGATCAGCGGAAAGATATTAATACAAAAATTGAATACATTGTAAATAATAATCTGTCGGAATCCGAAACGGGCATTTCCAAAGATGATATTTTTAATGCTTATACAGGACTTGGAGGGCTGCATGGACTGCAGTTTTCCAGTTACAATAGTTATTATGACTACCAGAAAGCAAAAGCAGAAATTGAGCAGGGGCAATTTTTCACACCGTACAAATTAGTCGAATGGATTTATAATTGTTTACATATTTCCAATACTGATCTGGTGGCAGATTTAACTTGTGGTCATGGTGCATTTGCTAGCTGCTGCCCGGTTGAGTCAAACTTTTATGGGTGCGAAATAGAAGGAAAGTCTTACAGGGTAGCACAATACCTTTATCCAGATGCAAAACTGGAAAACACAGACATCCGTTTTTATGAACCGAAAGTTACATTTGATTATGTGGTTGGAAATCCACCTTATAATTTAAGATGGTCAAAAGATGATAAGAACTATTTAAGTGAGTATTATTATTGCTTAAAAGCTGCAGAACTGCTGAAGCCAGCCGGAATTATGGCGATTATCGTACCTTTATCGTTTTGTGCCGATGAGTTTTCTGATGGCGGTATGATTGCCGGATTAAATGAACATTTTAATTTTATCTGCCAGGTAGAACTTGATAAAAATACTTTTAAGCATTTGGGCGTAGAGAACTATAAGACAAAAGTTCTTTTTGTTCAAAAGAAATCAGAATATCTGGAAAACGTTGGATATAACAAAGATCTGTTATCCGGTGTTTCTTCCGGTGAGATTTGGGAAAAGTACCTAAAGCCAGTTACAGAAAAACGTGAAAGCATAAAGCAAAAAGTTTTTCTTGAAACAGTAAGAGGCGGGAAAGAGGATGCTAATTGGCAGTATAAGATTGAAAAGTTGTTATATGATATCAAGAGAAATCCCCATATATCTGATTTATACGCAGAATGTTGCGAATATGTAAGCCAGTATCGCAACCAGAAAAAGCCGGATCACATTGCATGGGATGAATGGGAAAAGTTGAAAATCAGAAAGCCGGATGTAGAGAAACATTTAAAATCTGCCTTAAGAAAGCAGAACCCAACCAAAAGTAAAGCGAATAGAGTAATTAAGAACAATTATTCTTTTGAGCTGGATGGGGAAGTCTTGGACATTAATCAGGCAGTGCTGTCTAATGAAGTATCAACAAGAACGTTTGATACAAAATGGATGGCACGACTGATTGAGAAGAAAAGTCAAGAATATGACACGCAGAATGTTTTATTTGAAGAAATGCATCCGGATAGAGAAATTGCAGCTTGGTTGGATAATTTTGAATTATCAGATGACGAAGAGACTATTCATCTAAATGATGCACAAAAAAGAGATATTAATTTATTTTTGCAGAAGAGATATAGTTTTATTCAGTGGGAGCAAGGATCTGGAAAAACACTTGCTGGAATCACAATCGGAAAATATCGACTTGAAAAGAAACAAGCTAAAAACGTGTTTGTTGTTAGTACAGCAATTGCAATCAAGAACAATTGGAATGATGTATTGACACAGTATGGAATTGATTACTGCATGATTGAAACCCTGGCAGATATCCAGAATATTAAGCCGGGACAATTCGTACTTATTACTTTGAATATGATGTGCAAATATCATAAATTCATTAAAAGATATGTAAAATCTATTTGCCAAAAAGCTGTTTTAATTTTGGACGAATCAGATAGTATCAGCAATATGGACAGTAAGCGTACAAAATCAGTATTAAACGCATTTCGGCGTTTGAGATATAAAACACTTATGACTGGTACAAGCACACGAAATAATATTGCAGAAATTTTTCCGCAGCTTGAATTACTGTATAACAATTCTATCAATATGTTAAGTGAATGTCCTGAGATCCAGGAAAGAAATAAAAAGAATGATAATGAATTGGAGTGGGAAAATAACGAATACTATATGAAACCATATCCGGCATACAAAAAAGGCTACAGACTCTTTACTGCAAGTCATATTCCAGACAAAATTACGGTGTTTGGTGTCAGTCAGTTTACGCAAGATATTTTTAATGCAGATTATTTAAAAAAGATGATTAACAAAACTATTATCACAAGAACGTTTGAAGAAATTACCGGAAAGAAATTATATGAAATCAAACAGGTTACTTGTGGTATGAATGACGAAGAGAAACATCTTTATTCTATTGCACTGGATGAGTTCTATAAAATGGAATATCTTTTCAGCAAAACAGGTAATAGCCGGAAAGATGCAATGTTAAGAATTTTAAATCAGTTGCTTGCACTTTTGAAAATTTGTGGTGCGCCACAAACATTAAGAGAATACGATCAGTCGATTATGCCGGAAAAATTCAAATCAGTTCTTTCTCTTTTGGTAGACTTCCAGGGAGAAAGGGTTGCTATTGGTGTTAGACATATTGAGGTTGTGAGAGCTTATGAAGCAGCAATCAGAAAAGCATTTCCAGATAGACCAGTATTTGTCATTACTGGAAACGAAACTACTTTGAAACAAAGAAAGAAAATTGTGCAAGATCTTAAGAAAACGAAAAACGGTATTCTGATTAGTACACAGCAGAGCCTTTCTGCAAGTATGAATATTGATTTTGTAGACAAGTGTATTATTCCGGAGCTGCATTGGAATAATTCAAGCATGAGCCAGTATTATTTCCGTTTTATCCGTTATACTTCTACAAGATTTAAACAGGTATATTTTGTTACATATGAAAACAGTATTGAGAGCAATTTGTTGAAAATGGTTCTTGTAAAAGATAAGCTGAATAGATTTATGAAGAATCAGGATGTTTCTGATGATGAAATATATGATATTTTTGGAATTGAAAGTGATATGCTACAAAATCTGATGTATAAAGAAAAGACAGATGACGGATATGTTATTCGTTGGGGAGATCAGAAAGTATCATAGATTGGAGATATTATGAATAAAAAGAAGCCGGAGGGCTATTATAAAGGGTTACGTAGAAAAGAAAATCTGACTATTGAAGAAGTATACAATGCTGTAAAAGATGTGTTATTCGAGCCAGAAGATAAGAAAGCTATGGTTGTAATTAATGGCGACAAAATAAAAGGAAACAGTCAGAGATTCCAGACATTTTTTACAAAAGGCTTAAAGTGTGCATGTTGTGGCATTGAGGGAAAATATTTCGGAAAAGAAAAGGATTTCAACGCTGCAAGATATCATCTAAATTTGTATGCCTTAGATGAATCAGGAAATGAAGTTTTAATGACAAAAGATCACATTGTCCCACGTTCAAAAGGTGGGGCAAGTGAACTGTATAATTATCAGACAATGTGTGTAAAATGCAATATAGCAAAAGGGAGCAACTAATGGAATATGATAAAGAAAATCAATGGTGGATAGAATATACTAAATTGTCAAGCGGGCAAACTGCAGTTATTATGTTTTCAAAATATCCGAGAGGAAAAACGCTCTACTACTTTGTTACATTCGGAATTGCTGATAAAAAGAAGATGTTGCGGAACTGGCTATTGGAAACAGGTAGCGGAGATTTATGTACAAAATGCACTGGAAAATGTGGAGCAGAAGGATTAATCTGGGCGTATCATAAGTTAGAAGAATTTATACAAGATAGGAAATTGTTTAATAAAAGCGATAAAGTTTTAAAATATAAAGTTGCGGTTTGTGGAGCTGATGCAAGACGACACAGAGTTTACCGCCATTTTTTGAAGCGCATTGGATTTAATGAAGAGTATGACCAGGAATTAGGTTGGATCATTGTGAAAAACTTATAAGATAAAACAAATAAATGTTGTAATATATAACAATGCATGATATACTTTATACAAAGACACAACATAGAATGGAGAGTGAACGTAAATGGGAACACCAGCATATACACCTATATACTCTAAGCGGTTAGCAGGGTATCTTCTTCTAAAAGGATTTATGCTTGAAGATTATCAGAAAAGTCATAAGGACTCAGAAAGAACAATATTCTTCTTCTATGAGTCTGAAGAATTGTTGAGAGCCATGTCAGAATATAACAGATTAAAAAATTACAAAGGAGGCATAGTAAACATATGAGTAAAGTAATCAATCAAAAATATATGTCGTTTGAAGAGGTTGTTATTGAAAGTGAAAATGAAGAGGACTATAAGGAGTCTCTTGATACAATGCGAAAAGCCGGTTTTACAAGAGTAAAAATATACGATAATGAAAGCATGACTATGATCCCGGCAAAGAAAATTCTTAAAAATGGACATATCGTACAGAGATACAAGAGATTTGGCGGATATGAGATTATAGAAAGCAAATTACGCGCAGAATTACCAAAGGGTGTTAAGCCAGCAGATAGAAAGGAAGAAAATAAATAATGAAGGCAATATTACTCCTGTTGATTATTATTGCTGTTTTGCTGGTTGTTATGGATATAGCAGTGATATATGCAACACGTGAAGTAGAGAAAAAAGAAAGGGAATTATTTGAAAATCGAAGGAGCAGAAGTGATGAAAGGAGTTATCTTAAAAACAGATGACGGAATAAAGTTATTTGGATGTTTACAGTGTAGCAACGGATCTTGGTACAATGCAGAAGGGTGTTTTAAGTATTGTAACGATAATAAAAGCGAAAGAAGAAATATGCTACAGGCTTCAAAATTGTCCGCTAGTGCTACGTATTTGGCATTAAGTCCAAAAGCTACAAAAGACTGGTATAAACATAGAGAGAATTTCATTGAAATTGAAATCCCATATAAAAATGAATAGAAGATAAACAAAATAAATATTGACATATAATAAAAAGTATGATAATATATAAAATGTGAGGTGAAACAAATGGCAACAGGAACAAATTTAGGAAGGATTAAGAATAAAAAAATCCAAAAGAACAATACTTCTGGATGCACAGGTGTTTCGTTCCACACTTGCAAAGGTCAATGGTATGCGAGAATAGCTTTTAAGGGGAAAAATTATAATCTTGGCTATTTTGATAATATTCAGGATGCGATTAATGCCAGAAAGCGAGCAGAACAAATGACTTTTGATGAATTTATTGAGCGACATACCAAAAAGAAGATAATAGAAATATAAGGAGGAAGAAATAATGATTACACAGAAATGCCAGATGGAACTTAGGGAGATGGTTTGTGATTTTGGAAAAGGTGATATACACGTTGATATAAATCCTAGACCTGATGATCCAAATAAAGTTTCAATTGAATTTGCAAATGGAGAACCGCTTGAAATCGGAACACGTGTGTATGGTGAAAATTCACCAACACCATTAATCATGAATTTCGATAATGTCGAAAGCCTGGAAGCTATAAAAGAGATTGCTGAAGCTGCAATTACTACTCTTAAGGTGAAGAAAGAGTACATGACTGAGCCAAAAGAGCCAGAGTTTATAGTTAAAACTGACAGTATATTTGTAACAGAAGCATTCAGGAGATCAAATCCGTCACCACTTAAAGTAATGGAAGATACAGAAAAATATCTGGAAAACGGTGATATTAAAGAGATCGTTGTTTCTGAAAACCTTATTTTAAAAGATGGGTACATAGGGCTGCTGATTGCAAGAAAATACAATAAAAGCACTGTAAAAGTATCTGCACCGGATGGAATTATAATCCTTGTTGGGAACAAAGCAATTAATTTTAAATCAGATAAAATCGCTCTTTTATATGGAGATACGTATGGAAATCAGAAACAACTGGCAATTATTAATTCAGGTAATAGATACATGATCCCGGCAGAAACCCCGGAAAAAGCGGTAGAAATGCTTGAAAAGATAAATAAAGTGTTTACTCCAGATTATACAATCGTTGGAAGAGGTAGAGAAAGTTCCGCACTTGCAGATTCAATGGAAAAGCGTGGAGTGGCATTTAAACATATGTAAGATAGCAAAAATAAAAGATATACACAATAAGGCTTATTATATTTAAAGGATGTTGATTGTTGTTTGATAAACAAGAGAGAGTTCGTTGATATGGTAAGCGATCATACTGGACGTACAAAGAAAGACGTAGAAGAATGGACAACCTTAATTTTTGAGGAAGTCAAAAGAGCTGTAAAATTATACGGTGGATTAAAAATTGTGAATTTTGGCACATTTGATACAAGAGACAGAAAAGGTAGGATGGGGAAAAATCCAAATACACAAGAAGATCTCTATATAAAAGGCAGAAAAGTCTTACACTTTACGCCAGGTAAAGAAATAAGAGAAATAGTTAATTATTAGGAGGTTTTGGCAGTGTTTAAAGTAGGTGATATGGTATATGTTGCTTTCGCTGTTGGTTGGAAATTTGAAACACATTTAACAACGGTAAAAGATGTTGTTGAAAAAGACGGAGAAGTGGAATATATCGTTGAATGCTATTGTGATGCTGCCAGATTTTCTAATGATATGTTTGAGCATTACGACGACAGCCGGAAAGAAAATGAAATCTTTGAAGCAACCAAAGAAGGAAAAGCTAAATGTGATAAATGCGTTTCAGATTATTATTATGATGGACTTTGCAGAGGTTGCGAGTATGAAGATTTTGGTTCTGTATTCCGCTGCGATGATTGTAGCCATTGTAAGGATATGGGACATAAGAACCCAACAGATCCAAGACCTATGAAATGTGTTTTAAACAAAATTGTAGTAGGTGACTTTTACAGAAAATCTCATACACATGAGATATGTAAGTATTTTGATCCAGTGCTTCCACAGATAAAAAGAGAGTTTCAGAGTTGGGAAAAATATAATGAAGTTCTTAAAAACTGTGAGTTCAATAAAGAATGTCCGATGCACAAAAACAGTGTATGGAAAACTTGCACATATGAATACTATATGGATTCTAAGCTTGTTGGATTTCCAATTAAGTTTATGCTTGATGGAAGAGAAGTTACAAGTGTAAAAATCCCACGTAGAAGATGGGTAAATCAGGATTTCTTGAATGGAGACATTCTGGAATGTACAACTGTGAATTTTGCATATGAGAAAGGCAGAAATGGATTACCGAAAAAAGGATGCTTGCCAATATATCAATCATTTGAGGGACTGGCAAAAATAGATATTAAGAAAGGTATTTTAATTGATGGACAGCCTATCAAGACATTATAAAGAAATTGTAAATCGTATAAAAAGTAAAACGCCGGATTTTGACGAGTATAAGTTTCATATTCTGGTAGTTGACGAAAATAATTTCGATGGGATGCCAGTACAGAGTTGCACAATATCAAAAGATAGAAAATGGATTTGCATTCCAAGAGAGTACGAAGATCAGCTTGGTGTAGGGTATATTCCGATATGCTATGAAGTAGTGGAAGAATTTGAGACATTCCTTGGAAATGGTAGTATAAGTTGGAGATGTAGAGTCTTTATTTTAAATAGAAGATATTAAGCAAATATGGGGCTGTAATGGTATCGACGGGGTACAGAACGGACATAATTCGCAGGAGTGGTTGCCTAACAACCAACATTAAAATAAACGCTAAAGAAACAAGACTGGCGGCGTAAGCTGCACTCTATATAGATGATTGTGGGATATAATCTATATAGAGCCGAAATTCCCACAGAAGTTTCCTGTTTTTCTTAAAAATAGGTGGTGGACGAGAAACCAGTATATACCTGAGAAACGGTTAGCTGTCTCATTTTCGCTAGGATGACGTTTAAAAATAAATATCCAAATGAAAGAGTATTGCGTAAAAAGATTGTGTAGTTAGTATGTATTTCGGACACGGGTTCAACTCCCGTCAGCTCCATTTGAAGGAAAAATATGTGTAAAAGATGTGAAGAAATCAAAAAGAAACATGAAAATTATAATTATTGCCCGTATTGCGGAAGTATGATGAAAAAGATTGGCTTCATACCGGATTACGATGTACCGTATAAATCGTTTTTTGCTGAAGAAAGAAATGGCTTTATCGTAGATATGGGTTAAAATAGGAGTATGTGAAAAACTATGAGAAGTATTTCAAGTGTAATAATTAGTTTGACTTGTTGGTATATGCTTACGAATATGAATGCTAAAAAAGTTGGTACGAGAGTATTTTTAGCCATGATGTCATTCGTGATGTTAGCAGTAGCGTTTGTATTATTGATTTTTGGACTTTGACAAAACAAGAATTTTAGGAGGAACAGAACAATGAAGCCTTATGATGTAGGTTTAATTTGTGGGCGATTCCAGACTTATCATATAGGTCATGAATCGCTCATAAATATGGGGACACAACTTTGCGACAGGATCTTAATTTTAATAGGATCATCACAAGAATGCGGGACAGAAAGAAATCCGCTTAATATCAACACCAGAACGAAGATGCTGAAAGAGATATACGGAGATTCGCCGGAAATCATGATTTATGCACTGTCTGATCTGACAGATGAGAATGATATTCGTCCGGAGTGGGGCAAGTATCTTCTGGAGAATGTAGACAGATATATCTACAAAGTTCCAGAGTTGATGATTACCGGAGATGACGAAGAGCGAAACCACTGGTTCGCAAGAGAAGATGTGGTTGATATGTCGCAGCTTATTGTAAATCGTGGAAGAATCCCTATTTCTGCTACACAGGTCAGAAAGCTTATGGTTATGGATGATCGTAAAGAGTGGATGAAATGGGTAAATCCGAAGCTGCATAAGATGTACGATGAAATTCGCCGGGAGCTAATGACAGTACCTTATTATAGGGAAATGCAGGTAGAATTGATGAAAGATAAACAAAATAAATGTAAATAACACTTGAAATTGCCAGAGGAATATGGTAATATAATTACAAGGAAATCAAACAATAGGAGGGTAAAAAATGTACAGTATTTCAAGAAAAGAATTTATTAATCCAGATATGGAAATGGTAGGGAGAATCATTGACAAGCTTAATGAAAAGTTTGATCCTACAGAAACCCACCATCATAGCAATGCAGACTCAGAGATGTTTGAGTTTCATTATAAAACAGATGGAATGAAGCGTGAAGCATGGAGCATTACTTTCATGGGGCATACAATTATCAGTGGTGGCGAATTTGGGCTTGATTATTCAGAGTGCCAGGATGAGTCATATTTAACACTGGAAAGCCGCAACGAACAGAAAATCTTTATGTTGGCTGTAAACAATACAATTCAGCATATTGATAAGTTAGTGAATTATGTGGCACTTTCAGACACATCAGATTATAACAAGCAGAAGTGGATTGGGACACTGAAAAAGAGCATTGAATAAAAAGCAGCAATAAGAAAGGAGAGAGCATTATGATGACATATATCAATGGAACATCCGCATTAAAAGAAGATACTGAAAAAGTTATAACCTTTCCTGGCTCAAGAGAACAGATTGTTAAAACGCAACCAGTAAAAAAAGGTAACTACAAAGAGGGCGAAGAACAGAGAGTTTATCCGTTCAAAACCGAAGAAGATCTTCAGAAAATGCACAATTATTTCGTTGAGAAAAAGATGTGGCGTAATGATCTCTTATTTGTTGTTGGTGTAAATGTTGGTCTTAGAGCAGGGGATCTCCTGAAACTTACATGGGGACAGGCTTTCCCGGATAATTATTCAGAAGTTGCAAACGCAATCAGAATAAAAGAAGAAAAAACTGGCAAGTGGCGTACATTCTATCTGAATGAGTCTTGCAAAAAAGCTATTCTTAAATACTTTAAACAGTATATAAGAAACGGGGAAATACCTGGAAGGGATGAATACATTTTCAAAAGTAGAAAAGGAAATGGACACCTTGAGGTTCGTCCGGCTGGTAATATTTTGAAAAAAGCAGCGAAGGAAGTAGGAATTACTTTCAACGTAGGAACACATTCATTGAGAAAGACATTTGGCTATTGGCAGTTAAAAGCACATCAGGATGATGCAATGTTTTTGTGTCACCTTCAAGAAATGTTTAATCATGCAACTCCAAAAGTTACATTGAGATATTGTGGTCTTGAAGATGAAAACATGGAACAGTATTATAACGATGTGAACATTTTATGATTTGGAGTGTAGACTATTGGAAAGTACAATGGCAATAGTAAAAGCAAAAGACGATATAAAAGTTCTTATGGAAGATGGCAGATTTAGCAATTTCATCAAGGGGCATACATATAGATGCATGTTTAAGGGCGAAGATGTGTATATAATTGATGAAGATAAATATGGATTCCAGACAGATTTGGATATATTTCATGAGAATTTTCAGGTTATAAGCAACGAAACTAAATAAGGAATATTATCTTCATTCGGTGTCTGTATTGGAAAATATGATTCTAAGAAAGACACCTGAAAAATAAATGAAGTTAATATAAATAAATAATGGGTAAAGATATGAAAGTTGCAAGTTGTTTTGAAGTTTTTAGGAGTGGATTTACTTAGCTGTATTAATACAAAAGGATAAGTATAGGAGAATAAGATGAATTATAGTAAGCGTGCAACGAGAAAAGTGTGTGCAGTAATTTCAGTTATAATTGTTGTGCTTCTTGTATTTACAGCCATATCTGCTGCCAGTGTAGATACAGACAGCGATATATATGTAAAGTTCCAGGATCGTATGTCGATGGACTGGGATTATGATGATTCGATCTATCTGAGAAAAGCAGTAATGCTTAAAGGTCAAAGTAAATCATTATATGAAAAAGCCGACATTATAGTTGTCACACTAAACAGGGTATTAAGCACAAAATATCCAAAAGATATTAAATCTGTAGTTGAACAAATTGCAGAGGAAGAAGAAACGAGTCTGGACGAAATTGAGCCAGACTCCGATTCTGCAGAAGCATTAAGAATTGTAAAGCATGAAAGATATGATAATACGAAAGGGCGATTAGAATATGAATAACAATGAGAAATTCAATGGAAATAGAAGCCACCAGAGAAGAAATAGAAACGGGCATTACAGAAAAAGACCTGTGAAAGCAACTCAGGCTGCGACAGTTAATCCGGAAAACAAAGATTCCGAAAATATGAAAAAGTTTGTCGAGATTTTGACAAATGAATTTTTTGTCCTTATGGAAAAAGCTCAGGCTTGTACTGAGATTGTGTCAGAAGAAATTCTTGATGAGATTCCGAAATTTCATCAGGCTATAGGAGCTATTGGAACACTTGGTTTTGTATTTGAAGAAATTGACAAGTTATTCCCACTTTCAGAATATCTGCCAGAGGAAAAGGCTGATGAAATCAAAGAGATTATTTTTTCTGCTGACAGTGATAACGACGAAGAGGAAAGATGTTATGACGAAATCAATTGACAATGAACGCTGGCTTTCCGATGGAAATTGTAAACTCTGCCGGAGATCAAAATATTGTAGTAAAGCGTGTAAAGCCAATAAAGAGGCAACACAGAGAGATATTTACAGTGCAGTAAATAAAGCCATAGGCGGAATTTTCGCACATATGCTTGAAAAACAGGCAAGTTTATTCAGGTAAGAAAGGTATAACATGAGTGGGAATATTGTAATTGACTGGGCTGATAGCATATTGGAAATTGCAAGATCATCATGCGGATCAGGAACTTCAAGTGACAAGGATAAAGCTTTTATGGAAATCATTGGAATATGTGACGCAATATTCAAGTCACTTGGATATGCCTGTAAATACGTGTTTATAAAGTACAAGCGATTTTTTGATAAGCTGGCAGGAAAAGATACAACAGTTATAGACTGGGTGCTTTCAGTTGTAGACCTTGCTACATCAGGAATAAAATATGAATATCCAGGAAAAGACGAAATATTAAGATGTATCATTGGAGTATGTAAGACGATTGAAATAACACTTGGATATGTTTATACGAATGACAGTGATGTTGAATATAAAAGAAAGCAGCTTATTGATTTTGCGGAATATACACAGGAGAAAGAAATAAAATGATGCGAGCAGGAACTTCACATTATAATTTTGATTCCACAAATGCACAAGAACCATTTACATATATGGCGCGAATAATTGGCACAAAAGAGATTGCTGTTGGTTATGTTGTGGTAGCAAAGGCAGCATATTGTCCGAAAAATACTTGGAAATATTACATAGAGTATAATGATTATAGATCGTATGGTTGTGGTGTTGAGTCAGCATATTTGGGACTTAAAAGAGTTGCAATTGATCCAGATACTATCGTTCCTTACAACCAATTAGCAAGGATAAAAGTGGATCAGGAACATGGTTATGATATTTTGCTTGAAGGAAATGATTTGCCGGGATTAAGAACTAGCTTAAAAATCGCATACAATGAAAAAATCCCAGAAGGCTTATATGCGCCAATTAGCGAAGAGTATGCTGCAAGATATGAAAAATATGGAGCATGTTCTGAAGTTACACCAGAGCAAAACGTTATAGAAGATGTTATTGAAAACAGCAAAATTCTCGAAAGAGTAAAACTTCTCGAAGCAATAAAGAAATTCTGGGATGAACATAAGAAAGACTATAAAACAGTTTTTGTTTTGGTTGGTGGGGGATATTGCAAAGAAGATTGTGAAACCATAGAAGAACGTGTTCCTGGAATATTCACGCATTCGTTGACCAGTATGTATTTCGAGGATATGGATGCTTGTATAGAGGACTTTGTGAAATGTGTAGATCCGGAAGATGTTGGAGCTTTTGATTGTGGTACAAGGAGGAAAGAACAGGATGTTTCCAATTAATAACATATTATTTTGCCCGCTTTGTAAGAAACGTAGCGAAAGATGGATTAGTTCTGGATGTACTTTTCAGATTAAAGGACACGAAAATTACACGTATTATAAAGAGTCTTGTACAAAGTGCCAGAAACATTTCTATTTGCCTTGTGGCAGTAATGGTATTATCGAAATGCGTATGAATGGTGTTCCTATTGAAGATGCAATAGAAGCCAAATGTAACGAGATAAAAATAAGACGCGGCGGGTTATTTACTCCTACGGACAGAGACAGAATTGAGAAACAATGTAAGGAAATATACGAAATGAATGAAAATGATTTAGTTATTTCGGAAGATCTTGTAAAGAAAGAAGATTTGAAAGTTGTCTCTGCTTGGATGTCGTGACCTAAAAATACATAACAAAAAAGGATGATATGAATGAGATTTTTACTTTGGAAAATTCAATTGGATGAACGTAGATATGCAAAATTCCAATGGTTATTATTCAAACTGTTTGGGAAAAGACCTAAAGCCCCTTGTGGTCACACTAAGAATGCAGTTGGGTATTATTGCCACTTACCTATGAATGTAAAATATTGTGATATTATCAATGACAGGGAAAGACATGAAGTGGTGTGTAAATGTTGTGGTGAAATACATATGTTATCTAGTTCTTATATTGATCCAAACGATGAAGATTCGTGGTTATCATTCTAGGAGGCTGCAATATGAGAAAACCAAAAGTCGAGAATAAATATAACTTGAAACCTTCAGACATAAATAAACTGATTGTAAGTGATCGCTCTAAAATCAAAGAACCGTTGTTCTGGCGAAATGATGTGATAAATGCCTGGTGTATTTCAAAAAGCATTGGAACAGATGCAGATAGAAAGTATTGTACTGACAATTCTGTATGGATTGGAATTTATGATAAGCCGTATTATCGCCACGAAATTCATTGGTATTGCACTTGCTGGGGCGGTATGGGTAAATACAATTTTAAAAAGTTTTTCGATTATCAAGAAATTGAAACGGAAAAAGATTTGGAAACTCAGGAGGAGTTATTGAAAATAGTAAACAAATTGTTGGACATGAAAGTTCTGGCATTTAAAAAATAAGAAAGTGGATTTTGTAAAAAATAGCCTTGTTAATCAAGGCTGAGAATCAATAGAAATATTGTGGCTGATTCAGCTAGGGAAACCTACGTATATGTTAAAAGAATATATGCGAGCCAAAGAGTGAGGGAATTTCCACTCATTAAAGCCTATGTAAATTGAATATAGATTTGAGGTTTTAGAACCTTATGAAACTACATAGGTACTGAACAGGTACTCACTCGTTTCTTTTACAGTTAATAGTTTTAGAACCTTATGAAACTACATAGGTACTGAACCCAACGGCAAAAGATGCAATTCCTACTGGTGGTTTTAGAACCTTATGAAATTAAAATAAATATGAATAAAGGACAAAAAATAAAAAATGAGCAATGATAAATATATAATAACTAGACAACTTAAATTATTACCGATTGGTGGAGAAGAGGAGGTTAAGAGGGTTTATGATTATATTAGAAATGGACAATATTCGCAGTATAATGCGTTGAATATACTTATGGGACAATTGGCGAGTAAGTATTACGAATGTAAAAGAGATTTGAGTAGTGCTGAATTTAAAGAGGCGCAAAAATTAATTTTGTCAAATTCAAATCCGAACTTATGTGATATTGAATTTGCTAAAGGTTGTGATACGAAGTCTGCGGTAGTTCAAAAAGTTAAGCAGGATTTTTCAATAGCAATAAAGAATGGACTACCACGTGGAGAGCGCAATATTACGAATTACAAACGGACAGTTCCTCTTATTACAAGAGGTCGTGATCTTGTTTTTGTTCATGGATATGAAAATTACACGGAATTTCTGGATAATCTTTATACGGACAGAAATTTAAAAGTATTTATCAAATGGGTTAATAAAATCCAATTTAAGATTGTATTTGGAAATCCATATAAATCGGCAGAATTAAGAAATGTTGTACAGAATATTTTTGAAGAAAGATATAAAGTGAATGGTTCTAGTATCAAAATTGATGATGGAGATATCATTTTGAACTTATCGTTAACAATGCCAAAGGAAATTAAAGAACTTGATGAAAACAAGGTAGTTGGTGTTGATTTAGGTTTGGCAATTCCAGCAGTGTGTGCATTAAACACAAACTGTTATTCTAGGAAATCAATTGGTAATGCAAACGATTTTTCACGGGTAAGAACAAAAATCAAGGCACAAAGAAGAAGATTGCAGAAAAGCCTTAGTCAAACTTCTGGTGGACATGGCAGAGAAAAGAAACTTCGGGCATTAAATAGATTTTCGGAGTATGAAAAACATTGGGTTCAAAATTATAGTCACTATGTAAGCAAACAAGTTGTTGATTTTGCGATTAAAAATAATGCGAAGTATATCAATCTTGAAGATCTTGAAGGATATGGTGATGACGAGAAGAACAAGTTTATTCTAAGTAATTGGTCATATTATCAGGTTCAGCAATACATTACATATAAGGCAGAAAAATATGGAATTGTAGTAAGAAAAATAAATCCATATCGTACTTCGCAGGTTTGTAGTTGTTGTGGACATTGGGAAAACGGTCAAAGAATAGACCAAGCAACTTTCATTTGTAAAAATCCAGAATGTAAAAATTTTGGAGAAAAAGTTAATGCAGATTTCAACGCAGCTAGAAATATTGCACTTTCTACTGATTGGTCAGATATAGACGAGAAGAAAAATAAGAAAAACAAAAAGAAATAATTTTGTTTAACGGTAGACCTTTCTGCCGAAAAGTGAGGGAAATCCCACTCACTAAAGATATAGTAAATTACATATGTTGTATGATTTGAGGTTTTAGATATATGTAATTTAACATGTATCTAAAGGAGAGACAGCCGCAAAAGAAAAAATAAAACTGTTTTAGATATATGTAATTTAACATGTATCTAAAGGAACCTGTACAGAATCCTCAAATACTGGCATGTTTTAGATATATGTAATTTAACATGTATCTAAAGGACGTTCGGAAGAATAAACTCTATTTTTTGGTTTTAGATATATGTAATTTAACATGTATCTAACTGTAAGATTGGTTAGAGATTATAATTTAGTATATTAGAAATAATATCGGGCGATTTTGCGTCCGTAATGTGAGAAAATCTTTGCTCACAAAAGCCTTTGTAAAAGATTTGATGTTTTTTATTATTACAAAATTACAAGGGTACAAAACTGGTGTGCGCCACATACTAAGTCGCTAATAAGCTTTTTATTATTACAATGGTACAAAACAGTAAATAGATGAATCTACATAACTGCTTAAATTTTGTATTTTTACAAAATAGCTTATCAAAAAGATATAATATGTCATAAAGTTGAAATTTTACAATTGAATATTGACAAAAGAACAAATGTTCTGTATATTATTATACAGAACACTTATTCTAATCCCTGGGGTATGATGCACCCCGTCCCACCCATTCTTCCGTTATGTAGTGATTTAACGCAAGTAAAACATTGGACTCTCTAATTATACAATGGTTGGGAATATTTGGCAAGAATTAAGTGTTCTTTTGTTATAGAAAGGAGAGTCCAATGGGAATGAAGATTTTTGATTTAATCTACAAACTCTTTGGTATTGCAGGTTCTGCAGTAGTAATTTATGAGTTTTTCATAAGATGATAAGAATAAAAGAATTGGAGAATGATATGAGTAAACAAGAATTAGTCAGAAATGAAATGGTAAAAGCCATGAAAGAAAAAGATAAAGAGAAAAAAGATACATTGGCTTTACTTTTGGCAGCTTTAAAGAATGCGGAAATTGATAAAATGCGAGTTTTATCACCAGAAGAAGAGGATGCAGTAGTACAGAAAGAGATCAAACAGACAAAAGAAACACTGGAAATGACACCGGCAGACAGAGCGGACATTATTCAACAGTGTAATAACCGCCTGGCAGTTCTGCAGCAATTCGCGCCGCAGATGATGAATGAAGCAGAAATTGAAAAGGTTATTTCTGATGTACTGAAGGATCTGGAATTAGATAGTCCAACCAAAAAAGAAAAAGGAAAGATTATGAAAGTTCTCATGCCACAGGTTAAGGGTAAAGCAGATGGAAAACTGGTGAATACTATTCTTGAAAGAAAGTTGAGATAAATAAATGAGTAGAGTAATTACAAAAACAAGAACTGGAAATATTATTTCAGATGAAGAACTGGGACTTGAATATTTGTTTGTGGGGGACTATGGCAAAGAAAACAACATTAAGGCTTCATTTATGGGATATGATAAGCGGAATAAGCGATGTATATACAGACCAAGATGGGGAATTGTGTTATACAGTTGAAACCTGTTTTAAAGAGGAAATTGTAGAGCAACTTTCCAATGATGATTTACTGAATGAACTAAAGAAAAGGATGGTGATTGAATGAAAGTTAAGAAACTATTAATTGGATTGCTTGTATCTGGATTAGCACTTTCGTTTACTGGATGTGGCGGTGATGAAGTTATAAATGAGAAAGGTGAAAAAGTTAGCTCTTATGGACAATTTATAGAAATTAAAAGAAATCATTATACAGATAGTAACACAAATGCTACAGATCAAATATTTATGTATGATAAAGATACAAAAATTGTGTATGTATATACTGAGCGTTCATATTCAACTTCTACAATGCCATATTACGTATTGGATGAAAACGGTAAACCAGAAATAGCAGTCTACGGAGAGAATTATAATGGGTGACGAATATGATTAAACATATTAAGCAAGGAGAAAATATAGGTGTAGCAAAACAAGTTCAAGGCGCAGTTGTAGACGTATATACACATCCAAAATTTAAAGGCATGTATGGATTTGTATATAGAGGTGAGAAGTGGACTTGTAGTGATTATGCTTTTGATAAGGAATATAAATCATGAAATGAATTAAGAGAAGTAAATAAAACTAAGAAACAGAAAGGAAGTTGGCGTAATTGTGAGTATTGGTTTATTTGTAGGTATAATTTTAATGTCACTTATTATTCTTGATGGGATTGGATATGCCATAGCAAATCATGTAAAACCGTTACAAAAGATTTATTGCAAGAGAGGCTGGCATTGTCACATGAAAGATTATGAAACAACTGGTTTTGATGGAGCGTCATTGCATTGCAGATGTAAATGGTGCGGATATGAAGGACTGGTAGACAGTCAAGGAAATTTATTTTAGAAAGGCGAATTAAATAAACATGAAACGAATTGTAAAAATATTTTCTGCTGAATCCGGAAAACATGTGAACACATTTATGTTATGTGGAAGTGGCAGTGGACATTTTGATGGACATGATATATACCAGTGGGTTTCATATCCATACGGAACTATTTATCCGGAAGTCTTTAAAGATGCAGATGAAGCACTTGCTTTTCTTGATAACAAAAAGGGAATTACTTATGAAGTAATGGGTGGATGCCAGTTGACTCTCATAAAAGAGAATGGTGATTATACAACAGCTTCGCCACTGGTAAGAACACCAATAAAAAGTAGAGGTAAATAAATGAGAAAGAAAATTATTAACAAAGTTGCTTGTTTTGCAGCTATTATATTCATTCTATGTACTACATGTACGGCATGTGGAAAAACATATCAAGAAGTAACCAGGCAAAAGGATAATACAGAGTATAGCCTTTGTGGAAACTATTTTACACTTATAACAGAGTGGGATGATTCAGGAGCAATTTATAGGATTGTGTATGCGAAAGATACCAAAGTGAAATATTTTATCGCCAAATCTGGTTATAAATTTGGTATAACACCATTATATAATGCTGATGGTACAGTACAAGTTTATGGAGAGTAGAAAAACTATGGGACGAAAATTCAAAATTGATAACGATGCCTATGGTGAAGGTATCAAAATGTATAATAAAGCCACGATTGAGATTGTTCCCGGTGTTACGGTTTTGGTTGGTTGTAATGGTGCTGGTAAGTCAACACTATTGAAACAGTTATACGGAATTGTACAAAAAGAAAATATCCCATGCGTGATGTTTGACAATCTAAAGGATGGTGGCAGCAATGCAAGAAGCAAAGTCGGATTTTACGGAGATATTACATTTCTTGCAACGAGTATGTGTTCCAGTGAGGGAGAGAACATAGCATTAAACATGGGGAACTTTGAGAAAATGATTGGATCAATGTTCCGGAATAATCCGAATGATAACGAATATTGGATTTTTGCTGATGCAGTAGACAGCGGATTTAGCATTGACAATGTTGTTGAATTAAAAGATGAACTTTTTAAATTGATTTTAGATATTCATAAAGATAAGGAAGTATACATTGTAATTACGGCAAACGCATATGAAATGGCAAGAGGGGAACAGTGCTTCGACGTAATAAATGGAAAATATGTGTCCATAAAAAGTTATGAGAAATATCGCAGCGTTATTTTAAAATCAAGAGACAAAAAAGATGCCAGATATAAAAAATAATCAATAAGATAAAAGAAATAATAGTTGACATACAAAAGAAATGGTGATATTATATAGAAGGTGGTAAAAATAGTAATTTGTTTAATAATTGTATTTGGTTTTATATATGGGAGAGATTATTTTAGATTTTTTGAACCGTTTGGAAGTTCAGGAAATTATTTTCAATCAGGAACATATATATTATCAATAAAGTGGTGGAATGTAAAATTCAACTGGTATGTTATTTATGATAAATGGCATATTGATATTTCGTGTATATTTCCTATAAAAGAACACATACTTAGAGAGTGCATCGTTGTTATTTCCAGTACAGGTATAAAAACCTGTACTGTTGATATAGATAAAGATAAACAAAATAAAAGAAAGGAAACAAGATGAAGAAAGGACTAACAAGTAGACAGGTGGTTGAAAACCGAGAAAAATTTGGGACAAACAAGCTACCAGAGAAAAAAATGAAAACCGGACTGCAGTTCTTCATGGAAACATTTAAGGATCACATAAACCAGATTCTTTTAGCCATGATGATTGTGTTCACAGTTATTGCAGTGTTTGGACAGGGTTCTTATTCAGAACCGATTGGCGTTGCAGTAGTATTACTTGCTATTGCGCTTCTTGGAATGAATATAGGATTAAAAAGCCAGAAAAGTGAGAAAGAATTAAGGGATAGGACATCGGTTCATTATTGCAATGTGGTTAGGGATGGAAAGATAGAACATATTAACACGGATGATCTTGTTGTTGGAGATTTGGTTATTGTTCAATCAGGTGAGGCTATTTATGCAGACGGATATCTTGTTGAAGGAAATTTAAAAGTAGATAATTCTGTTTTAAATGGAGAATCTGAGCCATGTAAAAAAAGTGCCTGGAACAAAGGAAATCCACATATCGAAATCGGTGGAAAAAGAAAAGCAAATTCAGATGATTATGTAAATTATTATGCATTATTCTCCGGAACAACAGTGGTTGACGGTGAGGGAAAAATGATTGTAACCAATGTTGGAGTTAATACGGTAAACGGTCAAACAATCTCAACTATTGATGAAATCGAAGAAACAAAAACATCGTTGGAAATCCAGTTAGAGGATCTTGCTAAACAGATTAGCAAATTCGGGTATATTGGAGCTTCAATTATTGTAGTAGCGTTAATCATCACAAACATCATTCAATATGGTGGCGTTGCAGAATATTTTGGAATTGGTTGGATTGGAGTTCTAAAGAATATTCTTACTATTGCAGTAACCGCACTTACCATTATTGTTGCAGCAGTGCCGGAAGGTTTACCACTTATCATTAATCTTATAACAGCACAGAATGCGAAGATTATGATTAAGCACAATGTTCTGGCAAAACATACGAATAAAATTCCGGAAGCGGGAAATATTCAGTTGCTTTGTACTGATAAGACAGGAACACTTACAGTCGGAAAACTTGTTCCAGTTGAAAATGTAATGGGTAACAGAAAAAAAGTTACAAGTGGTACAATGGTGGATAGCTTATTCAAGTTGAATGTAGCGTTAAATAGCAGTGCTATGTATGACGAGAATAAAAACATTGTAGGTGGAAATGCAACAGAAAGAGCATTACTTACTATGATTGATAGTGATGAATATAAAACAATCACTGATTCTGTAAAGGTAACGAATGCAAAGAGCTTCAACAGTGCAAATAAATTCAGTGCAGTTGAAACTGATGGAAAAGACGGAAAAATTACATACTATAAAGGCGCACCAGAGCGTTTGATTGATGTAGCTGTTTCATATGAAGATGAAAATGGCACACATACAGTTGAAAGAAATAAATTAAAAGATATTGTAAAATCATACACGGAAAAAGCAATGCGAGTAATCGCAACAGGCTATAGTAGATCAGCATTGCCGGAAAATGGTTTACCTGATGATCTTATCATTACTTCATTGGTTGCTATTCGTGATGATGTACGTCCAGAAGTACCAGAAGCAGTTGAAAGAATGCATGATGCAGGTGTTCAGGTTATGATGGTAACTGGTGATGTCATTGACACAGCAAAAGCTATTGCGAAAGATGCCGGGCTTATCAAAGATGACACAGATATTGCGATGTCAGCTATTGATTTTGATGCATTATCCGACGAAGAAGCAAAAGAAAAATTGCCACATATCAAGGTTATCGCAAGAGCTACGCCGAATACAAAGTTGAGAATTGTGCGACTGGCACAGGAACTTGGACTTTGTGTTGGTATGACTGGTGATGGCACAAACGATGCACCAGCTTTAAAAGCTGCGGATGTTGGCTTTTCAATGGGATCTGGAACAGATGTATGCAAAGAAGCCGGGGATATTATTATTACAGATGATAATTTTGTATCAATTACGGATGCAGTTCTTCTTGGAAGAACATTCATGCACAATGTTATGAAGTTCCTGAAATTCCAGTTACCTATCAATGTAGGTCTGGTAATTCTCAGTATTTTATATCCGATTATTATGGCTGTAGAAGCAGTTGCAGCAGTGCAGATTCTTGTAATTAATATCGTTATGGACTCTCTTAATTCTCTTTCCTTTGGTGGAGAACCAGCAAAAGAAGAGTATATGAAAGAAAAGCCTATTCCAAAAGGATCGAAACTGTTATCAAAAGAAACTGTTAGTCAGATTGCGGTATCAGTTGTGGCATTTATAGGAATTTTTGGACTTACATTATTGCCAGCTATACAGAATATATTTGGAAATAACGAAGAAGTTTATGCAACAGCGAGATTTGCATTGCTTGTGATGATGGCAACATTCAACGGTTTCAATATCAGAACAGACGGATTTAACCTGTTTAAAGGAATCGGCAAGAACAAACTTTTTGTAGAGATAGCAATTGCGATTTTTGCCATTACATTTTTACTTGCACAGTTTGGTGGGGAAATCATGGGATGCACAGCAATGACACTTTTACAGTGGGGTGTAACGGTAGCCCTGGCATTCTTAATTATTCCGATTGATCTTGCGAGAAAAGCAATCACTAGAAGAAAGTAGGAAATCATATGGTTAAAAGAGATAAAGAGTATAAGAGAGTTGAGAATATTACATTGATTTGTTATGCGACTGGATTAGTCTTAACATGCCTAACAAAATTTTTGCCATTTATCTTTTTGACCATTATGGCATATCCGATTTCGTTTTATTTAATAAATAGGGAGTGGCGAAAAAGCCGCTCCTGTAAAACAAAATAAATAATAAGGAGAAATAAAAATGGTAAGTTTAGTAAAAGGACAGAAAGTGGATCTTACAAAAGGAAATGAAGGATTAAAGCAAATTATCGTTGGTCTTGGATGGGATGCAAATAAGTATGACGGTGATGATTTTGACCTGGATGCATCAGCATTTCTTCTTGGTGCAAATGGAAAAGTAAAGAGTGATAAAGACTTTATATACTTTAACAATAAAAAGCATCCAAGTGGCGCAGTTCAGCATATGGGAGATAATCTCACTGGTTCAGGCAATGGAGATGATGAGCAGATTATCGTTGATCTGACAAAAATTCCTGATGATATTGAAAAAGTTGCATTTACTGTAACTATCTATATGGCAGAAGAAAGATTACAGAACTTCGGTATGGTTTCAAATTCTCATATTAGAATGGTGAACAAAGAAACAAATGAAGAAATGATTCGTTATGACCTGGGAGAAGATTATTCAACAGAGACAGCAATGGTTCTTGGCGAACTGTACCGCCACAATGGAGAATGGAAGTTCAATGCAATCGGACAGGGATATTCTGGCGGTTTACAGGCACTTTGCAATAGCTTCGGGGTTTAAGTAGGAGGAAATAAAGAATGGCAGTAAGTTTAACAAAAGGACAAAAAGTAAATCTTTCAAAAGCAGTAGAGAAACTGGCAAATGTAACTGTAGGACTTGGATGGGATATGGCACAGAATGGAAACAGTATTGATTGTGATTCTTCTGTGTTCGTACTTCGTGAATCCACAAAACAAATCTCAAAGAAAATAACATCTGGGCTGTTCGGGCTTTTCTCAAAAACAAAAACAGAAGAAGTTGCAGAATGTGGTCTGACAAGATCTGATGATATTGTTTATTATGGAAACCTTACACATGACAGTGGTTGCATTAAGCACAGAGGCGACAACCTTGTTGGTGGAACAGGTAAAAGGAATGATGATGAACAGATTGCAATTGATCTGAAGAAAATGCCAGAAGATATTAAAAAGTTAGTTGTAGCTGTGAATATTTATAACTGCAGGGTAAGAGGACAGCATTTCGGAATGATTAAAAACTGTTATACAAGAATCGTAGATGATGCAACCAAAGAAGAAATCTGTCGCTACAATCTTACAGATGATTATAACAGATGTACAGCACTTATTGTTGGTGAATTATATCGTGATGAAAACAACGAGTGGCAGTTTAAAGCCATCGGAGAAGGAACACATGATAGCAGTATTCCAGATATGGCAAAAAGATATAAATAAGGAAGGAGATAAAGTAACATGTCAGTAAGTCTTAAAAAGGGAGAAAGAGTTGCATTATCAAAAGATAGTATTGTAGACGGAATCTCTGTATGTCTTGGTTGGGACACAGCAAAATACGATGACGATGGAGATTTTGATTTAGATGCATCTGCTTTTGTTGTTACAAAAACTGGAATGACAAGATGCGATGAAGATTTTATATTCTACAATAACCTCGAACATCCGAGCGGTGGCATTATACATAGTGGTGATAACCTTACTGGATCTGGCGACGGAGATGATGAGGTCATTAAGGTCATTCTTGAAAAGCTTCCAAAATATGCAGAAAGAATTGTATTTTGCGCAACTATTTTTGAAGCAGAACGCCGTATGCAGAATTTTGGAATGGTTGATAACTCATACATTCGCGTTATTAATAACAAGAATGGAAAAGAAATTGCAAGATATGATCTTAAAGAAAAATTCGGAAATTCTACTGCTATTATTGCCGGAGAAATTTATCGCGATGGAAATGATTGGAAGTTCCATGCAATCGGTGAGGGTGTTGTAAGAGGACTTGAAGAACTCTGTGAAAAATTTGGAATTGAGGTAGCGTAAAATGACAGTGGGTACAAGTAACGTAGTAATTTTTTGCATTTGTCTTTTGGTTGTTGTTGCAGTAGTGGCACTAATCGTTAATAAAACATTCTTTAAGCAGCTTGTAATCAAGTTTAGAGGAAGAACCGAAGAAGTAGTGAGACAGGACGCTTCTACACCAGATGGTGCAAGAGATTATTTCAACAATGCAATTAGAGAAAAAGAAACTTTATACAGCAATGCAGAACGGTCATATACAGAAATTGCCGGGAAGCTGGATGAAGCAGAGAAAGAGCAGTACGACTTAAAGAAAGAGTTAATGAAGATTGACAAATCCATTAACAGTTGCTTTGACTCTGGTGATGAAGAAAATGCCAGGCAGTATGCAATGAAAAAAGTTACCGTTCAGGGAAAAATCAATACATTAAAGGAAACTATCGAAGAGTACAAAAAAGCAAAAGAACAGCAGGAAGAAATCCGCAATGCAATTAAGCAGGAGCTTGATGAACTCAAAGAAGAGAAAGAAAGAACAGTTTACCAGATGGAAGCAGATCAGCAGATTATTTCTTTACATGAGGGAATGAATGCAAGTGCAAGTTCAAGTGAAAGTGATCGTATGCTTGAAAGAGTAAGAGAGGGTGCGCAGAGAACCAGAGAACGTGCTGCAGGTGCTCAAATTGCATATGATACCAGTTCTGAAGCTATGAACCGTAGAATGGAAGCGCAAGAAAGAAATCGCGAAGCTGATGATATTCTGGCAGAAATGAGACGTAGACGAGGTAACAAATAATGATTGTTATAAATATCGGAGCATTTGTCGTTTGTATCGCAACAGCTTTTGTTGTTGGTTTCGGTATTGCAAAAGCTAAAAAACATAAAAGATAAAATATGTTTGGTGGAACAGGATTTATTCTGTTCCGCCATTACTATAAGAGGAATAATTGTATATGAAACCATTAGTGATTGAGGCAAAAGAAATACCCTATAAAGGCGAATACGTTTTGTACATGGGAATACATGATCTTCCTATTGATGAAAAAATTATATACCAAAGTGCTGAATTTTTCATATGTGGGAGAGAATATGATAATACAAAAGAGTATTGTTGTTGTAATAAGTTAGAAATATTTACAGAATCATTGAAAGATAATGAAGTTCCAGAAGATGTGTATTCTAAATGGAAAGTGTATTATTCAAAAATGGATAAAAATGAACTTATAGAAAATTACAAAAATACACATGCGCATGTATTTGTTAGAGTATTTAATGGGAATAAAAAGTGGGATTATGAAGGAGTTGCTCACGGGGAGATAGGGCGATGAAAAGACTCGATCCGAACATGGATGGCAAAGATCATATCAATGTGTACAGTGGGAGTCAAACAGAGCTTGGACGCATGTTAAGTAATTTTTACAGGCAAGAGATAGAGACAAAAGACGGAAAGTTTATGTCCGTAGAAGCGTATTGGTTTTGGCTTGGCATTTCAGATGAATGTCCGGCAAAAGATGAACTAAGAGAACTATCTGGATATGATGCGAAGAAATGTGGCACTCAGTTGCGATTGTATTATCCTATTGAGAAGCCAGTAGAAGATTTCGAGGATCGTATCATTAGAGCCATTTGGTATAAAGTAAAGCGGCACGTTGACCTGTTTTTGCCAGAATATAAGGATTTGCCACTCAAACACTATTATGTATATAGTGGCGGAACTGTGCGAGATGTATACGGTAAATATTGGTGGATGATGGAAGCTGAAGAAAAAATGAAAAAGTATATCTATAAAGAATTGGAGAGAAGAAATGGGTAATACAGAGAACATTGAAGAAATCAAGAAACTGTTCAAGGAACGTGGTATGGTTTATAAAGGCGATTTTATTGAGTCATTATCAGAAGAAGAGTTTAAGGCTGGATGTATTAAATTCTATATTCCACCGGAAGATGCTGATGGATGCGGAGAAAGTATCTGGGGATGGGTAACACCAGAAGATAAAAAGAAATACAATGACGATGGTTTCTATGGTGAGATAAAAGCAATTCTTACTAATCAGCCACTTAATTATTGTGGTGTTTTAACTTGGGGTTGTGAAGTTGTGCTTAAATGTAACGGTGCAGATCGTCCGGAACTTTCCGATGACTTTATCGAAAATGTATTGCAACCGATTATGAATAAAGAACGGAGTGAAGAAAATGAGTGAAAAGAACATGAACTGGGAGTTTCTGGCAAATAAGGATTATGCCTTTTTAACAGAAAATCCAGCATTAGGGGATAATGTTATTCTTCTTACATATGGTGGCAGTCACGCCTATGGTACGAATATTGCCACATCAGATACGGATATTCGAGGAATCACTCTTAATCCTATCGAGAGTTTACTTGGAAACACTGAGTTTGAGCAGTTCGAGGATCACAACACCGATACTGTAATTTATGGATTGAACAAAATGATTGAATTGTTGCTTTCTTGTAATCCTAACTGTATAGAAATTCTTGGATGTAAGCCAGAACACTACTTTATTATCAGCCCAGAAGGGCAGTTACTTCTTGATAACAGAAAAATCTTCTTGTCCAGGAGGGCAATTAAAACTTTTGGTGGATATGCGAACAGCCAGTTACGCCGACTGCAGAATGCTCTTGCAAGAGATTCATACCCACAGGCAGAGAAGGAGAAACATATCCTGGGTTCAATCACACATGCTATGGAGGACATTGTGAGCCGGTATCATAAAATCAATGGTGAACCAATAAAATACTCATTTTGTGGCGATCATGGGGCTTTACGGCACGCATTTAGTGAATATAATACCGCAATGCGCCGCATGGAGAATATGAAACAGTTTGAATATGGCAGTATTGAGCTATACCCGGATGTTTCTGAAAGAGAAGATATGGAAGTGGAAATGTTTTGTGACGTAGTTTTACACCATTACCCCCCTAAGAGATTATAGAAACATATGGAGTGAAGTCAATACCATTGTTAAAGATTACGACAAACTGGGTAAGAGAAATACTAAAAAAGATGATTTACACCTTAATAAGCACGCCATGCATCTTGTACGGTTGTATCTTATGTGTATTGACATTTTAACAAAAGAAGAAATTATTACATACCGGGAAGCAGATCACGACTTGCTTATGAGCATTCGTAACGGTGAATATCAAAAATCGGATGGGACGTATCGTTCTGAATTTTTTGAGTTGGTTGATAATCTTGAAAAGAAGATGAAGTACGCTGCAGAAAATACATCATTACCAGAACAGCCAGATAAAGAGGCTGTTTATGAAATACTTGTTGAAATGAATAAAGAACACATTCTAAGAACTAAATGTTCCTGGAAATAATTTCCAGTTAAAAGAAATAAATATTTACATATTATGGCATATATGGTAAAATGAGATTTAGTAATCAGGAGGTGTATTAATATGAAGAAGGCAATTGTATTTTTAACAGCATTAACGCTTATGTTTTCTGCTGCTGGATGTGGCAAAGAAGTAGTTGTAAATGAATATGGAGAAGAAACTTTCGTTTATGGTGATCTCATAGAAATTAGCCATCGAGATTATAATACAACTAAGAGAGAAAGCCTTGTGTATGATAAAAATACAAAAGTTATGTATTGGTTTTTTTATGATACCTGGGATGGTTGTATGTCTGTATCTCCATATTACATCGTTGATAAAAATGGAAAACCAGAGATAGGAGTGTACAAAAAGAATTATGAACCTTGATATAATTATGCCAAGTAATGTAAAAATGATTTTAAACAAAATAAAAGAAAACAAACATGAGGCGGTTATTGTTGGGGGATGTGTGAGAGATTCTATTATGGAATATATGCCGCACGACTGGGATATTGCTACATCAGCACAGCCAACAGAAATAATAGAGATATTCAAAGATTTTCGTATTATGACTGCTGGATTGAAGCATGGTACAGTAACAATAATAATTGACCATGAACCATATGAGATAACTACATATAGAGTTGATGGAAAATATACGGATTATCGTCGCCCTGATACAGTAAGTTACACAAGAAATTTGGCTGAAGATTTGCTGCGAAGGGATTTTACAATTAATGCAATTGCTTATGACGGAGAAAATATCATTGACTTACATGGTGGTGTCGATGACATAAAAAATAAAATTATAAGATGCGTAGGAAATCCGGATGACAGATTTAGAGAAGATCCCCTTCGTATTCTTAGGGCTTTAAGATTTGCCGTTAGATTCAAGTTTAAAATAGAAGAAAGCACTGCAACAGCAATGAGAAAGCATATGGGGTTACTCAATCATATTGCGATTGAAAGAAAGCAAAGTGAGTTTACAAAGACTATTTGCACAGACGGAATTAGTGGTAACTTTGATATCTTGAAAGAATACCAAGATATTTTGGAATATGTTATGCCAAATATTGCCGATATAACAGAGTGGGATAAAACAGTAGATATGGTTCAGAACTGTGATGACTTATGCGAAAAGCTGGCGATTTTAATTGATATGGCTAAAATAGGGAATTATCATAAAGTAGTTGATATTCTTATAAAATACCCGAACAAAGTTTCAAAGTCTGTGTGTAATATTATGGAGTGCAGAAAAGAATTTATTACGGATTCTGTTGGGAATATAAGACGTTTATTATCGAAATATCAAAAAGAAAATATAATAAAAACTATCAATTTTAAGTTGGCAAAAATGACATTCGGTGGAAATGCAGACAAATCAATGATTCGGTGCTTATGTAAAGCAAAATATATCGTTGAAGAAATATGCTCAAATCCATGTGAATATTGTTATGATTTGAAACATTTGGATATAAATGGACATGATTTAAAAAATATTGGTATTCCAGATGTTGAGATTAGTCATTATCTCAATGGTCTTTTACAACTTGTGATTGCCGGGGCAGTAGAAAATAATAATGAAAAATTAATTGAGGTTGCAAGAATTTCAAGATTTTGAAAATATTCTATTGACGTATACTGTTATTGAGAGTAAAATAAAAACATACGTTCGATTAGAAAATTTCGCTACTTACTTGGATTCTGTCGAAAGGGGAAAGAGGAATGAAGTTTAACTATCAAGAAAACATGTGTGTGAATGTAAAAGAAGCTATTGAGAAATCCACAAAAAATGATTACGTAGATTTTGGCGATGCACTTGGAGTTATTGTACATAAATCTTCTTATTTTGAGGCGATTATTGTGTATGACGAAATCCATGATATTGTAAGCGTCGAAATTGTAAAAAACGATACTGATTGTCTGAAGATTCGAGAAAAAGACCTGGAAATGACAGATGAAGAAAGAGATTTAATCGTGAAAGAATTGAGCACCCACATAAGCTAAAGGAAATAATTGTTGTTTTCATGTTGACACCTCTTGAAAAATATGTTATCTTTAAGATAACAAAATATAGAAAGGGGTAGTCGCATGAAATCAACAGACAGTAGGAATCAGTTAATTGAAAAAGTGAAATCATTCATTATGGGTATTAGCCCGGCAAAGACTAAAGAGCTTGAAGAAGAAATCATGCATGATAATAAGATTACAACAGGTGATTTCTTAAAGATGCTGTCTGGAAGATATTCACTTGAAGATGCAAGCGATGCAGAATTATATTGGATTTTAAATGCTGCCTCAAAAGTATCAAAAACTGTTGGGAAAATAGAAGATTATTTTGAACCAGCAGAAATTATGAATTATAAATATTACGATCCAGAAAATGATAATAATAGTTATAAAAATGGAATCGTTTTTAAGCATGTACAAAAGCTTGCCGATAATCAATATATGTTTCCGTTAAGTGTAGGCGAGATTAAGAAGCTGAAAAATGCCAATAAACTACAAATCATACCTGAGTTGCAGCGAAACTATAAAAAAGATAAATACGGTGAGTTAAAAACAAAAGTAAATAAGAAAAGTGCTAGAGAAATTGCGAATCTTATAAATAACGGTGAGTTCTTTTATAATGGTATAAGATTTAATCTGATGGACGACGGTGAAGCTGATCCTCCAGTTTACAATGAGGATAATGAAACTTTGACAATAACATCAGGAACAATTATTGTACCAGACGGAAATCATCGTTCTATTGCGTGTGAATTATCTACAAAACACCAGGATGATAAATTTGGTATATTTTTCACATATTTAACTGCAACAGATACCAGAAGAATCTTAAATCAGGAATGGACAACTGTTCCTATTCCAAAACGCCACAAAGATGCTATGAAGCTGACTGTACAGAATAAGATTGTTGACTCAATTATGAGAAGTAGTGATGCAGATGAGTTGTATGTAAAGAATATTACGAAAGATGGCGTTGAACTTAGAAGAGGAAGCGGCTTTATTCTATATATTGAATTTGCAGAGGCTATATCAAGATATTATGATGTAGAATTGTTAAAAACAAAAGCAGATCAGGATGAATTAAGAGACTGGCTGATTACATTTATGAATTATCTTACAAAAATTATGTATGATGATTTTAGTAATTTTGCGAAGGTAAAGAAAACAAAATGGTCAGTTCATTATCTGGCGATTAACTATTATATAATGATAAGCAGCATTTTAAAGGGAAACCCTGAATGGAGAGAAATCTTGACTCAAATTATCGCAAATACTGATTTTACAGATAATGAAATTAAAAAATATTGCGTAGATGGTAACAGACGACACTTTTTCCAGTTTTGTAAAGAAAAGGAGGACGCTATATGTACAATGATAAAATGAAAAAAGATTTTTTGAACACATTAGCGAACGAAAATTCTTATAAAGCATATATACGTATTTTCCAAGGCATTGAAGATCTTGAATCAACATTCAATAAAGATATTTGTGAAATGAATACGGATGAAATACTTACGGTTTTGGATCTTAAAACAGGAGCAAAAGCCGGAAACCTTATACAAACAATGAGTTTATTAAAAAGTTATGTTGATTGGTGCTTGCAAAATGGAAAAATTGTTGGAGAAAATAATTTTGAAAAAATAGATTTTAGCGAAGTTAACCAGTCGCGTTCTCTTCTGGTGCAATACTTAAAAGACGAAGAAGAATTTGAAAGAATGTGTTCTGAGGTATATAAGATAACATCAGATTACAACGATGGTGTAGAAAAGCCAAATGAGCTGTTAGTTCGTTTGATGTTCCTTGAGTTAGAACCGGAAGAGATTATGAATTTAAAGAAAACTGATGTTGATTATGAGAATATGATAATTCATAGTCCTTTATATCCAATTGACTATCATGTGTCACAAAAGGAACTGTTGTTATGTAGATTTTGCGCAGAGCAGGAATCCGTTGATTATGCAGAATCAGAGAGGTCAAAAGATAAAAAAGAACGCATTTGTGATAATGAATATTTGATAAGATCAAGAGTTAGTGCATTGAGAAAAGGAAGATCTGAGAATGCCACAATAAGCACTGTTAGGATCATGCGCACTGCCAGAGAATTTTATGAAAAATATTATGAAGAGAGTAATATATACAAAAAACTTACTCAATCAAAACTGGCAGAAAGCCACAGATTAATTAGAATACACAAATCCGGTACACCTATGGAATATATTGATACAATAATTAGAAATGAAATTCTTGTAAAAGAACCGAATATAAAAGGTACAACGATGTATTCCAGGTTATTTAATCTGAAGAAATTATATGAAACTTGGGAAAAGGCATTTTATCAAAATTAATGGGTGGGAACTTTCTCACCCTATCGAATAACGAAAGATAAAAGAAATAAAAAATATGTTAAAATACTATTGACAAAAACAGAAAAGTATGATAATATATAATTGTTCAAGAGAGAACAAAAGAAATAAATAGGCTAGGGTAGCTCAATAGGTAGAGCACATAAAAGAAAAATGTGTCTAGCATTCAGACACTTACAGCAAAAATTCTTTTCCATTACATACAGGGTGTTGCTATGAGTTCGAGTCTCATCCCTAGCGATCAAAGACACACGCAGCAAATGAATAAAAGGATAAAGAAAGATTTTGGTGGTCTGACGAAACGGTTCAAATCCGTCCTGTGTCTTGAAAATGCAGAGTTTGTAACTTGACATTGTGGGTGTTCAGTGGCATCTGATCCGGACTGCATTGGATTTATTGGATATTGTATAACCTACTAAGAGGGATATCTTAGTCAACACCGAAATAATAAATATGGGATTGATCTGGTTGATACTTTTGAATGTGTATTGTGGTGGGAAGCACATACAGCAATTTTACACAAGATGAAAACTCTGTCAAGTTTTTAGTTGCGGTTCGATTCCGCACGATCCCAAAAACGCCCACCATTTATTTTTAAATAAGTAAAACGAAATAAAGAATATGCTGCGATAGCTCAAATGGTAGAGCAACGTTAAGTCAACCAATGTGCCTAGTATTAGGCATATACAGCAATTTTAACGATAGCATGTTAAGCCGTAGGTTCTTGGTTCGAGTCCAAGTCGCAGCGTCGGCGTATAGACAAAATGGGTAAAGTCATCGGTTAAAAATCGTTTATCTGTTCCACCCTCCACAAAACCGAAATGTGTCGGGTTCGAATCCCGGCTACGCCAATAGATTATGTGACCTTGTACGATGTACAGGACAAGCGCATGTCTGGTTATATAATCTACGCTAGCTGTACAATGTTGATTTCTGCTATCAAGATTATACAGACGGTGAAACTTCTGGTGTCCACTGATGAATGCTAAAGCAGATAGCATTTGGGGCACAAATGTCTTTGCGAAGTTTCGATGTTGGCGTGTTAGTGCCTTTTAGCAAAGACTGGATATCCACATTACAATTTGTTACAGTTTTTACATCTATCATTGTTACGTTTTTATGACATTCTGGAAAGACAGAACACAGCGAATATAGCTCAGTTGGTTAGAGCATCCGTGAGCGGATGGTCATAGGTTCAAGTCCTATTATTCGCTTAGGCAAGTGGTAAAACAATATACATATATCAAAATTTATGAACGGTGTCTAGTATTTAGACGCATACAGCAAACTTAAAATATAACAGTTTGAAGAAAATCAAAAAATGCAGGGTATAGATTTTACATGATTTAATCACACTTGCCTTTTAGGAATGTTAGCTCAGTTGGTTAGAGCGTCCGCCTCATAAGCGGATGGTCATGGGTTCGAGTCCCTTACATTCCACTATTAAAGACACAAAACAGCAAAGAATCAAATTATTGTGCGTAGGTAAAGAAAAAACGTGTCTTGTAAAAATGTGCATGTAGCTCAGTCGGGAGAGCATCTGACAAGAATAATAATAAGACTTGTGGAAAGCCTTTAACAGCAACTATAGATATGGGAATCAGATAGTCGCAAGTTCAAGTCTTGTCATGCACATTCTAATTTTTTATACATTTCATCAAAGATAAAAGTAATAATGTATAGGAATTAATAACTTTAAAAGTGATTCGAAAAATTAGGAGGAAAACCAATATGGGTTTTATGGATTCTGTAGAAAAAGAATTAAACGGCGATATGAACAGAAGCCGGACAGAGAATGGAGCACTGGGTTACAGAACAACCGGGAAATATCTGCTTGATCTGAATTTCGCCACTGCATCATTAAGAAAAATGCAACCAACAGAAATCTCTGGTAAATTTACTGATGCGTTTCTGGATAATAAACTGTATGCACTGAAATGGCTCTTCTATCTGCGTGACGCAAGGGAGGGGCTTGGAGAAAGAAGAAGCTTCAGAGTTATTATGAACCATCTGGCGAACACTGAACCAGATATTGTGAAAGCGTTTGTGAAACTCATTCCTGAATATGGCAGATACGATGATCTGATGTGCCTGCTTGGAACAGAATGCGAAGCTTATGCGTTGGCTGCGATTAAAGAGCAGTTAGAAAAAGATTTAAAAAATATGGAAGAAGGAAAGCCAATATCCTTACTTGGAAAATGGCTTCCGAGCTGTAATGCTTCTTCTAAACAAACAAAGAAGAATGGAACTATTGTTAGAACATATCTTGGGCTGAGTGAGAAGAATTACAGAAAAATATTATCAAAACTTCGTGAATATATTAAAATTGTTGAACGCCAGATGTCTGCAAAAGAATGGGGCAAAATCAATTATGAAGCAGTTCCATCAAGAGCAAACCTGATTTACAATGATGCATTCCTTAGAAACGATGAGGAAAGACGTAGAGAATATCTGGGAAGCCTTGAAAAAGGTGAAGCCAAGATTAATGCAAGCGTACTTTTCCCGCATGATATCGTTCATAAATATGGAAGTTATTATTCTGTAAAGAATAAAGATACCGCGATTGAAGCATTATGGAAAGCACTTCCGGATTTAGTAGAGGGTGATTCTTCTACATTGGTTGTAAGAGACGGATCAGGAAGTATGACTTGCAGAGTTGATTCGAATAGCAGTGTTACGGCATTGGATGTAGCAACAGCATTGGCTATCTATTTCTCTGAAAGATCATCTGGAGAGTTCAAAGATAAATATATTACATTTGGAAATAGACCAAAAGTAGTAGACCTTACTGGAATGGATTTACTGAGAAATAAGCTTATCAGATCATATAGAGAATCAGATTGTTCCAACACAAATATTGCAGCAACATTTGATTTGATCCTTAATGTAGCAATCAACGGGAAAATGAAACAGGAAGATATGCCAAAAAACATCCTTATCGTAAGCGATATGGAATTTGATCGTGCTACGACAGGCAGACCAAATCAGAAACTTTTTGATACGATTGCTGAGAAATTTGAAGCACATGGATATAAAATGCCGCGCTTGGTATTCTGGAATGTAAATTCAAGAACTGGGGCAATTCCTGTAAAGGAAAACGAACTTGGCGTTGCACTTGTTTCTGGGTTCTCAGTAAACATTGTAAAAATGGTACTTAGCGGTGAACTTGATCCGTACAAGTGCCTGACAGATCAGCTTGACTCCGAGAGATATGATCCGGTAGAAGCTGCAGTAAAAGATTTATTATAGAGTAAAAATTTATACGGTGACATATACAGCCAAAGGCTAAAAAATGTCCGTGTGAGACACATACAGCAAACCTAATTCTGCATTCAACTTTTAATTGAACGAGCAAAATAAGTGTCTCGAAAACGTATATTTCTTACATTGGTGGATGGAAGTGATTCTATCAAGCATCACCAATTCCACCAGTTTAAAAATAAATATTTTCGAGATAGAGGAATTAATGAGAAAGTTAGCAACAATCAGAACAATTGCTAATATCAAGCCGATTCCGAATGCTGACAGAATTGAGGTAGCACAAATTGATGGATGGGAAGTAATTATCTCCAAAAGTGATAATTTTTCTCAGGGGGACAAGGTAGTTTACATCGAAATTGATAGTAAAATGCCAAAAACTCCGGAATATGATTTCCTGAAATCAAGAAAGTATGTTGTTAAGACCATTAAGTTACGTGGTCAAGTCTCACAGGGACTTGTTTTGCCTTTGGCTGTTTTGCCGCCCGGCGATTACAAAATTGGTGATGATGTAACAGAGATATTAGGTGTTACGAAATATGATCCAGAAGCGGAGCAAGAGAACGCAGTTGTATCAGAAAACAAGAAGAAGTCTCGAAATCCAATTATCAAGTTTCTCATGCGATTCAAATGGTTCAGAAAAATCTATCTGAAACCATCAGTAAAAGACACTTTCCCGAATTGGATTAAAAAGACAGATGAAGAAAGAATCCAGAACATGACAAGACTGTTTGAAAAGCTGAAAAGAGACAAAACAGTGTTGAGTGTGACGGAAAAGGTTGATGGCACTTCTGCCACATTTTTCTTAAAGAAAGTAGGAAAGAATAAATATGAGTTTGGAGTTTGCAGTCGAAACAAACGGCTTGTGACAGAGGATAATTCGTACTATTGGAATGTGGCGAGAAAGTTCAAAATCAAAGAAACATTACAGACGCTTATCGGTGGACTTGATTGGATTGTTATTCAGGGAGAAATTACCGGAGAAGGAATCCAGGGAAACAAATATCCGATGGAGGGCGGTGAAAGATTCTGGGCGTTCAATCTGATTTCACCAGAAGGAAAGCTCACAACAGAAGAGATGCAGAGAACCCTCCTGCATTATGGAATATACATAGTGCCGATTTTTGATGACAAATTTGTTATCCCGGAAGATTGGGAAATTTCAGATTTGGTGCATTATGTACAGGGGAAATCCCAGATTTATCCGAGAGAAAGAGAAGGTTGTGTATTCAGAAATGTTGAACAGAACATTTCTTTCAAATGCATAAATCCAGAGTTCTTAATTAAGAACGATCTGTAACAAAAGGAGAAAATAAAAGTGGACACAAGCGATTTCGCGAAACGAATGAAAGAGTATGAGGATGTAAGAAAAGATTATCTGACAAAAAGAGTTCCTGTAATGATTAGGATTGATGGTAAAGCATTCCATACATTTACAAGAGGTTTGGCAAAACCTTTTGATAATATTTTGATAGAAGCAATGCAGCAGACTATGAAATATCTTTGCGAGAATATTTCCGGATGCGTACTGGGATATACACAGAGCGATGAGATTACCCTTTTACTGATTGATTATAAATCAATGGCACAGGGAGCATGGTTTGGATATGTAAAGCGTAAGGTTGAAACAATTTCTGCAAGCATGGCAACAATGGCATTTAACAAGTTCTATACTGACATTGTTAAAGAGAGAGTCAGAAAGGAACTTAAAGGATGCGAAACAGAAGCCGATAAAAAGAAAGTAACAGATTATTATACCAAATACGCTAGGAAATGCGGAAAGGCAATGTTCGACAGTCGGGCATGGAATATGCCAGAATTTGAAGTTATTAATGGGTTTATCTGGAGACAAAATGACTGTGTGAGAAATTCTATTCAGTCAGTTGCACAGGCAAACTTTTCAGCAAAGCAGCTTGAACATAAGAACCAAAAAGAACTTATGGATATGCTCATGTTGAAGAAGGGTGTGAACTGGAACGATTATCCAATTTACCTTAAAAGAGGAACTTGTTGTGTCAAAGTTCCACAGACCTATAATGAAGGAACACCAGACGAGTTTACACGTAGCAAGTGGGTTATTGATAAGGAAATCCCCACATTTACCAAAGATCGTGATTACATTGAGAAGCGGTTTAAGAATATTCGTACAGTAACGAATAAAATAGATCGGAAATAGTAAATCTGGCACAGGTGATTATATTTTATTGTTGGTTGGTTTTGTAAGTAGAACGAAGATAAAATGTTGATTTTATGAACATTGTAAATAAAACAGATAATAAATATTTATTTGGATAGAGTGTATCATACAATGAAAATTTATTTCAAGGAGGATTATGAATGATTAAATACTATTGTGATTTATGTGGTAAAGAAACAAATAGCATATCTTATGTGCCGTTTGGTTCTGAATATCTTTCAAAATATCTTCCAAAAGAAATTTTATTGTGTCCTTCATGTGTAGATAAGTTTAGCGATTTTGTTTTAAGATTAGTTGCGGATGGTAAACTACATGGAAGTAAAGACTGAAAATATGATTTTATTTAGAAAATCAATCAATTTTACATAGATGGCAAAGAGAAATTAAAAGTAAAAAGAAAGGATCTCGAATGGGAGAAATTAAAATTACAGAGAAGTCAACAAAGGCACAGATTTTAGAAGCATATAACCAGGCTTTAAAAGAACTGGAAGCTTTAAAAGCAATGAACGACTCTCCAATTGAAACAGCAAAAAATGAAGCACTTAGAGCATCACTCAAAAATGCAGAAACAGCAGCAAAAAATTCAGTGTTCTCAGAAGAAATCATTAAGCAGTATAAAGATTTGAAAATTGCGATTGATGAATATAAAAAAGAACTTGAAAGTCTGTACGGAATCAAAACCGAAGCAGATAGCCTTGCAGCAATTATCAATGCTCACAAATTTAAAATTGCTGATATGGACACAGAATATAAAAAACTGAAAGATGAACAGGATTCTAAGTTAGCGAAACGTAAAGCGGAAGTTGACGAAGAAATTGAAGAACTTGAAAATAAGCTTTCTAAGGCAAAAAGTAAAGCTGATAAAGAAGCGGAAGAATATGAAGAAGAACTCAAAAAGAAGAGAATCCGCGAAGCAGATGAATACAAATACAATCTGAGAATGAATAAGAAAGTTGATTCTGACGCATGGGATGATGAAAAATCTAAAAGAGAAGCAGAAATCCAGAAGCAGGAAGAGGCAGTAAAAGCCCGCGAAGATGCAATTACAGAAAAAGAGAAAGAAATCCAGGAGATGAAAGAGAAGATTGAAGCATTCCCTGGTGAACTGGAAACTGCAAAAGAAGAGGCTGCGAAAGAAGCGAAAGCGAAAGCTGAAAGAAGTTTTGCATATGAGAAGCGTGCAATTGAGTCTGATAAAAAACATGCAGAAGAAATGGCAGCGGCAGAAATCGCCAACCTCAAGAGTCAGGTTGAATCATTAAAACAGGCTAACAATGAATTAACGAATAAACTTGATGACGCATACAAGAAGATGAACGAAGTGGCAACTGCAACAGTTCAGGCAGGAGCTACAGTTAAGGTTGTCTCTTCAGATAAATAATTAAAATATCGACAGTTACACGGAACAACATGATAGTTTGATTATGACAACTAAGTTTGACTTGTATATGTTATACCATAAGAATCTTGTGCTACCGACAGAAAAATATTATGTATATGTCCATAAAAATCCTCTGACAAACAAAATATTTTATGTCGGATCAGCACAAGGGAACTGCATGAGGGCTTATGAGTTCGATAAACACCGCAACCAACAATGGAAAGAAGAAGTAAAATCTTTTGGTGGCACTTGTAATCTTATAGTTGAAATCGTGCAATATTGTGATGATCCAATAGAAGCTCAAAAAGCGGAGTTTCAGCTTATATATAAACTGAAGAAAATTGGAGAAGCATATTGTAATAATGAGGGTGATACTTCATTTCAACGGAAATATCCAAAATTAAGATACCATTTATACAAAGATGATGAGTATTGGTATTTTGATAAAAAATCCGAATTGTTTCTATATTGTGCAGAAAAATATAATCTGAGCAAACGATTAGTAAACATGATTATTAAAACTGGAAAAGAATACAACGGTGCGAAAGCGGATGCAAAAGGACTTAGAATTATTAAAGAAGGAAAGGAACACATGTAATGTTAGAAATTATATTAAAGCTTCTTAATGAAAATCCAGAAGTAGCAATTAATCTGGTACATGGGTATATTGAAAAATATAAACCTGTTGTCTATGGACTTGGCAATGAATGTCTGGAGATTGCAAAAGACTATGTTGAAAATGATGAATTACACCGCCTATGTGCAATGGCGAAAAGAAAAACATTTTTGGCATATACAGAAGTTGGATTCACAGAAGATCAGGCACTTGCGCTTATGTTAAACGATAATTTGCAGCTTATAAAAAACATGAAACAGGTTTCTACCTCTGTAAATTCTACAAAAAATAAATAGATAAGATAATAAAAATAAATATAAAGAAGGTAAATTGATGGATTCAAAAAATTATTTTAGTGAGCTTTATAATGTAGATGTTTCAGAAAAGGTAAAAGCTAAAAATGGGCTGAATTATCTGAGCTGGAGTGCTACATGGGCTGAAGTAAAAAAACGTCATCCTGATGCAGAGTTCACAATCTATGAACAAACAATGGATGATATGGGAAATAAACGTCCTTGGTTCGTTGATCCGATTAGTGGCACATGCTGGGTTAAAACTGGCGTGAAGATAAATGAGATTGAACATATTGAAGATCTTCCGATTATGAACTTTAAAAATAAATCAATGTTAAGCACAGAGGTTACATCTGTCGATGCTAATAAAGCAATTCAGCGTTCTCTTACAAAAGCGTGCGCGCGTCATGGATTAGGGCTGTATATTTACGAGGGAGAAGATCTTCCTGAAGAAGCAAAAGAAGAAAAGAAAAAACAGGAAAAAGCTAAAAGTGAACTGGACATTGCAAACACAGAAGCATTCCAGTTAGCAAAAGAGCTTTCAAAAGAACACAATACCGAAGTGGCGGCTATTTGCAAAAAATACACCACAAATGGTAATCCAAAAACTATTAAAAATATTGAAGATACAAAATCTTTAATTGAAGAGTTAAAAAAATTAAAATAATTATCTTATAAGGAGAAAGAAATAATGAATAACGTTAGTTTAACAGGAAGATTAGTAAGAGATCCAGAAGTACGTTATAGCCAGGGAGAAAATCCTACTGGTGTTGCGAGATATACACTTGCAGTATCACGTCCATTTAAAAGTAATAATGGCGGGCAGGATGCAGATTTCATTTCATGTGTAGCTTTCGGAAAATCTGCTGAGTTTGCAGAGAAATACATGAAACAGGGTATGATGTTTGCTGTCACCGGAAGAATCCAGACAGGAAGTTATGATGGAAAAGACGGAAAGAAAGTATACACAACAGACGTTGTTGTTGCCACCCAGGAATTTTGTGAGAAAAAAGGTGATGCGCCAGCAGCGGGAAATACAGCAAAACCAGCTAAATCAGCACCAGCGGCAGACGGATTTATGAATATTCCGGACGGAGTAGATGACGAGCTTCCATTTAACTAGGAGAAAATATGAGCGCACCAACAATAAATATTGAAGAAAATAAGAAACTTTTTCTTGATCTGGTTTGCTCAATTGAAAGAGATGGAATTAAGGAGCTTGTGGCATTTTTAGAAAAATCTGATTTTTTCACAGCCCCAGCTTCTACAAGATTCCATTGCTCACTTCCTGGCGGATTAGCATTACATAGCTTAAATGTATATCATATGTTCGAGCATAAATGTAAGTCAGAACCATTTAAAAGTATTTTAGGTGATATGCCGGAAGATTCCAGAAAAATAATTACTCTTTTGCATGATGTATGTAAGACATATATGTATGAGATTGATTATAAGAATAAGAAAATTTACAGTGACACTGGATCAAAGAAAGACGAAAAAGGAAGATTCGATTGGGCGGCAGTCGAATATTACACAGTAAATGATCGTGTTCCTTATGGACACGGAGAAAAATCGGTCATGATGATCGAAGAGTATATTAAATTGCAACCTTTTGAGAGATACGCTATTAGATGGCATATGGGTTTTTCAGAGCCAAAGGAAAACTGGAATACTCTTGGAACAGCAATTGAAAAATATCCGGTAATATTGGCTCTACATCAATCTGATTTGGAAGCAACATATCTTCTTGAAAAAGATATGAAGTCTGATTAATGAAATTTGGGAGAGCTTATGTTCTCCCTTTTTATTATATAGAAAGAGGAATAATCAATGGGTACAAAACAATTCAAATGTGGTTATGGACATTGCGCCCACAAAAACAAAATTGTCTATGAACCTGAGTCTGTAAAAATTAACACTAGAAGATGGCATAAAGATTGCTATGAACTTCAAGGACTAATTGCAGAAATTGAAGAAGATTATATACAACATGTTAGCAAATCTGTCCCTATCGCATATTTAAGAAAAGTTATTAATGAAATTGTATTTGGGGAAAAATTGGAAAATGCAAATATTGAAAAGTGGGAATCAAATCTTAATGCCGGAAGATATTTAAGTTTTTGTCTTAAATTTGCTATTGCGAATAAAATTCCATTAACACATCCACCAGGAATGTATTATCTGATTGATAACGCAAGAATTAAAAAAGCATATCAAAAAGAGAATGAATTGAGAATACAAAAAGAAATAAAAGAAGAAATGAAACACGAAGAGAATACTGCTTCTGCTCCAGTAAGTGTGCCAGTAAGTGTGCAAGTTAAAGCTACCACTCAAAAAGGAAATACAATTGGATTTGGTAGCATCTTAAAAGGAGGAAAATAATGTCAGATGAATTAAATGTATTATGTGATACCCAAGCGGAAGCTGGTGTGATTGCGACATTGGTTCATCACCCGGAATTTATACTTCAGAGCGATTACTTGAAGCCCGGATATTTTTACCACAAAGAAAACGGCTGCATATACTGGGCTATAGATGAATTATTTAAGTCCGGTGTAAAAGTTATTGATACTTTTAATATTACAAATAAGCTACAATCGAATGCGGCAGTAAAAAAGAAAATTGATAGTGTCAACATGCCAGACATGGACGATTTCTTTGATATGTGTGAAGATGCTGCCAGAACGACCATAGAAGAATATAACTTGCTTGTTGCTCAAGTTGTTACATTATCTTTTAAAAGAGATCTTATCAAACTGTTTGATAGAATGAAGAAAAAGATAATTCAGACTCCAATGGAATTGAATGAATTAAGTAATGATGTATACACAGAACTTGAAAAATTAACAAGCAAATATATATTCAACAGAAATGTGTTGAGATTTGGTGATAAAGCAAAAGACATATATCAGGAGATTAAAGATAGGCGTGACGAAAATGGTATTATTGGTATTCCATCAAAATTCAATAAAGTAGGACAATATTTCTGCTACGAACGTGGTGAACTGGTGATGATTTCTGGACGAATGAAGATGGGAAAAAGTTCCTATATGCTTAATGAGGCAATGGATAAAATACAGAAAGGTATTCCTACTGTATACTTCGATACGGAAATGAGCGACAGACTATTTTATATTAGGATGATGGCAAATCTTACTGGTATACCACAGGATAAAATAAAAAAAGGTAATTTGTTACCAGAGGAAGAAAAAATAATTGATGAAACAAATGATTGGCTTTCCGGTAAACCGTTTGTACATATCTTTATTCCAAATTCTACAAATGAAGAACTCTATCTAATCTGCAAATCTTTAAAGTATAGTATGAATCTCCAATTTGTGATTTATGATTATTTTAAAAGTTCCGAATCAGATTCTTCAGCACAATACAATGATTTGGGAGCAAAATGTGATTTTATGAAAAATAGAATTGCTGGTGAACTTGATCTTCCTGTGTTGGCTGGAGCGCAGCTTAATAGAAATGATGAAGTTGCAGATTCAGACAAGTTGGAGAGATATGCGAGTGTAAGTGCAAAGTGGAGAAAAAAGACTTCTGATGAAATTGCAAACGATGGAAAAGAATGCGGAAATTATGCACTTAATGTAAAACTAAACAGATTGGGAGAGGGAATGTTTGAGGACGAATATATTGATTTCAAATTTTCTGGATCAGTCATGCGGATTGAAGAGGCGAAACAGCATACGGAGCAAGAGAAACCATTTTAAAGGTGGACTAAATGGAAGAGTACAGCGAAGAACTTATTGAGGAAATCAAAGAAAGTATAGATATAGTTGATTTCATCGGAGAATACGTTGAACTTAAAAAGAAAGGTAGAGAATATTTTGGAAATTGCCCGTTTCATGATGAAAGAACGGGATCATTTTCAGTAACGCCGCATAAAGGTGTCTACTATTGCTTTGGTTGCAAAAAGGGTGGAGATATTATTGATTTTTGCCAAGACTACTTAAATATGACTTATGAACAGGCTATTAATTATCTTGGTAGCGAAGTTGGAATAAGCACTGTAAAAACAAAAATTTCTCCCACGGTGCGCTATCTGAGAAAATCAACCAGAAAAAGAAAAAATAAACAAATCCCAGAGCCACATAAGATACTTGATAAAAGTGTTCTGTCTGATTTCGAGCGACGAAAAATAACAAAATGGATCGAAGAAGGAATACCGCAATCAATAATGGATTATTACATGGTAATGTATGATAAAGAATCAAACAGAATTGTATATCCAGTTTTTGATAATTCCGGGAATTTAATCAATGTGAAGGGCAGAACGCTTTTTGATAATTATAAAGATTATAATATACCGAAATATATGAATTATTATCCTGTTGGAGATTTAGATTACTTCCAAGCATTCTGTTTCAAAAAAAAGATTCTTGATAGAAGTAAAGAAGTAATTATATTTGAATCACTGAAGTCAGTTATGAAATTGGATAGTTTCGGTATCTATAATTCAATATCTTCTGAGACAAGCCAGATTAATATTTTTCAGGTCAGAGAGTTAGTGCAGCTTCATTGTGATGTTGTTATTGCATTCGATAGCGATGTTTCGCTTGAAGAAATTAAAAAGAAAGATACTATACAACTTCTCTGCCACTTTACAAATGTATATGTTGTATATGACAGCAATGGATTATTAGGTGGTAAAACTGAAAAAAATAGTCCGGTAGACAAAGGAAAAGAAATCTGGGAAGAACTTTATAAACAGAGAATTAAAATTTAAGAGGTGAAAAATGTCAGAGTATTCATTTCTGATAGATTCTATGGAGTGGTCTTTTAGCCGCATAAATTCATTTTGTCAATGTAAGTATGAATGGTACTTGCAATATATCGAATCGGCAGTAGGACAAAATAATTTTTATGCAGAATTTGGAAAGTTTTGCCACACCATATTAGAGAAATATGCCAAAGGTGAACTTAGTCTTTTTGAGCTGGCTGATTATTTTGACGCTCATTATGATGAAGAAGTTCCATCAATGGTATATCACAAGACTGCAGATATCCGGCAGAATTATCGAGATAAAGCGGTTGAGTATTTTGAAAACATTGATCTTGATCTTGAAAAATATGAAATCCTGGGAATTGAAAAGAAATGCAACTTTACAGTTGGTGGCAAACCATTTGTCGGTTATATAGATTTACTTCTCAGAGATAAAAAGACAGGCGGAATTATAATACTAGATCATAAATCTTCAGAATATCCGCTAGGCAAAAGAGGACAGGTTTTAAAGTCAGAAGAAAAGAAATTCAAATCATATAAGCGGCAGCTATATTTATATGCAATTCAAGTATACAACGAATACGGAGTTTACCCGGAAAAGGTTGGATGGAATTACTTTAAGAATAGGAAATGGTTGTTTCTTGACTTTGATAAGGAAGATTATGACGAAGCACAGAACTGGGCTTTAAGTACGATAGCAGAAATAAACGAAGAAGAGAATTTTAATCCAAACGTAGATTTTTACTACTGTCACAATCTCTGCAGATATAGAAACTCCTATTGTGAATATAAGAACTATTAGGAGGTGCTGATTTGTCACAAATTGATTTGAATTATGTTGTATATCATCTTCATAGTGACCTTTCAAATGGTGTCACAAATGTAGATAGCGTTACCAAGTTCAAAGAGTATATTGAAAAAGCAAAAGAATTTGGCATGAAAGCAATGGCATTTAGTGAACATGGATCAGTATTTGAATGGTATCACAAAAAAGAAGCTATTGAAGCTGCCGGAATGAAATATATACATGCAATAGAAGCATATATCACAGAAGATAATAATACAACCAATAGAAAGACAAAAACAACATATACCGCAGTCGATTTGCTCTCATCTGTTAAAACAAAAAAAGAAGTAAAAATTACTTTTGAAAAATACTGGAAGCGTGAAGATGGGGCATATATTGCAGAAAGTGTTGACGGGAAAGAAGTTTTAATTGATCCTGAAACAATAACCATTAAAGAAGAAAAAGTTATTAAAACCAGAGACAATTATCACTGTGTTTTAATTGCTAAAAATCTCGATGGTGTTCGTGAAATAAATAAATTAACATCACAATCTTTTTGCAGAAATGATAGTCATTTTTACTATGCACCACGAATTTACATGGACGATCTATTCAATACTTCCGACAACATTATTATTACCTCTGCTTGTCTTGGAGGTGCGCTAAATAAAGGAACTGACGAAGTAAAAAATAGATTTCTAAAATTTTTCATAGAAAATAGGGATAGATGTTATCTTGAAATTCAGCACCATAACGTAGAAGATCAGATACAATACAACAGGAAGTTATATGAACTTAGCAAAAAATATAAGATTCCGTTAATTGCCGGGACTGATACACACGCACTTAATGAGTCACATATGGCAGGACGTAAAATTCTTCAGTTGAGCAAGGGCGTACATTTTGCAGAGGAAGATGCCTGGGATTTGACATTCAAATCTTATCTTGAATTGTGTAAAGCCTATGAAATACAAAATTCTTTACCAGAAGAGGTTTGGCGAGAAGCGATTGCTGAGACTTGCCGCATGGCAGATAGAATTGAAGAGTTTACACTTGATAAGAATACCAAATATCCAAAAATCTATGACCATCCTTTAGAAACATACAAAAACAAAATAAATGAAGCGTATAAACATCATCCGTATGTAAGAAAAAGGTATAAGCCAGAAGAAATAAATCCCACCATAAGAGAAGAAGTAAGCGTATATGATACAACAAAGTCAATAGATTTTATGCTTTTACAAACATATCTTAGAGAATGGGAAAGAAAACATGGTATTTTTTGTGGATATGGAAGAGGATCTGTTTCAGGAAGTGAAGTAGCGTATATTCTTGGTATTACTCAGATGGATAGCAAGAAATTTGGGTTAAACTTCTTCCGATTTATGAATCCAAGTCGAGTAACAAATGCCGATATAGATACAGATTATTCCTCAAAAGACAGAGATATTATTAAACAATTCATTCTTAGGGATCATATGGATCTTCCGAACATAAGAGCAAGTGAGATTATTACATTTAATACTATTGCATTAAAAGGCGCGATAAAAGATGTGGGACGAGCTTTGAGAATGTCTATTGTTGAAACATCTGCAATCTCTGAAGCTGTATATCTTGACGAAAATAACAAATGGGTTATTGATGATGCTTTCAGAAAGAGATATCCAGAATTATTCAAATATGTTGATATTGTAAATGGAACAATAGTTTCTATTGGATCTCATCCATCCGGTGTATTAGTAAGTGATTTGGATATTGAAGAAGAAGTTGGAATGTGTAGCCTTGCAACTTCTGATTATCCAGTGTCAATGCTTAATATGAAAGAACTTGATGCACTGATGTACGTTAAACTAGATATCCTTGGTTTGGACAACATTGGTGTTATTAACGAAACATGCAAACTTGCAGGAATTGAGAGAATGACTCCTGACAATGTTGATCTGGATGATGAAGAAGTTTGGAAAGACATACGAGACGACACAACACTTATATTCCAGTGGGAGAGCACATCCGCACAATCTTATTTGAAAAGATTTATGTCAGACGAAACAATTGCTATTGCCAAAGCGCATAACAAAGATTTCTCATATATCAAGTGGTTTTCGTTTGGAAATGGTCTTTTACGTCCTGGATGTGCAAGTTTCCGTGATGATGTTGCAGACGGAAATATTATGATTACGGGATTTAATGAATTGGATAAATTCCTTTCGGTTACTTCCGGACGAATAACCATGCAGGAAGATATCATGAGATTCCTAGTAAAATTTTGTGGATATTCTGATGCAGAATCAGATACAGTCCGACGTGGAATTGCAAAGAAATATGGCACTGAGAAATTCATTGATGAAATTCACGATAGGTTTATAAGCTATTCCAATGAAACATATGGGACATCAGTAGAAGTATTAGAAGAAATATTCCCACCTATTAAACAGGGTATTTTAGATGCAACAAGATACGCATTTTCCTGGAATCATTCAGACGCGTACTCTTGTATTGGATATATATGTGGATATTTAAGGCACTATTATCCATTGGAATTTTTAACTGCTGCGTTAAATATTTTTGAGGGAAAAGAAGAAAAAACCTTAAATATTACAAACTATACCAGAAAAAAAGGAATAAAAGTTGAAGGAATTAAATTTCGACATTCTACAAGTAATTATACTTTTGATAAAGAAAAAAATGTAATTTATAAAGGAATTGCCTCTATTAAATATTTGAATAGCAAAGTTGCGGATGCGTTTCAGTCAATTAAAGATATGCAGTTTAAAGATTTTATTCATCTGTTGGCTGTTATAGAAGAAAAAAAGCTTCCGGTAAACTCAAAGCAAATGAAGATTTTGATAGAACTTGGATTTTTTGGAGAGTTTGGCGAAGCTAAATGTTTATTAAAACAGTATGATTTTTTCAATGAACTTTTTGGCAAAAAGCAGATGAAAAAAGAAAAAGCTGAAAAGCTTGGTATTCCACTTGAATTGGTAAGAAAAAACGCTGAAAAAGAAAGTGAAAAGACATTTACAAAAGTTGATATGAATGGATTATTGCACGATTTTGTTGCAGTAATGCCATATGAAAAGACAACTTTCGTAGATAAGGTAGGATATCAGATCAACGATTTGGGATATGTTGACATTGTAAGTCAAGATTACAAAGGATATGTTGTTGTAATGGACGTTGAAACAAAATATACACCAAAACTGAAGGTTTATGCACTTGCCAATGGAAATACCATAACGGTAAAAATTGCGAAAAAGGATTTTAATAAGAATCCACTTCAAGTAGGAGATGTAGTTAGAGTAAACGACCAGAAGAAAAAAGCAAGGGTGAAAATGTCATCAGAAGGAAAATTTGTTCCAGTAGAAAACGAGTTTGACTGGTGGCTTACCAAATATGAAGTTATAGGAAGAAAATAATGTTATTTGGAAAATATAAATACACAGATTCCGAGGAAAAAGAATTGCTGGATTCTATTGTTATATTGGTAGATACAAGGGAAAAGGTAAACGATCATATTACAGGTTACTTTGATAAACATGACATACCATACAAGAAAAAAGCATTAAAGAACGGAGATTATAGTTTTTTCGTACCACAAAACGAGAAATTAGGGATATTCCGTGATACTTATTTCCACGACGATATTTTTGTAGAGAGAAAGGCAAGTTTAGAAGAATTGTCCGGAAATCTTTCTACGAAACGTGCAGATTTTGAAGAAGAACTGGCAGTTGCTAAAGCTCACAAAAAATATTTGCTTATAGAAAATGCCAATTATGAAGATATTGTAAACGGTAGATATAACACGCAGTACAATAAGAAAAGTTATCTTGGAAGTATTCACAGCTTCAATCATAAGTACAATCTTGAAATTGTGTTTATGCCAGATAACGCATACAGTCCAATTTTTATTTATGGCGTTATGCAGTATTATCTCCGAAATCTGATTAAATAAACAGATAGGGGGATTTGATTCCCCCTATTGTTGTACGAAATAAATGAAAGGATAAAACAGTAATGGCTACTAATGACCAGATTACAAGAATTAAACATCTTACTAAAATTCTGAATAAATATCGTGATGAGTATTATAACGAATCTCGACCGTCGGTAGATGATTATACATATGATTCTATGATGGATGAATTAAAAAATCTTGAAGATAAAGCAGACTTTCACTGTGCCAACAGTCCAAATTACACAGTTGGATATGTTGTCAATTCAGAGTTACCTAAATTTAAGCATAGTTATCCGTTGTTGAGCCTTGACAAGACGAAAGATAGAACGGTTGCAGCGAATTTTGCAAAAGGTAGAAAAGCTCTTTTAATGCATAAATTGGACGGTCTTACTATTTGCCTGATTTATGAAAATGGGGAACTTGTTTCTGCTAGTACAAGAGGAAATGGCGAAGAGGGAAGTCTTATTACGGATAATGCCAGAACCTTTATGAATATTCCACAGAAAATCCCGTATAAAGGTCATCTGAAGGTTACGGGTGAAGGAATTATTCATAGAGACGATTTTGAAAAGATAAATGAAAAACTACCGGAAGAAGATAGATACAAAACACCACGAAATCTTGCTGGTGGATCAGTACAGCAGTTAAATTCTGAAATATGCTCAAAGAGAAAAGTGTGCTTTTATGCATTTAATGTGTTGGAGGGATTTGATGAAATCAATTCACTTTCTGGCAGATTGTATGCAGTAAACAATCTTGGATTTGATATTTGCACATTCTTTGAATACGATGTGGCACAACATGATTTTGTGGTATTTAACAATTTTGTGAATGAGCTGGTTGATATTGCAGAGGAAACAAAAACTCCGATTGATGGAGTCGTTATTATGTACGATGACATTGCTTATGGAAAAAGTCTTGGAAAGACAGGGCATCATTATCGCAATGGATTAGCATTGAAATTCAAAGAAGAAGAGGAAGAAACCACGATAACCAATATCGAGTGGCAAGTTGGTAGAACCGGAAAGATAACGCCAGTGGCAGTCTTTAAGCCAGTTATATTGGATAACACTACAGTCTCAAAAGCATCATTGCATAATATTAACACTATGCAGAAATTAAAAATCAGACCGTATGCAACAGTTACAGTGGTTAAATCAAACGAAATTATCCCTCAGATTATCAAGTGTACAGGCGGCACATCTTATGAATTTGAGATTCCGAGAGCTTGTCCGGTGTGTGGTGGAATAACTACATTTGCAGGGGATGGAGAAACAATAAACATCTATTGCAAAAATCCAAATTGCCCGGCTCAGAGCGTCAGAGGGTTATCATATTTTGCTTCAAAAGATGGCATGAATATTGATGGGCTTTCAGACAAAAAGATTGAGAAATTGGTTGATGCCGGGATTATCAGTAATCCACTTGACATTTACAATCTGGATTTGCATAGGGTTGAGATTGTGGAATTTGAAGGAATGGGCGAAAAATCATTCGACAAACTCCTTTCGTCCATTGAAAAAAGTAAAAATGTAAAGCTGGAAAATTTCATTGCTGCATTAGGCATTCCGAATGTGGCACTCAGCAAGGCAAAAATAATCAGCAGAGAGTTTAACGGCGATTGGAACAAATTTGAGGCAGCAGTTATTTCCGGATTTGATTTTACACAGCTTGAAACGTTTGGCGTTGAGATTAATAAGAGTATTCACAAGTATTTCAAAGAAGTGTTCTTTGCCAATGACATATATAAAGAACTTGTATCTCTTATGAAATTTCAGGTGCAACAGGTATCAGACGAACCACAAATTTTTAAAGATATGATTTTTGCCATTACTGGAAATGTTCACATTTTTGCAAGTAGAAAAGAGATTCAGAAGAAAATTGAGTCTTTGGGTGGCAAAGTAGCAGGAAGTGTTTCAAAGAAAACATCATATCTTATAAATAATGATGTAGAAAGTTCTTCCAGTAAAAATAAAGATGCAAAGAAAAATGATGTACCTATTATTACAGAGGAAGAATTTTTAAAACTACTAGATAAACGAAATAAAGGATAATAAAAATAATGAACGAACATATTGCTAAATTATTCGATAAATATTGCATTGCCCGCGATTGTAAAACTTGCAAATACAACGAGGATAAGAGAGTAGTTTTTGGTGAAATGTCTTGCAATGAGGCGTATGAAAATGATTACCGTAAAAGACATACAAAATAAAGGAGATTATGAATATGAAGATGATTGAAATTGATTTGAATATTATGAGCGCACCACAGAGCTATTATCTGGCACAGGGGATTTCAAAAGATCTCAATTTTTCCACAGGACTTCCGGCACTCTTTGAGAGAATGTATGGAATGAAAGAGAAAATTGAAGCGTCCTATGTAGATGACTATACAGATAATGTTGACATTGAACTTGGTGAAGCCATTCTTGTTGATAATGTTTTTAATTTGATTGTAAAAGAAAACAGTTATAACAAGCCGGACTCTGACAGACTTCTGGATGCTATTGTAAATATGAGAGATCAGATGGACGCAAAGATGATTAAAAAATTGGCTATACCGAAAATTTGTTGTGGCAGAAATGGTTTAAAGTGGGACGATGTACGGAGCATGTTTGAATTTGTTTTCACGGATTCTGATGTACAGATTCTTGTTTGTATACAGTAGGAGGTAAGAATGTCAGAAAAATCGCCAGTTTACCTTCTTATGGTAACGAGAAACAATAATAACAAATATTATAAGATGATTCCACATGGCGATATCTTTGAAGTTGAATATGGACGTGTTGGTGCAACTTGCCAGCACGCTTCCTACTCAATGTCACAGTGGGATAAAAAGTATAAAGAAAAAATCAAAAAAGGCTATGTCGATCAGACACACTTAGTTCAGGATCTTATTCAGAAAGAACCAGTAAAATCTAATGATGGCTATAAAAAAATTGAAAACAAAGTAATTGCTGAAATTGTTCAAAGGCTACAAGATATGGCACGTCAGAAAATCCAGGCAAATTACAAAGTATCTTCGCAGCAAGTAACACAAGCTATGGTGGACGAGGCACAAAATGTCATTGATGATCTTATGAACAAAGAAACTGTAGAAGATTTCAATAATACGCTCCTTACATTATTTACTGTAATCCCACGAAAAATGGGAAACGTGAATGATTACCTTTCAAAAAGAAAAGATGACTTCGCAAAAATTCTGAAAGATGAACAGGATCTTCTTGACGTTATGAGAGGTCAGGTTGTTACACACACTGTTCAAAACGAGCCAGAAAAAGTAGAAGAAAATAATGAAGAAACAATCATTGAAGCAATGGGGCTGATTTTTGAAGAAGTTGATGCTTCAGAAGTGGAAATGATTAAAGGTAAGTTGGGCGAAATCAGCAACAGATTCCATAAAGCTTGGAGAGTTCGCAACATTCGTACACAAAAGAGATTTGACGACTTTGTAGAAAAAGAAAATATCAAGACACGAAAGCTTTTATGGCATGGCAGCAGGAACGAGAATTGGTGGTCAATTATTAATACTGGTTTGGTTCTTCGACCAACAAATGCCGTAATAACAGGAAAAATGTTTGGATATGGTCTGTACTATGCCCCAAAAGCTCAGAAGTCGAAAGGTTATACAAGCCTTGATGGATATTGGAGTGGACAGCATGAAAACTTCGGATTTATGGCACTTATGGATGTGGCATATGGAAAACCATATGATGTACATTCATTTGATAGCAAATATTATAACTTTAATTATGAACGATTACAAAAAGAATGTCCCGGAGCAAACTGCTTACACGCCCATGCTGGGAAGATGTTAAGGAATGATGAGATTATTGTTTATAAAGAAGAACAATGTACTATAAAATATCTTGTGGAGCTGAGATAAATGAAATATATAAAAAAGTATGTTAGGTACATACAGATTATCGTTTTTATTCTTTTGTTGGCTGCTATGTCGTGCTGTATGACTATATGCCCGGCATATTTAACTTGCATGTTGATTATGACAAAAGGATTTACGATTATTGCATTTTTGGAAATATGTGGAAAATGTTTACTGTTGTATTTCATATTTGCATTATTAGCTGTTGTGCAAGGATCTTTTATTTGGAAAGATTAGCGCACAATATATGGTGCTTAAAAATATTACAGACACAATATATAGATATTAAAACTAAATAAAATTCTGTTTTTATTGTTTATTTCAATTTTTCCCATAAATATGCTATTCCCTTTATAATTGTTTTTATATTATTAACTGTTTGTTTATTATGTACAATTCTGGAACGCCGTAGTTATGGCTTTCCAGAGTCCATAATAAAAACAGAATTTACACGGAAGAAAGTCTTAAGATACTGCAGACACTTCCACTTGAATTAAAGATAAAAAAGACTGAAAATCGTATACGTGAATGGTATGAGTTTTATGGTGGAGAAGTCTATGTGGCTTTTTCCGGTGGTAAAGACAGTACAGTATTACTTGATATAGCAAGAAAGATATATCCTGACATTGAAGCTGTATATACTGACACTGGCTTAGAATATCCGGAACTTCGTGAATTTGTAAAAACTATTGATAATGTCACATGGCTACGACCAAAAGAAAATTTTAAAAAGGTTGTGCAAAAATACGGCTATCCGGTAATCAGCAAAGAGGTGGCGAACAAAGTCCATTATGCGAAGCCTGGGAATACCAGATGGCAGCAATTACACGGAGAGTACATAAATCCTAAAACGGGCGAGCTTTCTACTCAGTATAATTTTAAGAAGTATGAATATTTGCTTGATGCAGATTTCTTGATTTCTGATAAGTGTTGTACGATCATGAAAAAGAAACCATCATTAGAGTATGAAAAAGAAACAGGTAAGCATCCAATTTTAGGCTTAATGGCAGAAGAAAGTCATAAAAGGAAAAATGACTACATGAAAACTGGATGTAACGCCTTTAATAAAAAACGTCCACAGAGTCAGCCTATGGGATTCTGGACTGAGCAGGATGTACTTGAATATTTGTACACTAAGAAAATTCCATATGCTTCAGTTTATGGTGATATTGTGTTTGAAGATGGAAAATATCATACAACAGGAGTGAGAAGAAGTGGCTGCGTCTGGTGCGGGTTTGGTTGTCATCTTGAAAAAGAACCAAATCGTTTCCAAATGCTCAAAAAGACGCATCCGAAACTTTGGAATTATTGTATGAAACCTATTGAAAATGGCGGATTAGGAATAAGACATGTAATGGATTATATAGGGGTAGAAGTTGAGTAATATATTTTGAAAGGTGACAAAGAAATAATTCATGCAAATGGAAGAAAAATGTGTAAAAAGGTTCGATATGGTTGAGGGTTCATTCACATTAGAACCAGATAAAGGTATTAATATAGATAAATTATTGAAAATCTTTGGTGTGGATATTTCAGGAAAACCAGATTCATACACTATCCAATATTTAAAAACTGTACAAGCGAAAAAGCATAAGAAAAAGAGAATAAATAAAAAATGGATAAAAAGGTATGGGTATAAACAAAAGTGGTTTAATAGCAAAGGTTGGAAACTAAAGAGTTATAAAGATGGAACAGCAGAGTTTGTAAAATAAATTGTACATAAGAGTTATAGCCAAATGACTTATATGGCAATTGGAGGAAAGTATAAAGGATGAATAATTTCACAAGAAATATCGGTATTTGGTATTACGATATAAAATGGGCGAAACTATTATTTGAAAAAATTTTAGACAGTTATCCAAGATATTGTTTATTCCGCATTTATAGAAATCAATTAAAAATTATATTAACAGATGGAACGTCGATTAGATTCTTTGATGTTAATTGTACTAGCAGATCAATGGCATTAACAGAGTCATATATTCAAAAAGGGATAGATTATAATTTATTTTGCAATAAAATTGTACCAGTAACAAAGAGAGGCATTAAGGGAAAATATATTATAGAAAATTACAATGATATTGAAAATCCACAAGACGCGACACGTTATTATTTAAAGAAGAACTGTGAAAAGGAAGAAGAAATGGATTTAGTACAATTACCAGATGGGCAAATTGATACCGTAGGAAATAAACGACATGTTATTGATATTGTACGGGAAAAATGTGGTGATGACATTGCAAAGATTATCTCACAATGGATTGATCCAGAAAATACAGGTGAGATGAAAAAGTGGCGCGATTCCTTTAAAGAAGAATTTGAAGAAGAAAAGCGACAGGAAGAAATAGCAATTATAGAAAAGTTAAATAAGATTTATTGCACATAAGATAAACGAAATAAATATTGACACATACAACTTAATATGATATTATATAAGAAAGCTGAGTGGGAAAACCCAATCAGTATTTCTTATACATAAGATAAACTAAATAAATATGCAACCAAAGGAGAAAAAGAGTTGAATAATCTTGAGACTAATCAATCTTACACGGGGGGGACAATTGAGCCGAGAATAAAATGTGAAATTTTTCGTGACTCAATGCAGAATTATAAAAAGTATGGTATTCGTCCCGCACAACTTATTATAGCAGATGTGCCGTATAATGTGGGAAATAATTTTTATGGTTCAAATCCTATGTGGTATAAAGGTGGAGATAACAAAAACGGAGAAAGCAAGTTAGCTGGAAAGTCGGCGTTTAATTCAGATTTTAACTTTAATCTCTACGAATATTTCCATTTTTGTTCAAAAATGTTAAAGAAAGAGGATAAAAAGAAATCTATTCGTGGGAGAAGCAGTGATTCACCTTGTATGATCGTGTTTTGTTCATTTGAACAAATTCATACACTTATTAATGCAGCAGCGAAACACGGATTTGTTCATTACATACCACTTGTGTTTGTTAAGAATTATAGCCCACAGGTGTTGAAAGCAAATATGAGAGTTGTAGGGGCTACAGAATATGCATTACTTTTATATAGAGACAGACTTCCTAAATTCCGTAATGGCGCACAATATGACGAGAACGGAAAAACAATCAGAGGGACTGGACATATGATATTTAACTGGTTCACATGGGAAAAAGATACAAAAGAAATACCAAAGATTCACCCTGCACAGAAACCAGTTACACTATTGAAGAGACTGATTGAAACATTTACCGATCCTGGCGATGTTGTGATTGATCCTTGTTGCGGAAGCGGAAGCACATTGAGAGCAGCTTGTGAGTTAGGAAGAAGTTCATACGGATTTGAAATTGACCGAACATTTTATCAAAAAGCCAAAGATGAGATGTTAATTGATTACATCAAGTAAAAAGAAATAAATACACAACCAAAGGAAGAAAAATGGAATACAACAAATTATATAATATGGATTGTATGAACTACTTTTCCATCATAGATGGGGGGGCAATTTGATTTAACATTGACTGATATTCCATATGGAGAAGTAAACAGGTCTAGTAATGGATTAAGAAGCTTAAACAAAGAAGATGCTGATATCATGACATTTAATTTGCAAGATTTTTTAAATGAAGTATATCGTGTGACTAAAAGTACAATCATTGTATTTTGTGGAAAAGAACAAATATCTGAAATTCATTCGTATTTTTCCGGCAAACAGAAATCTGGAAAAGGAACTGTTAGACAGATTGTATGGGAGAAAACAAATCCATCACCAATGAACGGTCAGAACATTTATCTGTCTGGGATAGAGAATGCAGTGTGGTTTAAAAAGCGTGGTGGCACATTTAACGCACATTGCAAAAATACAGTTTTCAAATATCCATGCGGAAGGAACAAAATTCATCCGACAGAGAAGAATCATAACCTACTTAAAGAACTGATTCTTGATAATAGCAATGTTGATGATATTGTATTTGATCCATGTATGGGAAGCGGAAGCAGTTGTCTTGTAGCAGCAGAGAATGACAGAAGATACGTTGGTGTTGAATTAAAACAAAAATATTATGATTTGGCAGTTCAAAGAATGCAAGAGCTGCAATAAATCAGGAGAATGTTTATGGAAAGAAATAGATGTTGGAGAAGAAAGAAAAACTTCTCAAAAGGACGTAGAAAAAAGAATATTGTACAGCATGTTTTTGGTGGATCTGGATATGGATTGGGTTGTAAACATGATGGACAGTACATCAAGGGCAAGGTTCATCGCTCTAATCCTTTATATAGTATGAAAACCAATAATCGCAGATGCTATGGTGTTGCGATGAATTGGAAACATAGAGATGCGCAAAAAGTTCTTTCTATGGACTCGCAAGAGGAAGAATTTAATAACGAAAAAGAGGTAAAAGATGGAAAGTGTTGATGGAACTACAGATGCTTTAAAAGTATCAAGAGGAAGCATTCTGATGGCAAATCGCGACAGAGAGTATGTAAATAAAGAAAATACTCTGCAGATAAAAGCCGGAGATAAAATTATTGTCGGTTATGACGGATTGCTTCATCCAGTAAACAATAATAAAGCAGCCATTACAATTGACAATGATCTTGAAGTGGAAGGTTATTCTGCCACTGGATTATCAGAATATCTTGTTGCTTGGTTGGATTCTAGTCTGGATTTGAAAGAAAATTTGAGAAGAACAATGCTTAATCTTGATGAATTTAAAGCAGTGATTGAAAATGCATTAGTAGTTATTGGAATGAAAAGAGAAGAAGCTGAGAATGAATAGAAGTCACATCGTATATACGATGAAACATAAGAGAGCATTTCTCAGAGTGGAAAAGGAATTGCTTGGTCATAATACTGTTCGAGGATTTTTACATGACCTTGATAAAGTTTTTATGTATTTGGTGACTCCGAAAAGCTGGGAGAAAAAAGTCTCTAAATTTCACAGAAAATATTCCCGACATCATCCTATAAGAGCACGAACAAAAGCGGATTATATTCAGATGATTGTTGACTGGGAGTGCTGTAGGTTCACAAAGCCAGATAAGCCTATGACAGCCCGGCAGACATTATATAAATTGTTCCCAGAAATGAAAGATAAGATTCTGCCATTACTGGAAGAACTCAATCTATAAGGAGGAAAAGATGATCCAGCTTGGTAGTGGATATGAAAAAGTATGTGAATATTTACAGAAACATAATATAAATTCACTCGAAGAAATTGTTGGAATGGATGCATTTCATATTTTTCCACGACAAGGAGTTACAGCTTGTAAAATTAGAAATGTTGAATTTTTCGGAAATGTAAGAGTATGGGGATTTAAAACAAATGTTTCTCATAAGCTGGTAGAGCTTGGTAATTCAATATTTCTTGATGAAAAAGAAGCAAGAGAATATGAAGTTTTGCAGTTACATAAAAGAACTTTGGATCAGCAGCAAAACATCATAAAGCGGAGAGTTGAAGAGATAAACAGGGATTTGAATAAATTGGACTATCTCTTAGAACGTTATCCGATAACTGAATCAAGATGCAGATTTAAAAAATGTTGTGAAAACTGCTCACATCACGAAAATTGCATCATTGATGGAAAAATTACATGCGTTGTTTTCGGCAAACCAGAAGATTGTTATTTCTGGGAGCCGGATATAGAAGTATTCAAGAAATGGTTAAAAGAGCATGAAGTAGGATAAAAAACAACTTTCATTTTATAGTTTAAAAATACGATGGTTGTCGTATTAGAAATCAGATATGAAATAGTTTCTTCCTATTATATATATAAACAGAATTGTGAAAGGACGATTAGAACGTGAGTTCAGAGACAGTAGATAAAAGTTGTTTTCAACATAGATTAAAAATATTGGTGGCGTGTGAAGAATCACAAAGAGTATGTATTGAGTTTAGAAATAAAGGACATGAAGCATATAGCTGTGACATAATTGAATGTTCTGGCAATCATCCAGAATGGCACATTATGGGAGATGTTATTCCTTTATTGAACGGAGATTGTGAGTTTGAAACAACAGATGGAATTAAACACAAGATAGACGGGAAATGGGATATAATAATTGCATTTCCACCATGTACATATCTTACATCTGCAGGAACACGGCATTACTCATTAAAATGTAATCCACCAGAAAAAGTAGCTGCCAGAATAGAAAAGAGAAATGAAGCAGAACAATTTTTCTTAAAAATAGCAAATGCAGATTGTGAGAAAATTGCAATTGAAAATCCAGTGGGGTATATGAATACACATTGGAGAAAGCCAAATCAAATTGTTCATCCGTATTATTTTGCTAGTAGCAAGAATGATGCGGAGAATTATTTCCAGAAGAGAACATGTTTATGGCTTAAAAATCTTCCAGTGCTTGACAGAAAAAATAATTTGCCAGTTCCAGAGCCACAATATATTTGCCAAGGCAAAAAATGCAAAGGCAAAAGGATTGGTTGGTGTGAGGGAATCAAAAATACAACTGGTGGTCAAGCCGGGAGAGCAAAAGCAAGAAGTAAAACATTCCCAGGAATCGCCAAAGCAATGGCGGATCAGTGGGGATGAAAGGTTTAATAAAAGATGAATAAAATAAATAACAATAAAAAAGAAGGGAGTAACACCTTATCCTAGTGAAACTAGGTTGGGTGTTGGAGAAAAGAGATATACGCCCGGAAAATTTCTGATCGTGGCTAACAGTTCATAATTTGTTTGAACTAAAGTACAAGTAAGGTAAAACCTAAACGTAAGGCTTGTACGAAACATAGCAATCCACAAAATTGCCATTCACCGGATTCGGTTAGTGGCTGGTGTGAAAGTTTGTTGGTTTAGTACAGGAATTTCAAGTTTTGTAGCATGTTATTTATCAAAGGATATTGATGAGATTATTTATACTCACGTTCCGAATCAGCATCCAGATAGTTTACGCTTTTTGCATGATTGCGAGAAATTATTAGGAAGAAAAATAACCATATTACAGTCTGAAAGATATGCGTCAGTAGATGATGTTATTGAAAAAACACGTTGCATCAATACTCCGTATGGCGCACCTTGTACAAAATTTTTGAAGAAAGAAGTAAGAAAGAAATGGGAAGCACAAAACTTTGACCACCATACTTATGTATGGGGATATGACTTAAATGAAAAGCGTAGGGCTGACAGATTGGTAAATACTATGACAGACTATGACCATGAATTTCCGTTGATTGAAAACGGATTCACAAAAGAAGATTGTCATGCACTTGCAAAAGAATTGGGATTAAAACGCCCAGTTATGTATGATCTTGGATATCCAAATAATAACTGCGTTGGATGTGTAAAAGGCGGAATGGGATATTGGAATAAGATTAGAGTAGATTTCCCAGAGGTGTTTGAACGTAGAGCAAGACAAGAAAGGGAAATAGGGCATAGCTGTATTAAGGGAGTGTTCTTAGATGAACTTGATCCTAAACGTGGACGTATGGATTTAGAAGTCATGGAAGATTGCGGAATCGCTTGTCAGCTTGTGCTGAAGGAAAAAGAGATTTGAAATAATGAGAGCCGATTGACAGGAGGATAATGATGCATATTACACCAGAACAAAATAAACATAACTGCCAGTTGTGTAAAAGCGAATGGCTTGGAAGATGTTTTAATGGCAGTAATTATGGAAAAGACGTATCTGTAGATAACGAGCCATGTAATTCTTATGAATTTGGTGGTACACAAGAGAGATTGGCAGAAATTGAAAAAGAAGAAGTCAAGAGGCTGTATGAGGTGAAATTTTGTTAGATGGAATTATTAGTGGTTTGATTGTTGCATGGATTCTGACAATATTCAATGTAGATAGTATCTGCATTAATGCATTACAGCCGTTTTTCGTAAATGTAAAATTGACAACAGATCATTACTATTTCGCATTTGGTGTGTTCGGCTTAATCACAGGAATAATGTCACATAGCAATTAGAAGAAAGGAAAAAGTAAATGAAAATTAAAAACATAAAAGATGTCGAGACTTTTTTGAAGGTAGTAAATGAGTGCGAAGGTGGAGTAACACTGACCTCTGTATATGGTGATAAGTACAACCTTAAATCTACTTTAACACAATATGTAGCAGTTGCAGCACTTGTGGGAGAACACGGCGATGAGTTGTAACTTTGGTGTTCTAATAAAAATGACGAAAAGAAATTCTTACAGATGTTCAACGAACATCCGGAAATGCTGTAGAAAGATGGAATAAATAAATGAAAATAACAATTATTGGAAGCCTGATATATGGTGTGTTATTTGTGGCACTTACAATAGTAGCAGACGCAAAGCCTAATACTCCGAAGTTCTGGGCTTTACTTGGAATATCTGCCGCAATGGTTATTAATGAAATGTGGCAAAAATAGATTAAATTAATTTTTCATTGTAAAACTATTGTAGAAAAGTGCTGATTTAGTGGCATTTATACTATATTTTGTATGCTATATGTATATGTTGACACTAAATATAGCATTTATTGCCACTAAAAATCAGGTAAAAGAGGTATAAAAATTGGAAAATAACGATAAAAAATTAATTCAAAGTTGGAAACTGGTAAATTTCTGCGAAGTTGATAAGTTTGCCGAAACTTCATATTGTGCTATTCATGGAGTTGATCCAAACCTTAACATTGGAGACATTACGAAAGTTGATGAAAACAGCATGTTACCATTCAATATGATTTGTGGGGGATCGCCATGCCAAGATTTCAGTATTGCTGGAAAGAAAGCTGGCAGTGGATGGACTTGTAAAGATTGTACAGATGATGACGGAGAGCCATTTACATATAACCCTTTGACAGTTCATTGGTCAAAAAGAGATAAGTGTCCTAATTGTGGGAGCGAAAACCTTGATAAGACACGTTCTTCTCTGTTGGTTGAATGGCTGCGTGTTGTTCGAGCAAATAAGCCAGCCTGGGGAATTTATGAGAATGTAAAAAATATTGTAGGAAAATCTTTCAGAAACACATTCGATATGTTTGTCGAAGAGCTTCACGAATATGGATATAACACTTACTGGAAAGTGCTGAATGCCAAAGATTTTGGTATTCCACAGAACAGAGAACGATTATATCTTGTAATCATCAGAAAAGAACTTGATAACGGCAGTTTCAACCTTCCAGATGGATTTGAGAGTGACATAACAATGTACGATATTCTTGAGGATGAAGAAAACGTGCCAGATAAATATTACGTTGATTCAGCCAAAGAGAAAAAGGCATTACAGGAAATGATTGACAGTGGAAAACTGGATAGATCCTATTCTCATACAATCAGACATGGGGGGGCTGTTCACTAGACCGTCACATGTGGGATCTTGTACAAACGAAATGCGTCAGGGCGCAATCGTCAGCAGACAAGCGAAATATATAGACCATTTAACTGATTGTGCGAATACTCTTATGGCAAGAGACTATAAGGGATTTGGGAATCAAGGAATGAATGCAGTGATTACATTAAAACCAACCAGAAAGGAATAAAGATGAATAGATATATTTGTGAACGAAGATGTGATGAAGGAATGAGAACGTTCAAGGGGGGGCTTTGTGGCACTATCCGAACGATTAATGCAGGAGGCGACAAAAGAGTGATTGTGGAAAATAATGATAAAGATATAAATATTGAAGATTATGGTATTCGCCGTTTAACTCCAAGAGAGTGTTGGAGATTGATGGATTTTTCGGACGAAGATTTTGATAAGGCGAAAGCTGCGGGTTTGTCGAACACACAACTGTACAAACAGGCGGGCAATTCTATTTGCGTGGGAGTTCTATATTACATATATAAAAATTTATATCAAGCAATGCCGTACTTGTTTGAAAATTTAAAAGTAAGTAGTTTCTTTTCCGGAATCGGAGCTTTTGAGAAAGGGTTAGATAGATTGTATGCAGAAATCTCATAAAGACCAACCAATGATAAAAGTAATAGGTCGTCTGGATATCAATGGGTTAGATATTATTAAGCGAATTTATTCAACAGATGGATTATCCCCTACTCTTTCAACGATGATGGGGGCAAAGACAACCTAAAATAGTCGTCAGGAGAAAGCATGAATAAGAAGGTACTCAAAGTTGGAAATCTTTCAACTGGTAATTCACAAGCTGGAACAATTTATAGAACATGGGGGGGACTTTCCCCTACATTGTGTGCCGGAACTCACGGATATGCACTTGGTTATATAGTTGTTAATAAAAAGAAAGCTAGTAAGAAACAAAATAAAATGTAGGAGGAATGAACTATGAATACATGTGTAAAAATCATTGATAATTGTTTGGACTGCAATAGTTGTTTTGTTGACAGAATACTTACTGCAGATTCATGGGATCATGAAGAAGGTGCGTACTGCAAAGAAGTTCTAAAAAACGGAAAACCTCGACTTATTGCATCAGATGACTGGGATTTGAGAAAGTGGTCAAAAGTCCCAGATTGGTGTCCGAAGCTTATAAAAAGCAGATTGAATGAGTTGCGAATTAAAGCAGGAGTTCTCAGCAACAAGAAGTTTGACGAAAAGCTGAATGATCTTTTGAAGAGCCAAGGCGAAGAGTATTCAAAATTGATAAAAACATTAATCTCAATGGGGTTCGCATACGATCAAGTAGCATTTGAAAGAGATGTTGCAATTGAACAGTTAAATAATCTTGGTATTCAGTTTGGAGAAGATACTTCAAAATGTAGAGTAGTGAGGAATAAAAATTGAATTATTATAAAGCCAAATTAATCAACAGAAAATCTATCATAGATCGTGAGACAAGCAAGCCTTATATTAGATGTCAAACAGAAGAAGAGTTTTGCGAAACAGTGAATAAAGAAATGGACGAGTTAAGAAATAAAGGTGCGAGAAATATATCTGTACAATATTTCGAAGCTCAGACGGAGATATGCAGAGCTATTATTACATATATGATGGTTTAAAACAAAGAGAACTATATAAATAATGGAGGTACATATGAGCGCGTTAATTGTAAATTTATTTGGAGTTCCTGGAGCTGGTAAAAGCACTGGTGCAGCATACATTTTCTCAAGATTAAAAATGTTTGGAGTTAATGCGGAGTTAGTTACAGAATTTGCCAAAGATAAAGTGTGGGAGAATAACGAAGAAGTATTCAATAATCAGGCATATATTTTCGGGAAACAAAGCTTCAAGATAAGCCGATGTGCAAATAAGGTTGATGTAATCATTACTGACAGCCCATTGCCACTAAGCATTTTCTATAATCATGATCTGTTGCTTACTGAAAATTTTAATTCAAGTGTAATGGATGTATTTAATGGATATAAAAATGTGAATTTTCTTATTACTAGAACAAAACCATACAATCCTATTGGCAGGCAGCAGACAGAAAAAGAATCCGATGATATGAAAAAAACCATCATTGATCTCTTAACTCAAAGAGGAATCACATATCAGGAAGTTCCAGGAGAAGTTGCTGGATATGATGCAATAGTAAACAAGGTATTGTTACAAATTAAAGATAAGGAAGAACTTGAAAATGAGCAAAACTAAAACGTGTGTCCTTTATAGAGGATTAAATGAAAGTATGAAAGCATTTGCTGACAGAGTAGCAAATAAACTTGATGAAATGGAAAAATACGGCGCAACAATTGTTTACACTGGATTTCTTCAGGATAAAATTTCAAAGGCAAATGCAGCTATTATTTTATATCGGTGCTTTAAAACTTTTGAGGAAGATTTTAAAAAGACAGGAGATTGCTATTTATAGGAGGTAATGATATGCATTGTTATGGAAAATCCGCTAAAAGACGGAGGGATAGGAAATATAAGAGGAAACTTAAAAGACTTTATTCATTTGGGACAATTACCCCGGCTACTTGGTATGTTGATGCAGACTATCCTTTTCAATGGCAATGCATATAAAAAATTGTTTGACTTATGGTGGCAGATTTATTAATTGGAGGTGAGTACATATGGAGCTGATAACACGCCCACTTACTAAAAAAGAAATTTTATGTATGGTGGAAAATGATGAAATACCTTTCATTGTGATTGTAGATAAAAAATTAATCCCTACTTCTTATACTGATTGTGACTCAGATAATAGTTTGGAAGAAAAGATATCAGAAATTGTTCTTGGAGATACAAGTGGCGAAATTGTATGCTGGAATATTGTAAAAGAAATAAGCGAAAAATTAGTAGAGATTAAAGGAATAATCAATGTAGCATATTTTCTCTTTGGAGAATCTTCGGCATGTGATTTGATTGAACATTGGGAAAAGGAATGCGCAGCGCATCTTGCATATTCCAATGATAAAAAAGATATGTATGAGGGGAAGTGGTAAAAATGATGATCGTCAGAAACCAAGATAAAGATTATATAGCTTTCTTGGAGAACGTACAAGGAATTAGTGTATGTGAAGAATTAGATGAACGTGCGAGTGTTGTATTTGAATATGCAAATAAGATTAAGATAATGGGACGCTATCGTTCATACGATATTGCACGTGAAGTGGCAAACACAATTCGAAAGGCGTATTTGGAAAATAATGATAATAGTGGCTTTGACATGCCGCCACAAGATATTTGGTCTTGCTGAAAGGAGATAAAATGGAATTAATCGACAAAAGCAAACTTGAAAAGCAGATAAAAGAAGAAAGCCTACACTTATTCAATGCAATGTATAATGGATATTCATAGGAGAAAAATAAATGTCAAGTGACAATTGAACTTTGTATATAGAGAAAGGAAGAACAAAGATGGAAACAGAACAGACAGAACACAAAAGAGAATTTAAACCCGGAGATATTGTTAAACACTTTAAAAGAGAGTTTCTGAAAGGCGAAATGTTTAGAACATCTAGCAAGTATCTCTACAAAATAATTGGTATTGCAGAACATACAGAAACCAAAGAAAAAGTGGTTGTATACCAGGCACTATATAAAAGTGAAAAAGACAATGTGAACTTTGGATTATATGTAAGACCATATGACATGTTTATGAGTGAAGTGGATCATTATAAATATCCCTGTATTAAACAGAAATATAGATTTGAATTATATGATACGAAAGGAAATGATAGACATGGAAGAACTTGAGACTTTATACAAGCCGATTCCAGCATATAGCACGAATGAATATAAAGTAGCTGGGAGAAATCTTCACATTGATAAAACTGAAGCATTTGAGAAAATATCCAGAAGAGTAAAAGCTATGAATCATATGGAAATGTTCAATTTTGTCTCTGGATTGGTGGATGTAGTAATCTCTTCTAGTGAAGAAACCAAAGGAATATTTGATGGTTGTATTTGCATACCAGAGAATCTTCCACTTGAAGATATTATTTTTACTGCACAAGATACAGAAAATCTACTGTCAGGACTTGCAACAGAGTTTAACAGAAAAGAAATCGAGTGTATGGACATTTCAAAGATCAAGAAGCAAATAAAGCACTGCAAAAATCAGCTTGAAAGAAAAGCTCTGGAAAAACAGTTAAATAAAGTATATAAAGCTAGAAAGGCGAAAAATGCGTATCAGAACACAAGACAGAAGAATGTTGATAGACATAACTGGAAAACCTATTATTGTTGAAGAATACAAAGATGGGTATGAGATTCATACTGGAGCAGGTATATTAGGTGTTTATGCTACTGAAAAGAGAGCATTGGAAATTCTCGATGATATTCAAAAGGAATATGAAAAATTTGTATATAAAAATGGAATATATAGAAAGTCTGGTTGTTTCAATATGCCAGAAAAATAGTCAAAGAAGGGAGAAATAAATGAAGCACGATAAAACAATAGAATTGACAATAACGCCAAATTATGTTTCAGATTGGAATTTCTGTGACGCAATAAGAGAACTTATCCAGAATGGAACTGACCAGCAGACACTTAATCCGAAGAATGTGTTTAAAATATCCTATGACGAACAGGAAAATATCCTTCAGTTAAGTAATTCTGAATCGACTCTGGAAATAAATACCTTGTTACTTGGTTGTAGCACAAAATCCAATAATACTGATACTGTTGGACAATTTGGAGAGGGCTATAAAATCGCAGCACTTGTATTAAATCGCCTTGGAAAAACATTTTCAGTATATAATAATAGAAAAGATGAAATATGGATTTCCAAATTTGAATATTCAGAAGTATTCAATGAAAAGGTTCTTATGTTTGAAATAATTCCAAACCACACAAGTAATGATGGGCTTGTTATAGAAATTGAAAATGTAACTTCGGATGAATATAACTCTCTGTATGATGTGTGGATAGGTATGCCGGGTGCAGAAAATCATAAAGCAATAGAAACAAGTTATGGGCGCATTTTTACAGAAAAAGATATGCGTGGCGAAATATTTGTAAATGGGCTTGCAGTAGAAAAAGAGAAAAATCTATATTTTGGATATGATTTTAAGCCACAATACATTACTGTTGAACGTGATAGAAAAAGCTGCAGTACATGGGATATGCGAAGTACAACTTCAAAAATGATATGTGAAGCAATAGACAATGGTGATCTTAATATAAAAGACCTTATGGAAATTGCCAATGACGGATCATTCTATGATATATGTAATATCCAATATCAAACCTATACCGAAAAAGGACGTAAAGTTAAGGATATGATTATTTCTGACTTCGATGAAAACAATCATTCCGCAATTCCGGTAGGAAATCAGTCAGACTATGATAAGGTTAAAAAGCTTGGTGGAAAGCCAGTATTTGTTCCATATGAAATCGCACAAATTGTATCAGGTACAACTGAGGAGAGGATGAAAGAACTTGCCGAAGAATCCTGGGGCAGAGATTTTTCCGTAAAAGAGAAATTGCAGCAGTGGCGTGATTTTTATGAAAATGATTTTTCACCAGAAGCAATTGAACAATTTAACAAAATCATAGAAGAATTAGAATAGGAGATAGCCAACAATGGAAATAACAAATGGACTTAAAGGGCGATTCTGTAAGCTTTACGGAATCCCCATTAACTTATATGAAGAACCTTACTTCCAGAGCAGACTTGAATTGTTAGACAAACAATATGGGGCAGTAGAAAAATATAAAGAATTTCTTGATTCAATAGCAGAGTTTAAAACAGAACAGGATTATTATGAGCATTATAACAAAGTAAAGGATAGTGTGATTTCTGCCATTAAGAATAACGCCACATTCCAGCAATTTAACGAAATAGATATGTCCGGATTCAACAGTGTAATTAAAAAATATCAGTTACCATCAAAGCCAATTTATAAACCGTCATTTGATGGAAAACATTTCATCAGTATTGATATGAAACAGGCTAATTTCAGCACATTATATAATTTTGATAATACAATGTTTGATGGGGCAAAAACCTGGGAGGAATATATTGGAAGATTTACCGAACGCAAAGAACTGATTGAAAGTAAATATATGAGACAGAGAATTTTCGGAGAATGTAATCCGAAACGCCAAGTTACTTATCAGAAATATCTTATGTGTAAATTGCTTGCCTTTCTGTTGGTTGGTATTCCTGAGAAAGACATTGTATTCTTTTCACATGATGAAATTGTTATAGATGATACAGAAAAGACTTATATATACTATCCATTCGTGGAAGAATGCATAAATAAATATAATATATCAACCAACGTAAAAATGAGAATAGAAAGATTCCAGTTAAAACATCTCGGTGAAGATGTAGGATATGCGAAAGTCTACGATAACGAAAGCAGATTCGATTTAAAGTGTGTAAATAACGATTATATCCCTATGATATTCCGATTTATTCAAACTGGAAGGATTTTTGAAGAAGATTTGGCATTTTTCTATAAAGGCACTACGGCGACATTTGAAAAAATACCAGATCAAATTCAAAGGTCAAAACTATGCAGCGGAGATATAAGGCTACTCAAACGGTGTGCAAAATGCGGTAGCCTTATACAGGCAGGAATAGATAACGATACTTGCATTAGATGTTTCAGAGACGAAATGAATGCGAAGATACAGAAACGGAAAATGGAATACATAAACAAGCTACTTGGTTAGGAGAAAGATTATGGCACTTTCGGCAAAAGAAAAACTTGAGAAATTATTAGAATTTGTAAATAAAGAGGAAGATCTTCGGACAGAACTTTCTGTAAAAGCTATGGAAGAAGGAAGTATAATGGCTATGCAGATTCATAATGCAGAAGCTTGTGCCTGCATGAAAATGCGACATACTATTGAAGATATGTTATCTCACAATGGAAGCTGTCCAGCGTGGGATAGTATGGAGTTTAATGAAGCATACGACCACCTCAAAAAAGGAAAGAAAATTAAATTGCCAGAGTGGAACGGATATTGGTATTGGTCTGATGATCGTAAAACAATTATGATCCATTGTGAAAATGGCAAAGAACTTGATATTCGAGATACTAAAAATACAGAGTACACGTTTGGCTGTATCGCAAGAAACGACTGGATGGTAATAAAAGATGAATGATAATGAAGAGCGTTGTAAAAACTGCAAATACTTTTCAACGTTAAAATTGTTCCAGAGATATGTCGCGACAATTGGTGGTCACGGAGCTGTTTGTGGTTGGAAAGTAGGAACAAAGTGTAATGTTATAAGCAAGAAAGAATACGGTTGTTGTACTGTATTCATGGAAGAAGCAGGACGTATTTATGAAACGTGTTCTGCAGACAGATGCGAAAAATGGAAGTTAAAATAATAATATCCATCCTTGTTTGACAAGGGTGGATTTTTTAAAACTAAGATAAAAGAAATAATAAATTGCAAAAAAGACTTGACAAAGTAAGAAAAAACGTATAATATATAAAGAGAAGTTAAAAGAAATAAATATAGGATAAACATATGAAAAGAATAAATGATAAAATTTTACTTGATGACAAGGAGCTGAAGCTACTTGTCAAAGAAGGATATGATAGGGGTATTATATTCGGATGTAAAGTAAATGCTACTAAAGTAGTAAATACATTAAAAGAAATGACATCGGAAAATTTTGAAATTATTAAAGATCAAATCATTGGATTTTGCAAAGAAACAATTAGAATTGCAGATTCAAATAAAAAAGAAAGGGAAACGCAGTAAAAATGGAGCAGTTATCAATTACAAATCACGCAATGGAGAGATATGCAAAAAGAATTGCAAACCGTGAAACTACCATTGACGTGAATACATACGTTCAATTGAACAAGGATAAAATTACAGAAGATATAAACACGATGATTCACTTTGGAAATCGCATTTATACCGGAAGAGTCGGGCAACGCGAAGAACGCCCGGTAAATGTATATCTTTCTGGTACATGGGTTATTCTTACAGATATACTGGATAAAACAGTCATTACTGTTTATAAGGTAAATCTCGGTCTTGATGAAGAATTTAATAAAACCTTCATTAATGGTATTTTGAAAAGGATGGAAGAGCATAAGGCTGAACTTGCCGAAGCCCAGAAACAAACCGAAGAAGAGAAGAAATCATACCAGAGTATTATTGCAGATAATAACGCCCAGATTAATGAGTATAAAGCGGCAATCAATGAATTAGAAAAGCTAAACACTGATTATCAGGAAACTATTGGAGATATTGGAGCGAGACATAAAGCTGCTGAATTAGCAGTAAAAAGAGATGTTGAAAATTTAATAATGCGCATGGAGTTTTAATTTTATTGACAAATAAAAGATATAAGTACAAAATAGTATTTAGAAGAGAAACGGAAAAATATTGAAAACCGTATATTATAAAAATATCGGAAGGAGAAATACTTATGTCTATTTATATAACTGGCGATACTCATGGTGCTGATAAACTTGGCTCTCATAGTGTTGATGGTTTTATTAATCGTTTGAACATGGAATCATTTCCGGAACAAAAGCATTTGAACAAAGATGATTATGTTGTTATTTGTGGCGACTTTGGTGGTGTATGGAATTACGCTGGAGAAACTAAAAAAGAAATTTATGACCTTAATTGGCTTAATTCCCGCAACTTTACAACACTTTTTGTTCCTGGAAACCATGAGAACTATGATCGCCTAACTGGTTTAAGTGATAAGAATTTCATAAACACATGGATTTTCAAAGACTTGGAAGAAAGCGAAAAAAGAAAAATTCTGAATGGATATCCACAAAAAGAATGGCATGGAGGTATAGTTCGTGAAATCCGCCCATCTATATTAATGCTGGAACGTGGGTATGTGTTTGACATTGATGGTTGTAAATGTTTTTCCTTTGGTGGAGCAAGAAGTCACGATATTAGTGGTGGAATTTTACAACCTGATAAATTTGAAAATAAAAAATTAATGAACAAAGAAGCTGATAGGTGGAATCATGAAGGAAAATTTTTCCGCATAAATCATGTTTCATGGTGGGAACAGGAAATGCCAAATCAAGTAGAAATGGAAAAAGGCATTGAAACATTGGCAACAGAAAACAATAAGGTTGACTTTATCTTTTCACACGATTGCCCGTCATCTGATAAGACTATGATTTTAAGAACAAATGAGAAAGATGAACTCAATGAATACTTTGAGCATATAAAACAAAGTGTAAACTATAAAAAATGGTTTTTTGGACACTATCATGAAAATATGGTGATTCCTGGTGGAAAAGATATATTGCTTTATGAACAAATAATCCAGATCAACTGACAGGAAATAAATGTAAATTTTTGCCGTAAGATAAAATAAATAAATAAAATATATTAGGAAACAAGAAATGAAATTATATGAAATAGAAGATTGCGATGAATGTCCTTTAAAAGATGAAGGGCTTTGCCCCGGTGGTTGGACTTCTGGGGCTGATGGGACTCCTATTGAACCTCCGTGTGCTGGATGGGACGGAGAGGAAGATGTGGAAGATTACATTTCTTCAGTTTATGCAAGTATTGCAGCAAGGGAAGAATATGAAGATTGCCTGTGGAAAGGAGAGCAAGAGAAACAGCGTAAAAATGAAATCGCCAAAAGAAAACGCCGATACATAAATAGTTACTGTATCTCAGAACGGCTTGCAGTTAAATCACTGAAAAAGCAGATTAAAAGCTATGAAAATGTGGAACGATTTGCAAGATCTCTGGCAGTGGCATTTAACACAACCAACGAGATGTTCAGATACACAGAGCGAAAAGAGGTAAATCCGGCGATTACAGAAGAATTGCAGACACTCAGAGAGGAACTTGAAAAGGCAGAGCAAAACTTGAAGGACAAGCAAAAAGAATGTAGAAACACTGAATATTATAAAAATATTGAAAAGGAAACATAAATGTATAAACAGGTTATTGTAGTAAATAAAAGCTTAAATATGAGTCCTGGAAAACTTGGGGCTATGGTGGCACATGGGGCTACAGCTTTCTTCTGTGAATGGTTTAAAAGAAATGTTGCTGCTTTAAATGAGACTAACAATGATTACACAATCAGCCCAAATGCGAGAGTTGACAAAGAACTTTTCGCTCGGTGGATTAGTGGCAGTTTTACCAAAATTGTACTTGAAGTAGAAAATGATGAAGCTATGAAAGAAATCATTAAAAAAGCACATGAACACAGAATGGTCAACAGACAGGATTTCTTTAATGTCGTGGACGAGTCAACAGAATTTTTAGATATTCCACAGTGGGCGGTAATTGCATTTAAACCTATGGAAATAGAAAAGATTGACTTAATTACAGGAGAACTGAGTTTATATTCAGAGGATTTGCCGGATATCAAAGAAATACTTGGAAAACAATTTAAGAATCTCTTTTTAATTACAAAGCACAGTGCGACGAATTGGGAAGATACTAATGACATTTGGCTCTTTTTAGTGAATGATAGATCAGAGATTCCGATGATATATAGCGCATACAGATGGGTAAATCTATCAAGTGGAACGATTTTAGGAAAATCATTTTCTACAAGAGAAGAAGCAATCACATGGGCTACAAGAAATAGAGACTGGGAAGTTGAAAGTATAGGTGAAAAATTTGACGAAAGTAAATAATATTCATGTTGGGGATATATACAAAGTGAAACAGTTAGAAATTCCACGTTTATATACTGACAAAGAAGAATTTCTTATTATGCTGGTTGTAGATAAGTGGTCGGTAAATGGGGTTGCTCTTAGATATAGATGGTTGAATTTGACAACTGCATCACTTCTTAGAGGAATTTATTCATCAAAAGAACAGGCAGAAGATTGGTTAAAAACCATGTGTGGTTGTTGGACATTGGAAAAGTTGGATGTTGACGAAATTCATATTTTAACAAGGCAAGAGGAAGATAATGGCTAATAACATAGGATATTTAACAAGCAAACTTACACCAGAACATCAGGAAATGTATACCCCATATTATGCTGTTGAACCAATTGTAAAATATATCCCAAAACAATACAAAATCTGGTGTCCTTTTGATAAAAAATGGTCTGCATTCTATCAAACTTTCAAAAATCTTGGCTATAATGTAGTCAAATCACATATAGATGACGGAAAAGACTTCTTTATATATGAGCCGGATGAATACGACATAATAGTTTCTAATCCGCCATTCAGTATTAAAGACAAAATACTTGAACGATTATACGAATTAGATAAACCATTTGCCGTATTGCTTCCATTAAACTCATTACAAGGAAAGTCCAGATACAAATTTTTCTCAAAAGGTGTCCAGCTTTTATCATTTGACCAGAGAATAGGTTTTCATAATAGATCAAATATGAATTTGGCGATAGAGGGGAGTCCATTTGCAACAGCATATTTTTGTAAAAATATATTACCAAATGATTTGATTATAGAAAAAATAAATAAATATGATAAAAAATTATTATAAAACAGGAGATTAAAATAATGGATAAACAAAAAGTGTATTGCCATTGGGATTTGATTAGATTCATTTCTGAAGAAGCACTTGAAAAGTATTGTGTAAGCGTTGTAGATGTTTGGGAAAAAAGTCATTTTGAATTAATGATTTACTTATACAAAGACGGTAAAAAGTATACTATTCAAATATACGAATCAGAAAAAGAAAAGGATTTTGATTTATATACTTTTGATAGTTTAGATGATCTGAAAGACTTTTTTGAAAGTTTATTTTACAAACACCCAGAATACAAAGAACGCCCATATGTAAAAATCGAAATGCAGAAAGAAACCAAATAACTGTTGTGAAAGGGGTTTATTAATGAAAGGATTATAGATAAAAGAGTTTATAAAATATGTCGGAGAAAATAGCAAGAAACACGGATTTCGAGAACGTGAAATTCCTGCAGCAGAATTTATCGCATTGATACATAGTGAAGTATCAGAAGTGCTTGAAGAATTAAGAAAAGGAAAATCTCCAACAGAAACATATTACTCTGAAAATGGAAAACCGGATGGCATTCCATCAGAATTAGCAGATGCAGTAATTAGATGTTTTGATATGGCAGATTATTACGGAATTGATTTAGAAAAAGCTATTATTGAAAAAGCAGAATTTAATAAATCAAGACCATATAAACACAACAAAGAATTTTGACAAAATTAGTGTTTTATAGAAGTAGTTGACACCAGAACGATTGTTTGGTATAATATATACAAACACTTGTTCTGAAAAACGGATTCCGGTTGGCAGTTCTACATTATATACCATGCGAAAACAAATATATAATGCCCTACCAACCGTTCACCTTCACCAATATTAACATATATTGGTAAAATTTTCAAGAAACAGGTGTTTTTTTGTTTGAAAATAAGGAGGGTGAAGAAATGAAAGAAAAAGTAAAATCAATCATGTATAAACTGAACATTTTCTTATGTGAATACAATTATATTATTGAGTTTGCTATGAATATTTTATTTGCTTTTATTAGTTTATATTTTTAATTAGAAAGGATAACAAAAATAATGCAATTATATCTTTTAGATCGTAGTAAAACTATGGTAAATTCATGGAAAAATTATTTTCATCCAGTATTTGTAGATACAATGTCAGTAGAGTTCATTCACGATAATTTTATAAATTTTATGGAAAAACATGATAGATGTATTGATGCAGTAGTTTCTCCAGCAAATGCGTATGGTTTAATGGATGGCGGATATGATGCTGCAATTACTGAATATTTTGGGAGAGACTTACAGCTATCAATTCAAAATAAGATTATTGAAGAATATTTTGGAGAACAGCCAGTTGGAACAAGCATTTCAATTAAAATACCAAATTCAGATGTATTGTTAATACATACACCAACAATGCGAACTCCGTCAGCTATAAAAGATCCAACAATTATATACCAGTGTATGAGAACTACGCTTATAGAAGCGATTAAAAATAAGTGTGAGTCAGTTGTTATCCCAGCATTTGGAGGACAAACAGGAAGATTAAATGCAGATGTCATAGCAAAAATGATGTATCTGGCATATTTGCAAATTTGTGACAATTATGAAAAAAGAGAGATAAACTGGGGTAATGCTCTTGAACAAGCAAGTTTATTAAAAAAATATTTAGAGGTATAAATAATGAGAAAGAAAGTTTTGTTACTGGCAGGATGTGTTCTTGCGTCTGCTTTTATGTTGACTGGATGCGGAGAAGCATATCCTCAAATATCAGTGTATCGTTCTGAGTGGGGAGAAGATAATTTAGATATTGGTATTGGAAATGATTACAAATACGACAGATATACAAAAGAAGATACAAGTGATGGCTGCTCCGTGACAATTTATTTTACAGAAAGAAAAAATAAATGAAAGAAATATTTACGAAATGGCTAAGAAAACAACCTGATTATGGGAATTTTAATTCACCAATGAGTTCAGAAAAAACACTTGACTTTTTGTTTGATTATCTTCTTATTCGTATGGAGCGCAAAAAGGTAAAAAGAGAATATAGGAAAATGAAAAGGAAAAATGAACGAAGATTGAAGAAGGAAAAAATATGGAACAAATAAGACCGACAGAAACATTTTGCGGTATTGATATATTCACATGGGAGTCGTGGGACTCGATAGAAATTGATATGCTATATTTTTATAATGTTGAGTTCTGCTTGGATTCTATGAAAAAATATAACGGATGCAATGTGATGCGAGAATTTGACGGTACAATGGAAATCTATTCAAAGGATGGAAAAGATGTTGTATGGAATGGAACAATAGCCGACATTCCGGAAGTCGTAGAGAAATTGATACTCAATAAAAGTAAGTCAAAATGTGACAGTAGATTTGTAGAGTATTTAAAAAAGACATTTATGAAAGACTTTGAGTAAGAAAAAAGAAATAAATAATTAATAAAATGATAGTTTTATTCAAGAGCGATGGTTGTCGTATTTCAGGCTTCAAAACATTGTATTAAGTGATTGCCTTAATTTTAAAAGTACGTGTTCATCGTGGTTTCAAGCCACTAGATGAAACTATCATTAGGAGCAGAAATGGAATTAAACAAAGTATATAAAGGAGATTGCTTAGAACTTATGAAGGATATTCCAGATGAAAGTGTTGACATGATTCTGGTAGATCCTCCATATGAGCGAACACATAATAAATGGGACTCAATTATTCCACTTGATAAAATGTGGGAACAGTATTTGAGAATCATTAAACCTAATGGTTGCATTGCAATTTTCGCAGATGGAATGTTTATGGCTGATCTGATGAAAAGCCAGGAAAAATTATGGAAGTACAATCTTGTGTGGGATAAGGTGCTTTCCACTGGATTTCTTAATGCGAATAGACAGCCTTTGAGAGTACATGAAGAGGTGTGTATCTTTTATAAGAAGCCACCAGTGTATAATCCTCAAAAAGTTCTGGGAACAATGAACCATAGTAAAGGTAAGAAGAAAGCGTGTGACAACAATAATTATGGAAAATATGAGTTTGTGGATAATCGAGAAGAACTAGGAGAATGGAAGCACCCCACAAGTATTCTAAGATTCCAGAAACCACATCCTTCAGTTGTAACACACCCAACAGAAAAACCAGTTGAATTATGTGAGTGGCTTATTAAGTCCTACACAAACAAAGGTGATACAGTTCTTGATAGCTGTGCTGGAAGTGGAACTACCTGTATAGCTGCAATCAATACAAGCCGGAATTACATTGCGATGGAGTCCGAAGAGAAGTATTGCAGAGCTATGGAGAAGAGAATTTCCGAACACCGGCAGTCTGTCGAGAAACTTGTATAATACATATTACTTAAATAAGTAGTAGAGAATAAATATACGAGGTAATATAAATGGAAGTTGACATTGTAAAACATATTCCGTTTGGAAGGGAGAACGCTATCGGAAGGGCAGAATTGGCAATGAAAGTCGGATGTTCTGACAGAACAATGCGTGATCTTATCAATACTGCCAGGAAAAGAGAAGTAATTGTAAATATTCAGAATGGATCTGGATATTATCGTCCTACTGAAAATGATGTGGGAGAAGTTGAAAAATTCAAGCGGCAAGAAGAAAACAGGGCAAAAGATATTTTCAGCGGTCTGCAACCTGTCAGAAAGTTCTTAAATGGAGTGAAACAGAGTAATAGGACGGAGGCTAGCACATGAACCTATTAAAACACCTGATTATACAGATTGAATCCACAGAAGATGTGACAGATGCGTATGTAGAATCCATGCAAAAAACAGATCCGCATTTTACTGCTGAAGAAAATGTGTTTAAAGTAAAACTTTTGTCAGAGTGTTATGGTCGCTTAGAACAGCGTGAAATGATTTGGAGAGAGTCTGAATTTATACATAATTTAGGGAAAGGATATTTTATGGCGTAATGACAGAAAAAGAAAAGAATATGGCAAAACTACTGCCTAAATATGAAAGATTTCTTGAAACAAAAGCCGGAAAAGCTTGGTTAGAGTGCAGGAAAAATCACAGTATTACAGATGAAGAAATAGGCTTCAGAGACTATTTATATGACTTCTATCCAGAGTATTCAATGTAGTGGGGGTAACATGACAAAAGAACAATTTGAAAGAGCGAAAGAGATTGAATTTGATATTAAGGCACTAAAAAATCAAGTATTGAATTGTGGAGTATCAGATTCTACAAGAGAATGTTGGAAGAACTGGATAACTGATACTATCGCAAAATTAGAAAAAGAACTTGAGGAATTATAGGGATAAAACAATGTTTTTATGTTGTTTGTCTAATTCGATTGTAAAAGTCTCATAACCACGTTGGTTAAAGCCTTTCGCAATGCTACGTGTTCCACTGAATAAATCTAAACACTTCATTTTTATAATGTCTCCTTTTCAAATACCTATGGTTGTGGGATTCCAGGCGGATAAATCAAAACATTGATTGGTATGCTGATATTATGGAAGTGACAGCCAAAGACATTATTGAAAAGTTTGGTAAGCCGGATGTAATCTGGGCGAGTCCGCCATGCACAAGTTATTCAATAGCAGCAATTTCACATCATCGGAAGAAAAATCCCATTACTGGAAATTTAGATCCTGTGAGTGATTTTGCGAAGCTGTCAGACAAACTTGTACAACATACATTGCAATTGATTAAAGATTTAGAACCTAAATACTGGTTTATCGAAAATCCTAGGTCTGGCTTAAGAAAAATGTGGTTTATGCAAGGGCTTCCACGTTATACACTTACATATTGCCAATATGGAGATAATAGAATGAAGCCTACCGATATTTGGACTAACCATCCAAATCCACAATTTAAACCAATGTGTCACAATGGAGATTCTTGTCATGAATCAGCACCGAGAGGAAGTAAGACAGGAACACAAGGTCTAAAAAATTCTGTGCTAAGAAGCATGATACCAGAAGAATTATGTTTGCATATTGCAGATATATGTAAAAAATAAAATAAAGTAAAAGGGAATTAACAATGATAAAATCAGAAATAAAAGAAAAAATAAAGAAAATGTTATCAGAAAATCCAAATATGTCAATATTGGAAATTATTTTAAATATTGATATTAAGAATGAAAATCAACAAGATATTGTGGATTCTTTGAAAGATGTATATAGCGATTTATTTGAAGATGGCAAAGATAGTTTAGTAAATATGCTGTTGACATTAAGAGAAGAAACAAATAAATTATTCAACAATCCTTTTGTTAAAGAATTGCTTACAGAAAAACGTAATACTGAAAATAAAAGTATTAAGAAAAAAGCAATGCTGTCACAGCCAATGAGAGGAAAGACAGATGAAGAAATTATTGAAACAAGAAATCGTGCGATTAAAGCACTTGAAGCTGCTGGATATGAAGTAGTAAATACACCGTTTACGGATGAATGGTATAGCAAAGAAAAAATGGAAGAACGTGGCGTTGTGCAAATTCCAGTATGTTTTCTTGCAAAATCTATCGAGAATATGTCTCTTTGCCATGCGGTTTATTTTTGTAAAGGATGGGATAGGGCAAGAGGATGCATTCTTGAAAATGAAGTTGCAAAAGCATATGGGCTTGATATCATTTATGAAGAGTAGGTAAGGAAATGGAAGTTTTATATATTATGTATGTAGAGATTGAACGTAATGTTAGAGGCTATCAAGTTGTCACTCTTTGTAATGGGATTAGGAAAGTATATTGTACAGATAGTTTTGGTGTAGCAATACAGATTGTAGTTGAACTTGGTAAAAAATACGATATTTATTTAGATGCAAGTGGATTTGGCTCTGGAGTTACAGATATGCTAAAAATACTTAAAATACCGCATAGAGTAGTGAAACATGAAACGGCGATTGCCAGATGAAGATTTCACAAAGTATAAAGGACTCTTTCTCACCACGCGAAAAAGTAATGTATCATGCTTTAGAAATTGTCGGAAAAATGTTGCGTCAAAATCCAATGGGAGACTTAGACTTATATCCAATGAAGATACTTACCGAAGTAATGCCTGGTGGGATTGAAAGAGATCCAGATGGCGAAGAGTACATTTCGTACTTCTTAACAAGATCTGTTAGCGAATTAAGAGAGAAAGGAATTATATGAGTAAATACTACATATCAGACTTGCATCTAGGTCATTACAATGCTATGAGTCGTTTCGATCATAGACCATTTAAGACACTAGATGAAATGGATAAGAAAATAATCCAGAATATAAATCAGGTGGTAACGCCACAAGACGAATTATATCTTTTAGGCGACGTATCATGGTATAAACCTGATAAGACTGCAGAACTTATAAAAAGCATCAATTGTAAAAACAGATTCCTTATTGTTGGAAATCATGATAGCTGGGTTAAGAATGGGTACTGCAAAAAAATGTTTCAGGGCATTTATGATTTAAAAAGAGTAGATGATAAAGGAAGGATTGTTGTTTTATGCCACTATCCAATTGCAGTATGGGATCAATCGCATAGAGGAAGTTATCATTTATATGGACATGTTCATTCAAATATAAATGAAGATGGGAATGCGACTCATAATATCCTTGAACAGCCAGAGATGAAAAATGCTTTTAATGTTGGTTGTATGTTACCGTATATGGATTATACGCCACGTACACTAGATTTTATAGTAAAGCATTATAAAAATAACTAAGATAAAAGAAATAAATATTGACATTTATAATAAAAGTGGTATAATAAACCAAGAAAGGAACTTAATGTATGAATGGAATCCGGTATTCAGATTCGTAATGGATATCAAAAGAAGATATACTGAAAAATTTGGTGAACCTGAATACAAAACATATATTGCAGAAGAAAAAGAAATTTCTTCACTTGAACATTGGATTATTAAACTGGGAGATAATGAAGCAGCAGAGAAAATCAAATATCTTGAAGTCAACCAGCATAACGAATTTGTATTAATACGGTATGGTAAATTCAGTAGTGCCGGAGATGGTCAATATGAGATTACAGCAAATGATTTATGGAATGCAGATGATGGATTCTTCCTTGAATGTAGAAGCGTAGTCATCAATCTGAAAGCCGAAGAGATTGTAATTGCCCCGTTTAGAAAGTTCAGAAACTTAAATGAATGTCCGGAAAATGATATTGCAGTAGTAACAGAAGAAATTAAAAATGCAAAGACAATTGAAATTACAAATAAGCTTGATGGTAGTATGCAATGTGTTCGTTGGTATAATGGTAAGATCTTTATGACTGGAAGCCAAGCTTTATGCCAGGAGAAATCATGGAGGTTAGCAGATGGTCTTAAAATGCTAGATGAAAGAAATAAATGTATGGCTGAATCAAATGATGATTTAACGTTTATTTATGAATACATTTCACTGGAAGATGCACATGTTGTTAAATACACAAAAGATCAAGAAGGTTTGTATTTAATTGGAATCAGAGATGTAAAAACGGGCAGACAATTTTCGTATAAAGAAGTATCTGATTTTGCCACACGTTATGGAGTTCCGATGACTGAGATTTATGATAAAACATTCGAAGAAATCCTTGAAGATGTTAAAACTATTAAATCTGATGAACAAGAGGGATTTGTAGTAAATATTGACGGACATATGATTAAAGTCAAGGGTGATGATTATGTTCAAATTCATAGAGTTTTATCAAAAATTTCTTCCATCAATCTTATCATTGAAAGTGTTGCGGAAAACAAAGTAGACGATTTAATCAGTAAAGTGCCAGCAGCATACAGAGAAAGGGTATTCATTGTTGAAAAAATTGTTCTGGATTATGTGAAAAATATGGAAGCAGAAGTACAGAAGTATTTTGACAAAGCACCAAAAAGTGATAAGAAATCCTTTATGATTTGGGCGGAAAGCAATGTCCCAAAGAAATATAAAAGATATGTAAAAAACAAATATCTTGGCATTGAAAACAATTATATCAAGTATGGTAGTGAGAAATGCCCGGCATATAAAAAGTTAAAAGAAATGGGAGTTTCAGACTATAAAGTTATTTTTGAAGAAAGCGAGATTGAATAATGCAGCCAACACTTATTATGATGGTGGGATTGCCTGGATCTGGAAAAACTACAAAGGCTTATAAATTAAGTTGTGACTATGTTTGTCCGGTAATTTCATCTGATGAAATCAGAAAAGAAATCACTGGTTCTGAAGATAACCAGGAATGTAACGAAGAAGTATTTAAAATTCTTCACCAAAGAGTAAAAGATAAATTGCTTTACAATAAAAACCAAACTGTAATTTACGATGCTTGTAATATCAGCTACAAAAAGCGAATGGCGTTCTTGAATGAACTGAATAAAATTAATTGTCGTAAAGTTTGTTATTTCGTACATACACCGTTTGAAATGTGTTTGGAAAACAATAAAAAGCGAGCCGAAAATGGTGGAAGATTTGTACCGGAGTATGCAATCGAAAGAATGTATAAAAACATTTATATTCCACAGTATTATGAAGGATGGGACGGAATTGTTATTGATACACAATGTAAAATACATGAACAATATGAATTGACTAATTTATTCTATGGGGAAAATGGTCTTTTCAGTATCAAACATGATAATCCACATCATACATTGTCAATTGGGAATCACTGTCTTGCTTGTTACTTAAATACTCTTGATCTTGGTAATAAAGCAGATATAAACTTACACATGGCAGCATTATTGCATGATATTGGAAAGAAATTCACAAAAGAATATAAAGATAGTAATGGTAATCATACTGATACGGCTCATTATTATCAGCATCATTTAGTAAGTGCATACGATGCAATTAAGTATTTGAATAACTTTTCAACAAAGGATATGCTTGAAATCCTGGCACTTATTCAGTGGCATATGTTTCCGTATTTCTGGGAAAAAGATGATAATAAAAAGATGGAAAAGAAATATAGAAACTTATGGGGTGAAGAGTTATACAGGAAGATAATGTTACTTCATAAAGCTGATGAAGCGGCACATTAAAGATAAAATAAATAAATAAATAAATCAATACATTATCGTCCGTATGAGATAACATGACACGGCTTAATTGGCAGTCGGGATCTAAGGTGGCAGCAGTGCTGTTGGACGTTAAAGAAATAGTTTGTGAGTAGAAGTACACTACAAAAAGCCCGTAGGTTTTCCGGTTGGGCGCAGACAATGAAATACCTTAGTAAATTACGATGGGAAACACGAATCCCCCTGTTCTCCGATAGACAAGCTGAAAAGACTATCAGCATTATACTTGAGATAGTGCTGTGGTTAGAATATCGCCATACGTAAAGGCAATGGGTGAGGCTGAGAATGGAGTCAATTATGTACTATAAAATATAATAAAAAAAGGAGATGACATTGATTATTATGAAAATAAGATACAGTGGAAAAATGAAAACTTAGAGTATACCATATATAGTGTTAATGACTTATAAATACAATATATATAGTATAAAAATCTAAATAAAATCTGGTTTTTATTGAGAGGCAATATGATTAAAATATTATCAAGCGGTTATATGAAGCATAAGCCGATTAAAAAATTCTGTTGTGATTATTGCAGATGTATATATAAAACAGATGAATATGAAATTGATTCATATTATTCCAAATACCATTTTTATTCTGTATGTCCGGAATGTGAGAGAAAAGTATATACTCATTAATATGAGGGTAAATTTATATGAAAATGATTGATATTGATATATTTAGCAGTACAGATCTTTTAGAAATTGTGAGTAGTAGAATAGAAAAAGATATGAACAACCAACAGAAAAATACATTTAGGCATAAGGCTTTAAACGATGTAAAACATGCAATTAAAATGCTGAATTATGACACACAAAGTAAAGTAAAAGAAATAATGAATAGAGAAAAATAAAAACAGGAGGAAATATAAAAATGGCAAAGGCGTTGATTATCGTGGATATGCAAAATGATTTCATTCGTGGCGCACTTGGTTCAAAAGAAGCAGTTGCTATTGTAGACAATGTAAAAGAACGTGCAGAAAAACTTGTAGCAGAAGGGTATACTGCATTTTTTACAAGAGATACACACGATGAACACTATATGGAAACATTAGAAGGAAAATATCTTCCAGTAAAACATTGCATTGATAACTCAGATGGATGGCAGATTATACCAGAACTTATAAAAATTCCAGGATTCTATTTGAGAAAGTATACCTTTGGATATAATGCGTGGGACAAAATGTTCAATATGGTATTTAGAAATGACGAAGTGGAAGAAATTGAGTTAATGGGAGTCTGCACAGATATTTGTGTGGTATCAAATGCTTTGGTTCTGCGAATGTTATATCCAAACACAGAAATTACAGTACATGAAAATTGCTGTGCAGGAGTTACACCAGAAAAGCATAAAGCTGCCCTGGAAGTAATGAAAAGTTGCCAGATCAATGTAGTAGAAGGAGAATAAAATGATTTTCGGATATAGAGTGGAAGATCAGGCTGAAAAACATGGACTGTGGAGAAACTTTGATGGAACGTGGAATCCTGTATTTGACCAGCTCTCAGAAGGATTAAGTAGAAGCTTACCGATGGAAGATAGTGAATTGTACAGAGAAGGTGGAAAACAGTGGTTCTCAGCAGCACCATCAAAGGAAACACTAAAACACTGGTTCAGCCTTACTGATGTTCTTGAACTTCAGAAACTTGGGTATAAGATTTATGAGTTTCAGCTTGTTGATACAAAACAGATTTCAGATTTTGAGATCGTTTTTACCAGAGACAATATCGTTGAACAGCGAGAAATAAATTATAAGGAGATTTGGAATGATTAAATTATGTGGCATTAAAATGGAAATTTCTCATTTCCCAGATCATACACAATGTATTCGTATTCCACTGGAAATTCTGAAAGAAGAAAAATATGTTGTAGAGTGGAACTATGAGAATGATGCAGAAATGGCAACACTTTTATACATTGTAAAGCATCTTGGCAATACAAAAAGGAGAGAACTTATTTTACCTTATATTCCAAATGCAAGAATGGACAGGGTAAAGAACCCGGATGAAGTATTTACACTCAAGTATTTCTGTGAATTTATCAACGACTTAAAGTTTGATACAGTATATGTTGAAGATCCGCATAGTGATGTATCAACTGCTTTAATCAACAATGTAAAAGTAGGACTTTTTACTTCTAGGAATATCTATGATGTTTTGAAAAAAATCAATTACAATAGCGACAATAACAGAATCGTCATTTTCTATCCCGATAATGGTGCAGCCAAAAGATATGGGAATGCTATTAAATTACCTTTTTGTTATGGCTTAAAAAATCGTGACTGGAGAACAGGAGAAATTCTTGGACTTGATGTTGCCACAAACGGAATTGAACTTGCCGGAAAAAATGTACTCATTGTGGATGATATTTGTTCCAAAGGTGGCACTTTTTATTATTCAGCATTAAAGCTCAGAGAATACGGAGTAAAAGATATTTACCTCTATGTAACTCATTGTGAGAACACAATCAAAGAGGGAGAACTCTTGAAGGATAATGGGCTTATTAAGAAAATATTTACAACAGATTCCATTTACAGTTTGGATGAAGAGAAAGTTGAGGTTTTGAAAAATGTTTAAAACAAACCCTATGTTACTGATTGACTTTTACAAAGCAGTTCATGCAGAAATGCTACCGAAAGATATTACGAAATCTGTTTCATATTTTACTCCACGAATGAGCCGGGTAAACAGATGGGACAGCGTGGTAATGTTTGGACTGCAGGGATTCATCAAAACATACCTTGTTGATTATTTCAATGATGAATTTTTTAACAAACCATTTGATGAAGTAATTGGCGGATATAAGAGAGTTATGGATGCAACACTGGGCGAAAATGCCTATAAAATTGAGAAAATTGAAAAGCTGCATAAACTTGGTTATCTTCCAATTGAAATTGTTGCACTTCCGGAAGGGACTATTGTACCAATGCACGTACCAATGTTCGGTATTACAAATACACATAAAGATTTTGCCTGGTTGCCACAGAGTCTTGAAAGCTTGATTTCTGCGGAAAGTTGGCATCCTATGATTGCTGCAACAGTTGGATATACATATCGACAGATTGTAGATTATTATTATGATCTTACTTGTGATGATGAAACATCCAGAGCGAAAGCGTTAGGTGCTTTTGATTTCAGAGGCGAAGAATGTACAGACTCAGCAATTAAAGCTGGTGCAGGATGGTGTTTATCATTTCTTAATACCGCCACAGTACCGACAATTCCTTATCTGGAAAAGAACTATAAATGCGATTGTACAAAAGAGCCGGTTGCATTTGGAAGCCCTAGCACAGAACATTCAGTAATGTGCAGCAATTTCGCAGTTGACGGTGACGAAATCACTCTTCTTCGGAGATTGCTTACCGAAATTTATCCAAACACAAGTTTCTCTGCTGTTTTGGATTCATATGATTATTGGAATGTAATTGACAATATTCTTCCACAGTTAAAGCCTGAAATCCTGGCACATAATGGTTGTATGCTTATGCGTGGCGATTCTGGTGACTGTGTAGAAGTGGTCACAAAAACAGTATTCAAACTGTGGGAAGAATTTGGAGGGACGACCAACAGTAAAGGATATAAAGTGCTTGATCCTCATGTAAAGGCTATTTATGGTGATTCCATAACAGTACAGAGATGTGAGCAGATTTATAAAATCCTCATGGAAAATGGATTTGCTTGCTCCAACGTGGCATTAGGTGTTGGATCATTCTCATTCCAGTGCATCGAAGAGGATGGTATCTTAAAACCATTTACCAGAGACACATTCAGTTCTTGCATTAAAGCAACATACTGTGAGATTGATGATAAACCATTTCCGATTTTCAAAAATCCGAAAGATGGTGGATTTAAGAAGTCACAGAAAGGTTGTTGCGTAGTTGTAAAAAGTTCAGATGACAAACTTATTTATGTAGATGGTAGAACATGGGAAGAGGCTCATGTTTCCGGTAAAGACGCAGAAGTAAATCTCTTACAGCCGATATTTAAAGATGGACAGCTTATCAAGGAACAGAGCCTTGCAGAAATCAGAGATATTCTTCATGGAGGTAAATTCTAATGGACTTTTACTTAGATCCTGAGAATTGTTATCAGCGTCTCGAAGATGAATTTAAGAAATACGGAAAACTTATTTTCTGTGTAGATTTCGATGATACACTATATGACTTTCATAATGTAGGAAGAACATATACCGATGTAATGGCATTGTTAAAAGAATGGGAAGATTATTCAGAGGTAGTTATTTTTACTGGTAATGGTGAAGATAAATACCAAATGATTGAAAATTATCTTGCTACTTACGAAATCAAGTATAAAGGTATAAACTGTGACAGTTCTATCGAAGTTACTGGAAGAAAAACCTATGCAAATGTGTATATAGACGATAGAGGTGGTCTGCCACTGGTATATGAGCATTTACAGAGACTTATCGAGAAAATAAAGAAGGGAGAAGTAAAACATGGCATTTGATGCAAAGAAAGTAAAAAATGAAATTGTAAAATGGATTCAGGACTTTTTCTATGAAAACGGAAAGGACTGTAATGCAGTTGTGGGAATCTCTGGAGGCAAAGATTCTTCTGTTGTGGCTGCATTATGTGTCGAAGCATTAGGAAAAGACAGAGTAATTGGTGTGCTTATGCCACAGGGAAATCAGCCAGACATTGATTATTCCAAAATGCTTTGCGATCATCTTGGAATTGTAAACTTTACTGTTGATATTTTCAATGTGTGCAGAAATATTAAGCATCAGGTAAAAGATAATACTGGAGGACACTGGAGCACACAGAGTTCCACTAATCTTCCGGCACGAATTAGAATGGCTGTACTCTACGCTGTTTCTCAGACTGTAAATGGCAGGGTTGCAAACACTTGTAACTTATCTGAAGATTGGGTTGGATATGCTACAAGATATGGTGATGCAGCAGGAGATTTTTCGCCATTATCAAGACTCACTGTAACAGAAGTAAAAGCTATCGGAAGAGAACTTGGTTTACCTTCTGAGTTGGTTGATAAAGTACCGACAGATGGGCTTTGTGGTAAAACAGATGAGGACAATCTTGGATTTACATACGATGTACTTGATCGTTATATCAGAACTGGAGAGATTGATTCCGAAGAACTTAAACAGAAAATTGATACAATGCATAAAAAGAATCTGTTCAAGCTGCAGTTGATGCCGTGTTTTGAATATGAGATATTTTCAGCACTTGAGAAAGCATGGGAATGATTGGAACTATAGTTAAAAAACCAAGGATAACAGTATTAACAGAATTACCGATGCTTGCAATGGCAGTAAACGCTCCGATTCATCTTGAAAAAGAAGTGATAAGTCTTAATAACAAGGAACATATGAGTATGAAAGTTCCATTGTGTAGTAGTTGGTGTATATCACCTATTCTATTAACAGATGATATTAAAAAATGTACTTGTAAGCAATGTATGAGTATAGTTGCTAATATTGCTTATAAAAATAAAACAACACTTAAATTTAAAGGAGAAAGCAAAAAATGAAAAAAGGATTAACACAGATGGTCTTTGTACTTGATATGAGTGGTTCTATGTCGCCGCTTACAATGGAAACAATTGGCGGTTACAATGCAATGATTGCCGACCAGAAAAAAGAAGAGGGCGATGCTCTCGTTACGACTGTTCTTTTTGACCACAGATATAACATGATCCACGATGGCATGAATATCAAAGAAGTAAAAGATATGACAACTGCTGAATATATGCCAGCCGGAATGACCGCTATGCTTGATGCAGTTGGAATGACTATCAATCATGTTGGTCAGAAATTAGCAGCAATGCCAGAAGAGGAACGTCCTGAGAAAGTTATTTTTACTATCGTTACAGATGGCGCAGAAAATAGCAGTAAAGAGTTTGACTGGGAAACTGTAAGAAATATGATTAAACATCAACGTGAAAAATATAGTTGGGTTTTCACATTTCTTGGTGCAAATATCGACGTTGATAGAGTAAGCGATAATCTTGGAATTGATAAAATGCTATCAAAAAGATATACAGCAAGTAAGATTGGAACACAGAAGGTATTTAATGCTACATCAAAAACTATGTCTTTTGCAAGAAGCGTTAGTGTAGATTCACTTAACAATGCACATACTAAGTGCTGCATGTCATCTGTACTTGATGAAGTGGAGGATAAAAAATAATGAAATGTTTTCATCACAATGATATTGATGGAAAAGCCGCTGGAGCTATTGTAGCAAGAAAAACTGGTAATTACAATAAAGCCGATTACATTATGTATGACTATTCAACACCAATTCCAACAGAACTGATCGAAGATGGTGAAACAGTGTATTTTGTAGATTTATCCTTTTCTGTAAATTCTGTAGATAAGCTAAAAGAAATTTTGGAAAAGAAACATTGTAACCTCATTTGGTGCGATCACCACAGTTCAAGCATGGAAATTATTAAAACATATCCTGAATATGAAAATATTAAGGGAATCCGGAAAGAAGGAATTAGTGGGGCGGCTCTTACATATATGTATTTGTTTGATTGTGGGTTTGATGATATTCCTATGTTTCTCAAATATATCAGTGACTTTGACTGCTGGCAGTTTGAATTAGAAAATACATTATACTTCAAATATGCGCTTGAAACAACTGATTATGAGGCACTGGATATTATCTGGAATCAATTATTCAGAGCGGAACATTCAGTCTCAAATAGCTTGCTTGGAAAAATGATTGAAACTGGAAAAACAATCAGTAAATATGTTGAAAGAGAATATGAACAATACCGAAAAGCATATGCATACGAATCACGTATTGATGGTATAAAATGCTTAGTTGTAAATAGAAGCTGCAACAGCCTTATTTTTGGAGATCTTATTAAAGACTATCCTATTGCAGCAATTTGGGTATATGACGGTGAAAAGTATAAATACTCAATTTATTCAGATAAACCAGATATAGATTGTTCAAAAATTGCCGAAAGATACGGCGGTGGCGGTCATAAAGGGGCTTCTGGATTTATAAGTGAAAAAATGATTTTTAATAACATTAAATAAAAAGGAGAACAAAATTATGTGTAAATGTGAAAAGAAAGTAGAAAACGGAAATGAAGTAGAAGTTGGAGTATTAATGGGGATTATAGATGCTTTAGATGAAATCTTCGGCAGCAACGCAACCAACGCGGCAAAGGCATGTGGGAATAGTATTAATCTTGACGAAGAAATTGACCATGTTGTATTCAATGATCCAGCAACTATTGTATTCTGGAAAGACGGTACAAAAACTGTAACAAAATGTCATGCAGGCGATACATTTAACAAAGAAACAGGACTTGCAATGTGTATTATTCGCAAATTTACAAAAAACAAACATTATAATAATGTGTTTGAAAAATATTGCCACTAAGAAAAACGAAATAAATATTGACAAATAAATAAAATGTGATATAATAAATGAGAACAAAGAAAGTGAGGAAATATGGTAAGAATTGTTATAGCAGGATCAAGATTCTTTAATGACTACAAAACACTTGAAGAGGTAGTAATAAGAAAATTGTTCGAGCTAAATAAATCTTATCCGGAATATAATATACTCACAGTCAGAAGATCGGAAAAATCCTATAAAATCAATCCAGAGAATATAGAAATCATAAGTGGAATGGCTAGCGGAGCAGATAGTCTAGCAGTAAAATTTGCTAACAACTATGGCTTAAAACTTGTTGAGTTTCCGGCAGAATGGAAAAACTTGAATGCCGTTCCATGCAAAATAATGGAAAACTCTCATGGAAGATACAATGCTTTGGCGGGGCATAATAGGAATAGGCAAATGGCGGAATATGCTACATCTGATGATACTTTCGGAGTTCTCATTTTATTTTGGGATGGGAAAAGCAAAGGAAGTAAGAATATGAAAAGTCAAGCGATTATCTTCGGAATGAAGATTTTTGAGTTTTTCATAAGATAAAAGAAATAAAATGTTTCTGCTATAAAAGGTGATTGCAATTTGCGAAATATGTAGACAAATACCGTGTCATCCGAGATGCCCGAACGCCATTCATAAAGTTAAATCAGTTTGTGAAATTTGTGGTGAAGAACTTTATGAGGGCGAATATTATACAACCGATAATTCTGGTGGTATATATTGTTCGGATGAGTGTGCTAAAAAAGCAAACGGGATAAGAGAGAAAGAATGGGAAGATGAATAATGAACGAATTTAATATAAAACTTGATTCTGTTGAAAAGGTAAAAGAATTTGTAAAAATTACAAACAAAATTCCTTCAGATATGGATTTAATTGTTGGAAGATATATTATTGATGCAAAATCAATTATGGGTATTTTTAGCATTGATTTAACAAGAACACTTTGTCTTAAAATACATTCAGATAATGCAGATGAATGCGAAGAAATTAAAGATATGATTAAAAGATTTATTGTGGAGGATTAAATGACTAAAGCTGACATTTATATGGTTAAGGAAATTGAAGATATTTTGCGTAATGGATATCTTGATGAAAACCCACGACCAAAATATGCAGATGGAACTCCAGCACATACAAAGTTTATACTGCATCAAATGAGACAGTATGATCTGAGCAAAGGTGAGTTCCCGATTCTCACATTAAGAAAAATTGCATGGAAAAGTGCGATTAAAGAAATTCTGTGGATTTTCCAGAAACAGTCAAATGATTTATCTGTTTTAAATGAAATGGGAGTTCATTACTGGAACGACTGGGACGTTGGGGATGGAACTATTTCATACAGATATGGTCATACTGTTGATAGATATGATATGTTTAGAAAACGTGTTCTGGATGATATTAAAAATGATCCATATGGAAGATATCATATTTGTAACTTATGGCAGGAGGAAGAGTTTAAAGACCGTCCAAAAGGATTGAAACCTTGTGCATACGAAACAATTTGGAGTGTCACTGGAAACAAGTTGAATATGTTTTTAAATCAGAGATCCGGAGATTTACTTGCTGCAAGTGGAGCAGGAGGAATTAATGAAGTTCAGTATGCAGCTTTACTTATGATGGTAGCAAGACATACTGGATATGAGCCTGGAATCTTTACTCATTTTGTTGCCAACGAACAAATTTATGATCGACACGTTGAACAGGCAAAAGAACTACTTTCAAGAGTGGAATCTGTAAAAGATGCGGGTATTATGCCACAACTAATTTTAAACCCAGATAAAAAGGATTTCTATAATATGGATATTGATGATTTTACTATTGTTGACTACAATCCGGTATCTCCACAAATATCACTTGAATTAGGGATTTAGGAGAAAGTATGGTAGCAGCAATAGTAGCGGTTGATATTAACTGGGGTATTGGATATAACAGAGATTTGCTAGTCGATATCCCAGAAGATAAGAAATTCTTTCGAGAAAAAACAAAAGATTCGATAGTTATAATGGGAAGAAAAACATGGGACAGCTTACCAATAAAGCCACTTCCAAATAGAACAAACTATATAATAAGTAGAAATTCTTTTTCGGTTGGTGAAAATTCTCATGTTATAACTTTAGAAGAAGCTATTCAGATTATTAAATCTACGACCAAAGAAGAAAAGGTATTTATTATTGGTGGCGGTGAAATATATAAATTGCTGCTACCATATTGTGATACTGTATACGCAACAAAAATATATAGTAGATATACTGCTGATACATTTTTCACTAATCTGGATAAGCTCAGAAATGAATGGAAAATAACTGAAGTAATGGAAATGGACGATGAAACTTATTCATTATACGATTATCCAATATATCAGTTTGTTACATATAAAAGGAGAAACTAAATGTTAGTAATTGTAGGTGAAAGCGCAAGCGGAAAATCTACTACTGAGAAATGTTTATGTGCATTGTATGGCTATAGAAAAATAGTTTCATATACAACAAGACTTCCTAGAGATGGAGAAGAGGATGGAGTAGATTACCACTTTATATCAATGGAAGATTTTGCAGAAAAACGTAAAATGGGATTTTTTGCAGAAATAGGGGAGTATAATGGTTGGTTTTATGGAACTGCCGTAGAAGATTGCACAAATGATAAGGTAGCAGTATTAACGCCTCATGGAATGCGGCAACTTAAAAATAAGCCGGGCATAGATGTATTTTGCGTATACATCAAAGTTCCAAGAAAAGAACGACTTATAAAGATATTGCAGCGAGGTGACAATATCGAAGAGGCAAAAAGAAGAGATGCAAGTGATGTTGGTCAATTTGACGGTATCGAAGATGAAGCAAATTATATCATTGAAAATTTCGGTTATACTTTTAACGCAGAAGCTATTGCTAAATATATAAATTATGCATATCAAAAGTATAGGGAAGAAAAAAGAAATAAACAAATGACAATATTATGCGATATTGATGAAGTGGCGAACAACTTAATACAAAAGATTCTGATTGAGTACAATAAAAAATACAATGATAATTTAACAATTGAAGATATTACAAGTTGGTATATACAGGATTTCTTAAAGCCAGAATGTAAAAATATATTTGTAGAATTTTGTACTAATGAATTTCTTGCATCGTTAAACGCTCAACCAAAAGCAAAGGAAATAATTGAAAAACTGATGGAAACGTCAGATTTTTATTTTGTTACATCAACCTATCCAGACCATGTGAAAGCAAAAGATGAATGGTTGAAATGTATCTTTCCTGGATATGACAGCAGTATGTTGATTACAAGCCGCAATAAACGTCTTATTCATGGTGATGTGCTTATTGACGATTGTTTAGATAATTTCGTTTTTGAACACTCTAAAAATGCACCAGTTAAATATAACATTATATTCGATAAACCTTGGAATAGAGATGTTCGAGAAGATGGCACAAAAACTTTCCGCGTTCATGGATGGAAAGAAATATACAAATTAATAAGTAAACTGGAGGAAGATTGATTGGTTTACAAGAGAGATGGTAGATCAGAGGTTTTTAAACCCGAAAAAATTCAGAATGCAGTATTAAAGGCATTCTATGAAGTAGATGGTGAGGAAACAGAACGTGCTAAAGAAATAGCAGAACGTATTTCCACAAGTATTAGTGAAATTCAGAGAGATCTTGGAGTGGAAGAAATTCAGGATCTCGTTGAAGAAAAAATCGCACAATTTGATATGGACGTTGCTAGAAAATATATCATTTATAGAAACGACAGATCAAGGATAAGGGAAATGAAAAGCCCTATTCGAATAAAAGCAAGAAATACTTTAAATTCGCAGAATGATGATAGACAGAATGCAAATGTTGATGGAAAGTCATTCGGTGGACGTGTGGGCGCAGTTAACAGTGAAGTGATGAAGCAAATTGCTTTAGATGAATATATGTCGGAAATGTCAAGGACAAATCATTTGAACAATAGAATATACATCCACGACCTTGATAGTTACGCAGCAGGTATGCATAACTGTTTGAGCATACCATTCGACAAATTACTTGCAAATGGATTTAACACAAGACAGACAGATGTTCGTCCTGCTCAGTCTGTAAATACTGCGGGACAATTAATCGCAGTAATATTCCAGTTACAATCTTTACAGCAGTTTGGTGGCGTTTCTGCAACGCATATTGACTGGACGTTAATGCCATATGTAAAAAAATCTTTCAGAAAACACTACATTGTAGCATATTTAAAAAATACAGCAGCATTTTCTCAAATAGACCTTATGGGGATGTTATTTGACAGTTATGAAGATGAAAGTGGAATTATACGAAACCGATTTGAAGATTGGATTGACAAAAACAAAGAAAGATTTTATGAAGAAACTGGATTAAAAGAAGAAGATTTCTTTTTTGCAAATAAAGAAAAACTTGATCCGCTACTTTATCAATCAGCGATGTATGATACAATCCTCGAAACAAAGCAAGCAGTTGAAGCTTTATATCACAATCTCAATACTTTGCAGTCAAGATCTGGGAATCAGTTACCATTTACTTCTATTAACTATGGTACATGTACAGAACCAGAAGGAAGAATGGTAATTAAAGCATTATTAGACGTATCAATATCAGGAATTGGAAAATTGCACAAAACAAGTATTTTCCCTTGTGGTATTTTCCAATTAATGAAAGGCGTAAATAGAAAGCCAGGAGATCCGAACTATGACTTATACAGATTAGCACTTCGATCAACAGCTCAGAGGCTTTATCCAAACTATGCAAATTGTGATTGGTCTGGAAATAAAGGATATGACAAAAATGATCCTAAAACATATTTCTCCACAATGGGATGCAGAACAGCAAACGGAGAAGATATAAATGGATTCGGGCAGATGAAAGATGGACGAGGCAATATTTGCCCAGTAACAATTATTATGCCGACACTCGCAATGGAAGTAAAAGGGGCTTTAGAAATTCCTGATAATGATGGTATGACACAGAATGAAAAGGAATCTAATTTAATCTCGAATTTTATGCTTTTACTTGATAAAAAAATCAACGAAGCAAAAGAAATGTTGATCGAGAGATATTTATGGATATGCAAACAATCCCCGGATTCTGCAAAATTCATGTATGAGAATTACACTATGGAGGGCTACGATGGTAAGAACATCGAATCCGCCATGAAACATGGGACACTTGCTATCGGGCAGCTTGGTCTTGCTGAGACTTTACAGATTCTTGTTGGTTGTAATCATACAACAGAAAAAGGTATGATGCTGGCAAAAAGAATTGAACAGTTATTCAAAGACAGATGTGCTGAGTACAAAAAAGAATATAGTCTAAACTTCGGTGTTTATTACACCCCGGCAGAAAACTTATGTTTCACTGCTATGACTAAATTCAAAGAAAAGTACGGAGAAATTCCAAATGTCTCTGATAAAAAATTCTTCACAAACTCAATGCATGTGCCAGTATGGGAAGAAATGAGTCCATTTGAAAAAATTGACATTGAATCGCAACTTACTGGATATAGTTCTGCTGGTTGTATTACATATGTAGAGCTTGCGTCAAGCATTAAAAACAATATTGATGCACTTGAAGAAATTGTCAACTATGCAATGGATAAAGATATTCCGTACTTCGCAGTAAATGTTCCGAATGATATGTGTACTAATTGTGGGTATACAGATGAAATCGGAGAAGCGTGTCCTATGTGTGGATGTAAAAAGATCAGAAGATTAAGACGTGTGACCGGATATCTTACTGGGGACTATACTGAAGCATTCAACGAGGGCAAACAGCAGGAAGTTGATTTCAGAGTGAAACACTTTAATAATAATCTGGAGGAAAAAGTTAAGAGGAATGAACCTCATTAACGGTGAACAAACCGACTTCAGATATGCCGGAATTGATAAGTTTGACGTAAATAATGGTAATGGTATAGGAGTAACTTTGTTTGTGCAAGGTTGCTCCCACCATTGCAAAGGATGCCACAATCAATCAACATGGAATAAATGTGGGGGATTCCAATTTACACAAGATACATTTGATTACTTATTTGGCATATTATCAAAACCGTCAATTTCGAGGTTCACATTATCTGGTGGAGATCCGCTTGATAACGTGGAGTTTACATATTATTTATGCAAAAAATTCAAATCTTTATATCCAGACAAGCAACTTTGGATATATACAGGATATACATATGAAGCGATAATTCAAAATCCTACATATTTAAAGATATTAGAATTATGCAATGTCTTAGTCGATGGAGAATTTAAGATAGAAGAAAAAGATTTGAGATTGCAGTTTCGTGGAAGTAAAAACCAGCGAATTATAGATGTACAAAAAAGCATAAATGATAATAGAACAGTATTATGGAATAAGAAAGGATAAATACAAATGGCAAAAGTTGTAGCAAAATTTCACAAGGTTTCATACGAACAGTTTAAGAAAGATTTCTTTGATTGTTTTAATAAAAATGTAATAATTACAGATTTTGGAGTTGTTTTAGATGAAAGCGGTTTTGAAACAGGAGTTCGCAAAATCTACGACTCAATTAAGTTGCCGAAACGTGGGACTATTGGTTCGGCAGGATATGATTTCTTTGCACCAGTTAAAATTAAAATTGCCCCTGGACAGACTGTAAAGATTCCTACTGGTATTCGTTGCCGTATCGACAATGATTGGGTATTAAAATGTTATCCTAGAAGTGGGCTGGGCTTTAAATATCGTATGCAGCTCAACAATACAGTAGGTATCATTGATAGTGATTATTTCGGTGCTGATAACGAAGGACATATTATGGCGAAAATTACAAATGACACTAACGAAGGAAAGACCATAGAAATCGAGAGTGGTAAAGGGTTCATGCAGGGAATTTTTGTAGAATACGGTATAACAGAAGATGATGATGCAGATGGTATCAGAACTGGCGGTTTCGGAAGCACAACAAAATAATATTAAATTTGGGTAACTGAAATAGTTACCCTTTTTTATAAAGGACATAAAATATGGAAAAAGAAATTGATAAAAATGAATATAATAAAATATTCGCCGCATTGAAACTAATAGAAGCATTGTTTATTGATGGGAAAATAAAATATCATGTATTTAGAAATATCCTAGATGACTATAAAGATGTTGTTGATTTATCTGAGTTTAAATGCTATACTTGA